CAAAGATAGAAGAATCATATTCCTGCTTGATATTGTTGTAGATACGATACTCAAGTTCTAGTAATAAGTCATCTCTGAAATCGCCATACGCCGCTGTGATACTACCGTCGTGGCCTTGTATGACTTCACGAGGCTCTTGATAGGTATCGTCTATGAAACGCATAGGAGTGTATTTTTTATACAGTCCCATGCTGGTAGGAGTTGGCGGAATGTGACTAGTAGCTGTAGAAACATATTCACGTATTTCGACCAGATCATTTTCTTCAAGAGGCACACTCAATTGTACAAAACCAAAGGTTGAATTAAATGAGTAGTCTCTTGCATTTAAAAGTTGAATGCCGTTTAGATACACATAAACAGCACGTTTGCTGAGACTAGTGAGATCAAATTTTTCGGTGAGTGAAAATGTTTTTATTCCAACATCTTCTACAGTGTATGTTATAGCAGTATAAGCGCCTGCTCCTAACATGTCGCTGTCTGCAAACGGACTCACCGCAGTTTTATTTTTTGCTAGACTGTTAATAACATCATCAACAAAATCTGGTACACTATTATTATAGTCAATTTCTACTGCCCTGGCAGCAAAATTATTTTTAAAATCTGTGTAGGCTTTTTTAACATATTGTATTGATTTGATAACATTGTGTGTTTTATCACACAGAGTCATAATAGCCAGTGGTGCTATACCAGAATGCTTCAGAAAACGTTTGGCGTGTTTTTGATATCCGTCGCTGTCTCTTAGATTGCTGACTCCCGGTATATTACCTGTAACCTCAGAATCAAATTCTACAGCTGAAACAATATGGTCCACAGCCTGGCCTAATGTGAAAGATGTCAGTGCTGTATTAAATGGATTCTTTTCTAGACCTGCTGGTATTTCATAGTAACCTTGATCAGGATCAAGATCTGTAATAACTTTCAGAACTACAGCGTCTTTGGCAGACAGGGTGAGGGGAAACTCAAATATGTTCTCCGTCCTAGTGTACATTCCTGCATACTTTGTGCCGTTTATGTAAATGTTGATTATTGGGTCTGTCTTCAACGCAGACCAGTCTATCGTATCAAAGGTCAACGTATTTGTATCTCTGATTACTAATTGACTATCTACTATAGGTTGCATAAATTCTGAACCAGCTAGTAACCAATTATTAGCATAGACTTCGTCGGGATTAAATTTATAGTATCCGGTAGATATTTTAACACGTTTAGGTGTTCGTATTTCTGTGTATTCTGCGATATCCGAATCCCAGTCGAAATTAAATTCTATATCACCAACATTGTTAATGTTCAAATAACTTAAACTAAAACCCAATTCAGTGTCTATTCTTCCCGACCCTAGCTTATAGCTTATAATTTTTGTGCCGGTAAATGTGCTAGTGGTGTATTTTTCAATATCGCTAAAACTTACACCTGCCGAATCAAATACGTCGAACCGCGGAGCCTGATTCACTGAAGTTTTTGCTTGACTTGGTATCCAATTAGTTCCGTTATAATGAAACATCTTTCCACCGTTTTTAGAACCTCGGCGTACTAACACCCCTTGCCCTAATATACTATCACTATCTTCTGTTTCTACTAGATGTATCTGAGTAGTGTTTATGTGTCGAATAAATTTTACTTCATATATTTTGTTGTTGGTTAATCTATCAGTATCAGCAATAACCAATATCCTAGCACCTTCAAACAAAAACTCTCCATCGACGTTGTAACCTGTGCTGCCTTCAATGCGAGATAATACATCAGTGGTATAATCATCAAGATAATCTACAGTTTGTTTAGCTGCCGATCCGTGATTGAATAACTGCAGATTAGCTGAAAATTCTATAATAGGTCGTTTAGCTCTAGTAGATTCTTCTGCAGGAAAATCTTCGCCTCGCAGAGTATAAGCTGTTTCTAATACACTTCTATGGAACCAACGATTATACCTTGACCAAGGATTAGAATCAATACTGTCTCTAGCTATAGTGATGTAATCTTTAAAGGTAGGATATGCGGTGGCATCATCAAAGGGTTCTGTGTCAAAGCCTGCGTTATCAAATAATACTTCAGGTACTGTGGCTGTTAATACTGGAACTATAAGGTCAGAGAATTTTGTCAATGTTATAGCTTTTCCAACTCCTTCAACCACCCATGTTTCCTGACTATATTTTTCTGGGATAACGGTACCTTGAAATTTGACAACCATTCCATTGCTTAGTGTAATGCCAGTACTGCTAGTATATTCACTCTTGCCAACCATGTCTTTATCTACATTGAGATATGTATTAGATTCAATATCAGCTATAACAAATCTACCAAAGGTATCAGGAGTAATTAATCCCTGATAATATAATGTATCAGGAGCATCGTACGGAACAGTAAAAGTCACTGTGCCATTTTCAGTGCCGTTGTTGATTACACCTTTTTTGTATTCTAAGGCGGAACCGGATGCGGCTGGTTCGAGATATTCCCAATCTTCACTATCTAATGTGATAGAACTACCGTCTGCGGGATTTATGTCTCGGCGTGCTCTATATAGTTTAGAATCATATACTGCTAGATTGCCTGCAAGATATGGATGATTAGGTTTGAATATCAAACTTCCTGTATCATAATTCGTACGAATACTAAATCCTTCACCAGGAGCATTAACTTTAAATTTATATGTCTGTCCTCGATATAATGTTAGAGTAGGATTATTGGTATAGGCATCTGGAGTAAACACAAAACTGTTTGCAGTTGTACTCAATACTACTTTATATGTACTGTTGACTGTGGCGCTTTGTCCATATATTGAGACACTAGGCGGACCGCTGGGCACCCAATAATATTCGCGATAATTGATGAACTTGTCCCAGGCAATAGGCGGATTCCAGGCATAGTGCTCCTGGCTAGTAAGTTTGTCGTCACGTTCATCTGTGTTACCAAAGAATTTTAATTGATTTTTAAAATCAATGTAATCATAGAAATTTTCAATCTTATCCTGATTTCGATATATCACTCCGGGTTCTAACTGATAAGCACTTCTTAATGTAGCATCTGTATCTAGATATAGATCGTTACCATTATAAGTTTTGCCAAACCTTCGACCAACATATCCTGTAATTTTATCCAATAATCCTGGTTGTACTAAAGGATCTACTACGCCTGCAAGAAATTTATCGTTAGCTTCTGTCTGAAAAACTTTCGGTAGAAGTTCTACTGATTTTCTTATAGGTAGTTTACTGAAAGGGAAAAATTTATCTGACATGTTAATAGGTAGTAGATACCACACTGGTTATAGCAGAACCAACTTCAGCTGCTGTGATAGCTGTGACTATCTCAACATCTGTGACGGTGGCTCCACTGATTAGGATTTCATCCGATCTGCTCTGTATCTCAAACAGGCTTCCGAATGATTGACCACTTTGTTTTGGACATATAACTATGTTACTGATATCGGGTGCTGTAGAATTTAGTATGTAGGTAGTAAGTTCACCCATATAAAATCTATCACCGAAATCCCAATTGCTAATGTCGAAGAATGTGTTTATTGCTGAGATAACTCGAACTTTAAGATCGTTATCATTAATAGATTGTCCAGGATTTTTAACCACTTTAAATATGGCTTGTAATTTAGGATCTGCTTTTGAACCAAACAACACCTTGTATTTTACTGTATGATAAATGATTTCGTCACTGATAGATTTAATCGCAGATAGGTTAGCTCCAAACGTTGTTCTTAAACTGTCTGTGCTGGGAGGTTCTGGTGCGGTATCGGTACCGCCTGCAAGATATATTCTATATGATTCATCATAAGATCTAGTCAATAAAAACACGTCAATGATATTGCTAGAGCTAGGATCTATTCTGCGATCCACACTGGCATTATGGATATACTGAAATTTTAGATTCCTTCGACCAATGTTAGCTCTGTATGATCTATCAAGATCAAATGTATTTGTGCTTCGGTTCACTGTTTTAACAACATCTTCGTCGATGGTATAAAAATAGATCAATTGCCCGTCGGGATAAGTTGTTGCATCAGTGAAATCAATCACCGATTCTTTTTCTCGAATTAATATTAGATTATCTGAGTTATCCACTAACTGATAATCAGTTGTGCCGTATTGATCTACGGTTTCCTTAAAAAACAAATAATTTAACGCTGTGTCTGCGCCAACTATCTGTTCAAATGAATCCGGATTATCTATAACTCCGTCGTCGTCACTGTCTTGAAAACTTAATTTTATTTCCGTAGTGCTTTCATATCCATCATCAAATTTAATAGTGTCGCTGATTTCAAAGGGCACGTCTTGCCGTAATTCTGTGATAAACCCGCTGTCGGTATTGATCCCAAGTACCTTGACCTGATCTTTTACCACAGCACCTAATTGGTCATTATAACGTTTTTCGTTGGTATCAAAATAAAAACGATTCTGCATAACGCTGCCAAAAACATAACTAAGTCGTCTTATTCTAACTACATATCTATCGGCTTCTTTAACAAAGGCTACTAACCATGAACTATCTGCATTTGTGTTAGTTACGTCTCCTGATTTTCCTAGACTAAAATCGCTGATTAAGTTAATATTAGTAGCGGTAACAATCTTCCAGGTCGACGAAACCGATTCATATCTCAATCCAAAATTTAAATTCTGAGAGCATTGATTAACTATTTCTGTTTCTAACGCAGCATCTAAATCATTAATAAATCGAGGCACAATGCGATTTGCCACTGCACCTGTAGGCACAGCGTCACTAAATGTTACCGCCCCTAGTCCGTTGGTCAGCACACCTCTACCAGCATTAGTTCCGTCGCCTACCACAGACACTACTTTAGTCCAAAGCCTATCACGTTGCTCTGGATCTTGAGCATTGATAGCTACTAATGTACCTTTTTTAAATGCTAGTCCGGCAGGTGCTGTAAATTTAATTAATGCTCCGCTGAGCAGATATTTCAAACTAGAAGTAGAATACGTACCTACTTTTAACAGTGAGTTATCCACCACATTCTTGAAATAGCCGGTAGGGGTTGTAGAAGTAATGCTTTGCCATACCGTGTTATTATCTGTGAAAAGAATACGATCAAATTTTGTAAAATAAAAATTATAAACATCTGCGTCTGTAAATTTTGGTTCTACATTTTGCCGAAGAAAATTAATTACATCGACTCTATTGTTGAATCTAAATCCAAGAGTTTCTTCACTTTCTTGTTTATAGATATATCCATCATCACAAAACACATTGATACTTGAATATTTTCCAGATGCATCAATGATATCAAAATTTCTACTAATACCGCTAGATGTTCTGTTAATGGATTTAATCTTGACTATATTTTGGCTGCTACTTAACGGTGCAAGATTATAATCTTCGGCAGTAATCATACGATTCTGCGTGTAATAAACTGCAGGAGCATTGGTTCTCACCGAATCTATACTTTCAGTTGCAGCTGAGTTCGCTACTGTAGACTGAAGAGCCAGTCCTACTGTTAAGGTATGCTCTACTCCTGATTTATTAAAATAACTAATACTAATATTAATTCCTCTAAGTTCGTTGGGACTGATGGTGTAAGATAATCCGTTACTAGTTCTATAAAACACTCTGAAAGAACCTTGTGGTAGATTACCATATACTCCGTCAGCAAAAACTAGATCAACGGTATCATTTTCTTTAGTATTAACCGCATATATGTTTCTAATGTTTTGTTCTACGCTATTATAGGCAATATTGTTACCTACCAGCGTACTAACTTTAGTCCACTCCTCTAATTGTGCTCCTGCACTGTTTAATGAAAATAACCACACATCATCGTTGTTAATGTCGGCTGTATCGATAGCGATTTTTTCGTTAGGAGTTGGCACCCCTATACCAAAATCAGCTAGGGCTAGTGTGCCCTGTTTGAACATCAGGAAAAATCCGGTGTTGGGACTAGCAGGTCCTGTGCCATCATTTCTATATACAAATCCTAATTGATTGCCAGGCACCGGAGGTTCTTCATAGATATTTTCACTGTTCTTAAATGCGGTGGAAACTAATTCAAACAGCATGCCTCTAGCAGCTACAGTCTTGCTGAAAGAATAGATTGGCACATCTGTGCTGGTAGTTCTAAATCTATATTGTTCTGTAGGTATACCTTGTATGGTCGCTGAACCCTGGCTGCGACCAAATTCTGTGTTGTCGGCCATTGCTGAATTTAAAACTAAAATAAATTGCTCAAGCCAATTGGTGTTTGTTGGATCATTCCAGCTGACTATCTGTTGTGCGAGATTACGTCCGTTACTGTCTACAATATCTTCTGTAGTAGTCACCGAAGTAAATTTTAACAGTCCTTTAGCAGCAACGTTTCTCTTGGCGTTATAACTAAGCATTCGAGCAATTCGCAACACGCTTTCTTTGGTCTCAGCTAGTTCGATAAAATTCTCTCTGCTGGCCAAATCAATGCGAAATGCTAGACTCTGGCCTAAAAATGCCACGGCATCAATTAGTGCTAGATATTCAGATGACTCAATATAGTCGTTGAAATCTTCTGGATAATTTTCTCGCAGATAAGTGATTATAACCCTGCGTAGATTTTCGAAGTCATAACTTTTGAAATCAGCGTTTCTAAATGTCTGATAGATTCTAGTCCAGTCTTGGTTTAGAATTAGATTATTTTGTCTACTTGTAGTGGTCATTTCGAGTCCCTATGCCAATATTTATTATAAAATAAAGTGGTCATATTATGATATTATTAGTTTTATCAAAATCAAAAGACATGCGTTCATTGACGTTGAAAGGAATGTACACTATGTCAGCCTGTATGCGAATTCCTTGATCCGTGCTGTCTATAGTCACAGTGTTCACTGAGATCCTTGGATCGTAATTTATTATGGCTTCAACATCTTTGGCGATAATCTGCTTGACATCTTCTGTGAAATTTTCAAAAAGCATATCCCATATCACTGTGCCAAAATCTGGATTTTCTAATTTTTCTCCTTTACGGATATAGAAATGATTAATCAAATCCTGCTTGACTAAATCAATATCATAGAGTTTGTAATTTTTTGAACTCTGTTGACTACTAAATCCCTTGTACAAAAAAACTCCCAGATTTTTTTCTGTTGTAACAGCGGTATTATTAGCTACTGTTTTTTGATTATAAAGTTTATTTGCCATATTATGCGTCCCTATCTGTGTTATCAGGAGTTAGTTGCGCAGGAGCCAGATGTTCATGCAAAGGCCAGGGTTCGTGCATAGGAATTCTTTTCATAAAACTCTGAACTATTCCTGATTGATATCTCTTGTCCCAGCCTGCGGTGGTGCTGGTTGCTACGTTATCTCTGAGATCATAAGGTCTTACAAAGTCTGCTACCTCGGCAGTTTCCGAATTGTTAGGTCCATTGAGATTAATTTTTGTGCCGTTCATCTTTAACTCTGACGCAGACCCTACACTAATATCACCAGTAGCCGACACCTTAAGTTCTGTGTTGGTAGCAATATCCATGTCGTTGTTGGCTGATATCTTTAGTTTGGCTCCTACTAGAATATCACAGTTAGCCCCCACGGTGAGCTTGGCATCGTTGTTGATCAGGAACTCCATGTCGGTGGCAATTTCTGCATGCCATTTGCCTGATTCTGTTCTAAAATTCATGTTGCGGCCAGCTTCAAAATTGATGTCTCTGTCGGCACGTATGTTAAGATCAGTAGCTGTGTGTATGCTGACACTGTCTTGTGCATAGATATCTATCTTACCATTGCTGGTCATTTCAATCCAGGCAGTGCCTCTAGCATTGCCTATGTAGATTAGATCTTCTGAATTGTGCAGCAGTATCTGATGACCAGTTCTAGTTCTGACTCTGAAATATTCATTGTAAGGAACTGTGGCTTCTCCCTGTGAAATTCTACGCTGAACTTCTGGATCTAAAAGGTCAACATATTTCACAGGTCCTTCTGCGGCTGTTTTTTCTCTGTGATAACGATCGTCGCCGTCGTCCATGACTAGCTGTGTGCCACCTAATCTGCTGATAGGTAGTGGTGCAGACTTGCTGTCTTTTTTTCCTATCACTGCTTTTTTAGCATTAGTTCTGCGATCTACTGGACCAGGAGTTGAGATACCAAACACCATACCCGGTAGTTCTCTTCTAGGTGATGACGAACTTGTTCCACGAACATCATCTTCTAGTAACCCTTGCTCTAAAAATCTATCGGCAATAGGATGTACAACTCTAGGAATTTTTTCTGGATCTATTTCTTGCTTCTCACCGTTGATACGTTTGTTTATTTCTGCTACAGGTAATGGCTGTTTAGTGTTACCGTACCTAGCTTTATCTTCTGCATCTAATGCATTTATTTTAGATCCTGCAATAGCCGGAACCATGTTATTAATATAACGGCCAGGAACACACGCAAACCAATAGCCCTGTCCAGGATCGCCATCCACAAAAAGCACTAACACGTTAACACCGACATCTGGAGGCACGAACCACATGCCGTAGCTCTTCTGTGTGTCATTGAATCCATCGATGGTAGAACTAGTACCATCATTCTTGCCCATATATTCAAACCCTGTGTAACCAAAGAAGGGAGGAGCATATTTTACTATATGTAATTGACTGTCATCTCCAGGGTCATTACCTTGATCTTTAAGTAATGTCACTTCCAACGATCCCATGAAAGTTGGATCAAGATGACTGATCACCCTTGCAAGATATATACCTTGGGTGAGACCTCCTGACTTTCCTTCTCCTTCAGCTGAGGGACGACCTAATTCTGCCATGTGTTATCCTTGTCCTAAATCTCTATAATATCTAAAACCTGTTCTAGTCGGTGCTTGATTAGAAGTTGTTCTAGTCGATACTGTGCTTTCTGTTGATGTTGAACTGGTGTTAGAAGCTAGTTGTGTAGTGGGGTCCCCATCATCTATAGGGCTAGTACTTGGAGCTTCCTGTTCTTTAATGTCAATAGCCCCAGCATCGGTAGGAGTTACTGTGCCCGACCGGTCTTCATCAGTTACTTCTGGTCCTTGGGGGCCTGGCATCCTAATACATTTGAGTTTTTGTTTCCATTGTCCATCAGAAAAAGTGTTTTCACACATCACGACTCGGTATATGCCGCCGAACGGACTTTCTTTACCGGCCTGTGAAAAATCATACAATCCAGTTGTTTCATTAATATCGGTGGGAGTTCGAAATGTTAGATAGATGTAAACATTGCCACTTTCATAGTTCATGGTTCCGTCGTTGGTAATTTGGCTGTTAGGTGATGGAGCGTCTGAAAAATAATTAGCTATTCCGCTGTCTACAAGCCAGTAAGGATCTCCGAGTATTTCGAGATTTACGGTAACTAAATCGGCACTGTTACCGCTGAGAAAGGCCTGTTGAAAAGTTTCTGCTATGTTCTGTTCTACTGTCTTATCTGAATTACCGCCCTTGTAACCCTTTAACAATTTAGGATCTCGTTTAGGTCTAGCTCTACCTAATTGTGCTGCCTGTGAAGATAGCGCACTACCCTGCCCTGTGCCTGTGTTTGCATTGGTTCTTTCCGCTGGTTTCTGGTCTTGATTAGCAGTTTTTGATCCGCTCTTTTCCGCCGAGGGATTAGCCCCTGTGTAAAATAAATTGTTAATTTCTATATCGAATCGCGTTACATCAACATTTTGACCGGTGTAGATATATTGATATTCTTTCACTACCGATTTCATTAATTCATGATATCCCACAGGTGCAGAACTAGGATTAGCAAATATAGATTGATGTATAAAGTAGGGCACTACTCTATAAGTAATTTTTTTAGCGTAATCTCCTATTAACGGATCATATTCTAAAAGTTCTATCTGTGCATCTAGTTTAAACCATTTGATATATCCTTCTGGAGTAGTTTTTTCGTTAATGGCATTAAATGCATATTTAGAACTCAACACTATCTGATTAATAATAGAAGTCAGTGACTGTCCCTGCCCAAATTGAAAAGCTCGTTGCTTAGGATCTATAGTCATCCCATCTCTTTTCACTAGTCCTGTTTTTTCATCTATACTGTCTCCAGCTCGTTTAAAAATATTGGCGCCGCCTCTCAATTGATCGAAGCCGAGACTAGACCTTCCTATTTCATTAATCGGCAAGTTTGACACATCTGCTTCTACACTAACTCCAGAATCAAACAACTCAATGTCTCCCTCGTTTTCTTCTTCGACAGGATCTACTGTAGCTGAATTTCTCTTTTCTTTTTTTCCTGCAGAAGAATACCAAGTGCTACTGGTTTGAGGAAATTGTATAACATATCTATCAGGATAAGCAATACGCTCTGTTTCTTTTAATTTTTGTTCGTTACGATTTAATACCGCTGTCAACCCGTCTGGACTGGTCTGTAAAACTTCAGCTACTACACCTTGTCCTTTAATATCTCCGGCTATTTTTAAATCGTTATAGGTTGTATTAATAGCATCTGAAAATGCCTGATGATTATATGGAATGCCTTCTACTTTATAGTTAGAACCCGCTTCAGTAACTGTAAATTTCATAGAAACCAACTTCATCACAAAGAATTTTGGTCTGATTGAACTTATAGGTACTCCCAGTTCGTCGAACCCTTTGATATCCATTCTTAGAACATACGGACAGTTGTCAAGGTAACTGAGATATCCAGCCTTTATTGCAGCATTCTGCATGCTCTGTAACAACAGTCCCATAGATTGAGGTTCTATAATTTCAAAACTAAATTTTATGGCATTACTGTTTCCAGTTTTTTCATTGGCTCCGATAATGCTGTTCATAACAAAATTATTAATAAAATATTCCGGAGCTCCGAATGCAGTGTTCACACGTTGGTCATCAAATCTTCCACCGGAACTAAACACAATATTTTTCAGTTCACTGGTACTATTTCTATATGATGCTGGATCATTAAACTGCTGAGGAGTCAATGCGGCCAGCGTCCATAATATGGTGCTGGTGGCAAACTCTTCCATAGGATTAGGAGTTAAAGATGGTAAATTTTTTGTTGCAGCTGAAGATAATTTTTTTGGATCGGCTGCTATACTGCTTTTACCGTCCTGAATAGGATTGGTTGCTCTCGCAATCAAATTTTCTGTGGAGCGAAACACTGAATTTATATTAAAGCCAGCAGCAGTATCAAACGGGATTACAGAAGTTCCGTCTGGTTTTTTAATTTCTAAAATTCTTCCTAGTTCTCTTAAAGCCATATCACACTCCTAGAAACTTTGATAGATTACTTTTCTTAGGCAGATATATGGCTGTGCCTGGTCTGAAATCATAGATAGGATCTTTTATCACTGACATATTTCTTTGCACAAATACCCACCATAATTTAGGATCTCCATAAAGATCATAGGCTAATAAATCCGGTCTGTTACGATATTGATTTTCAATCACATATCTAACATCGTCTGCTTCAGAAGGCACCGGACGAATATCTAACAGTTCCAGATAAAAATTATTTTGTTGAGTGTTGGCCCACGGACTTGCTTTAGAATATTTTGCCATTAGATATATCCTACTCGACCTTTTTCTCCTGCAAGACTACCACGTGAATAATCTTGGAGACTGAATTTACGCATTCTAGCTCTGGTATATACTGGCGATACTGTCACTGAAATTGTGCTGAGGACCGGTACCCATGTAGTAGATCCAAATTCCTCACATTTAACATAATTAACATCATCCTTGAGGTCTACTGAAAAACTTTTTATAATCACTGGTGTATTGTTAAACACACTGGCTCCATAGCCTTTGAGGATACAAATAATCGGAGGATTACCAGCTAGTTCTCCTTGACCGAAAAACATTTTAGTTGCTGTTTTGAAAAAGGTAGTAGCAGCTATCCAATATGCCGCATCGCTGGCTGTTTCGCACGAAAACTCTCCAGAGATCTGTATGTCATCTACCATGCTGCCTTTATAGGCATAGTTGGTGTAGTTATTGTGTGTTGTATTAATTGGTGTATACTCCGCCTTGGTGGCCACTGTGATACTAGGTAGGTATGGCCATACCACTCCGCCTGTGAGTTTCAATCTTTCAAATATAGGACTATCAAAAATATTCCATTGACAATCTATTCTTACACGCCAATCATTTTTCGAAGAAACATTTAATTTTATTGGTTCTCCGTTTTTACTAAACACATCCGCTCCCTTTGGAAGATTGGCTCCTCTCTTTAAGCTAAGTATATTGTTAAGCATACCGGCAGCTGCACTAATTTGTCCTGCAGCTTTCAGCAGACCCCCAGCAAGGCTGCCGCCTGTTAATTTGTTTATAGTACCGGAGATATCTGCCGCAATGTTACTGGTTGAGCCTGCCACTGATTGCAATGAACCTATTGCACCACTAAATTTACTTTTAGCAGCATCAGCGAATCCTCCAAGCCCTGTTTCAGCACCCGAGGCACCTAAAGATGCCTGCAACTGGGAGATTCCTTGTTTTACATTACCGGTAAATCCGTTAAGGCCCGATCCTATCTCTCCAGATGCTTTAGAAATCTTGTCGTCTAATTCAGCTTTGGCCTGTGCAAAATTTCCAGGTAATTGGGCCGCGTCAGCTTCCTGGGTTTGTTGTATTCTAGAAGAAACCCCTGCTACTAGACTTGCGAAAGGGTTAACCGGGGGACCACTAGAACTGTTGCCAAATCCAAATGATGCGGTCAATGATTCATTTAGCTTGCGGTTGTTGGCCACTTGCTCTGCAGTGATGCCCTCGGGATCACCGCTGGCAGCATTTATTCTTGCGGCTTCTTCTGCAGGGGTTTCAGGATAGGTTTTTCTCGCCATTTTGAACAGATTTCCTTGTTATAGACTATTTATTATTAGGAAAATATGCTATTATATTACTAACCACGGAGACATATAATCAATGACAGTGCCCAAGATCAAGTATTTGACCAACAAAGACCTACTGAAAGAAATACACCTTAGTAAAAATACCTATTGCAGCTACCTCAAACCAGAATATGGATTCTATGATCTCATAGTACCTAATCTAGCTAAAATCAACATAAGAACCATAGCAGAGGCTAAAAGAAATTGTGCAGCTAGACTCAGCAAACAGGCACACGAAGCAGCGGTAATAACCGGAGGTAAAAAACTACCTGCTAAAGAATTTGAAGTAGATTACAAAAAGATGCGCAAGGAAGATCTCATATTCCGTGTGATGACCTTTGAACATATACCGTTGGCTCCGGGTCGCAAAAAGACGTTGAAGAACACCGCGGACAGTCATGACAAAGTTAATTTTCCTCCATTCCAACATTGGAAGTTCGATGACAAAGGTAATATCAGTTGTGTTGGCAAGAGCCACTGGAAAGGTGATCTCGAGCACGGTGAATTCTCTAAGGATCACGGTCAGATGACCAACGATCTCGCTCGCATGTTTATCAAGCTCTGTGAACGCTATGCTACCAGAGGCAACGTTCGAGGCTATACCTACAATGACGAAATGCGTGGGCAGGCCATCTTACAACTCACTCAGATAGGACTACAGTTCGATGAATCCAAATCCGATAATCCTTTCGCTTATTATACCGCTGCTGTTACTAATTCATTCGTGCGAATCATCAACATTGAAAAACGCAACCAAAACATTCGAGACGACATTCTTGAAATGAACGGCATGAATCCTTCATGGACCAGACAGAACAGCGGCAGCGGCCCTGTGATATCCTCCGGGCCAGTCTCAGACGGCGGCGATTGGGATTGATCTCTAATCGCAAAGGTCGTACAATATATCTATGAATCTATTCAAAAAGGTAGCCTGTTTCACAGACATACATTTTGGTCTCAAGAGTGGTAGCCGAACCCATAATACCGATTGCGAAGAATTCGTCAAGTGGTTCTGCGAAGAGGCAAAAAAAGAAAATTGTGAAAGTTGTGTGTTTTTAGGTGATTGGCATAACAATCGTTCGACCACAGATGTCTCCACGATGAACTACACCGTGTCAAACTTAGAACGCTTGAGCAAGAGTTTCGACACCGTGTATTTCATCTTAGGCAATCACGATCTGTTCTACAAAGACAAGCGTGAGATCAACTCCATAGAGTTTATGCGCCTGTTTCCTAACATCGTTCCTATCAAAGATACATTCACAGACGGCGATGTCACTATCATGCCTTGGCTGGTAGGGGATGAATGGCAGGCTGTGCCTAAGATCAAGAGCCGTTACATATTCGGTCACTTAGAATTGCCCAGCTTCTACATGAACGCCATGGTGCAGATGCCCGATCACGGACAATTACAGAGCACACACTTCCAGAATCAGGAATGTGTGTTCTCCGGGCACTTCCATAAACGGCAGACTGGACGCAATATCACTTACATAGGCAATGCTTTTCCGCACAACTATGCGGACGCCGGAGATGATGAGCGAGGAATGATGATCCTCGAGTGGGGCAAGGCTCCTGTGTATAAGACCTGGCCCGATCAGCCTACCTACAGATTGTTCAAGCTGAGTCAGATCATCGACACCCCAGAAAAACTGCTGCGGCCTAAGATGCACTGTCGCGTGACCATTGATTTACCTATCACATTCGAAGAAGCTAACTTTATCAAAGAAAAGTTCATGCCTGAATATGATCTCAGAGAACTGATGCTGATACCTGAAAAGGTAGAAGTAGACGCTACTTCTGCACCAATCGACATCAATTTTGAAAGTGTAGATACCATAGTGATGAATCAGATCAATGCCATTGACAGCGATACCTTTGACAAGAGCCTGCTGTTGGAGATATACAACGACCTATGATTAAAATCAAGAATCTAACTGTGCGTAACTTCATGAGTGTGGGCGCACAGACTCAAGCCATCGACTTTGATCGCGGACAGCTCACACTGGTCTTAGGTGAAAACTTAGATCTAGGAGGTGACGACTCTGGTGCAAGAAATGGCACAGGCAAAACCACTATCATCAATGGTCTCAGCTACGGCATCTACGGACAGGCCTTGACCAATATCAAACGTGATAATCTAATCAATAAGATCAACGGCAAGGGCATGCTGGTCACTGTGACCTTTGATGTAGACGGTGTTGAATATCACATCGAACGGGGTCGCAAACCCAACATACTGAAATTCAGTGTCAATGGTGAAGAACAGCAGCTCACAGATCTAGACGAATCGCAAGGTGACAGCAGAGAAACACAGAAAAGCATCGAAGAACGATTCTGCATGAGCCACGACATGTTCAAGCATCTAGTGGCTCTAAACACCTACACAGAACCGTTCTTGGCGCAGAAGGCAGCAGAACAACGTGCTATCATCGAACAGTTGTTAGGTATCACATTGTTAAGTGAAAAAGCAGATGCTCTCAAGGAACAGATCAAGCTGACCAAAGACAGTATCAGCACTGAAACTACTCGTGTAGAAACTGTTAAAGCCAGCAACGAGCGCATACAGCAGAGCATCACTGCCCTAGAGCGTAAGCAGAACATGTGGGAAGAAGCCAAGGAAAAAAATCTCGAAAATATTCTCAAGAGCATCGATCATCTAAGTCACATCGACATCGAACAAGAAGTGGCTGCACACAAGGCTCTGGCTGTGTATAATCAACTGCGCAAAGACATCAACGAAGTCACTGCTCAATTGAATCGTGCTAGGCTAGATCAAAGCAGAGAAGAAAAACTGCGTGATCGATTAGCAGCAGAAATCGCTACTCTAGAACGGCATCTCTGTCATGCCTGTGGTCAAGAATTTCATGATGCCAAGCACGACGAAGTTATGGCTGCAAAACGCAAAGATCATGCCGCTGCCTGTGCAGAATATGATCTACAGACTGCGAACATCTCTGCCTATGAATCAGCACTAGTAGATCTTGGTGCACTAGGCGATTGTCCAACAGTGCAGTATGATACCTTGGAAGAGGCGTTAAATCACAAGAACACATTAACCAGTTTAGAAAAAGATCTCGAGATTAAGGCCGCAGATGAAAATCCCTATGATGAACAGATCATCGAGCTCAAAGCCACTGCGGTACAAGAGATCGATTGGAACTACATGAACGAACTAGTGCGTGTCAAAGACCATCAGGAGTTTCTGTACAAATTGCTCACAAACAAAGATAGTTTTGTACGCAAACGCATCATTGATCAGAATCTCGCATTCCTCAATCAACGCCTTACCTACTATCTGGACAAGATCGGACTACCACACACCGTGGAATTCCAAAATGATCTCACTGTGATCATCACCCAACTGGGCCAGGATCTAGATTTTGACAATCTGAGCCGCGGGGAACGCAATAGATTGATACTTTCTCTGAGTTGGGCTTTCCGTGATGTATGGGAGAATCTCTATCACGGCATCAATCTGTTATTCATTGACGAATTAGTGGATTCAGGCATGGATGCTTCAGGAGTAGAATCCAGTATCGCTGTGTTGAAAAAGATGACCCGCGAGCGTGACAAGAATGTATTCTTAATTTCGCACAGAGATGATCTAACCAGTCGTGTGAATCATGTGTTGAAAGTGATCAAAGAGGGAGGGTTCACTAGTTATTCAACAGATATCGAAATAGTATCATGAGCACAGACAGTCATGATCGCATGATTAAAGCGTTCCAAGAATACTTTAAGTGGCAAGAACGGTTTGAATATAAACATTCAGACGAAGCAGGCATTAAGGCACGATATTGGCTATCAGAAATACGCAATGAGGCAAGTACAAGACGAAAAGAAATACAAGAAAAAAGAGAAGAACGGCGAAAAGCCAGAAAAGGCATGAGAGGCAAACCGCTCAACATAACTAAGTGAGTGCTGTGGACGTATCAAAATCAACTAGTAGACGAAATACCAGAAGGCTATATTGGCTTTGTTTATCTCATCACCAATCTACAGACCGGGCAGAAGTACATAGGCAAGAAACTTGCACAGTTCAAACGCACCAAACCACCACTCAAAGGCAAACGACTTAAACGCAGAAGCACAGTAGAAAGCGATTGGCGCGAATATTGGGGTTCATCTGATAGGTTACAAGCAGATGTCCAAGCATTAGGTCCGAATAATTTCACGAGAGAAATACTTTATCTTTGTAAATCTAAGGCAGAGATGTCATATCTAGAGGCTAGAGAGCAGTTTGAACGCAGAGTTTTAGAGTCAGATGACTATTATAATGGCATTATAAACGTCAGAGTTGGCGGCTCAAACACGCTTAGACAGCGTATCGAAGAACATAAAAAGGCAAAATAACAGCGGTTTTTGGCTAGCGCAGGCCTAAATTCGTGCGCTCTAAACCTGGTCAATCGTGGTCGCAGGGACGGAATTCCATGCCGCAGTGGTACTCAACTACTACCCATTTATGGATGAGGATCGCTTAAAACCTGCGATTTAGTTGTTTGAAAAGTATTGTAAGGGTAAAAGGAAGGGAGAAAAACCCTACGTTTACTAAAGTGTTAGCGTATTTTAGTAAACCGCCGTCATATGAAGACGTGGCTCGAGGTACCGGATGACCGCCTCTGTAATGCCATAACGCTATTGTGTGCTTGTCAACTCGGATAATGTACTATCATCGCCCGGCAACGGGCGAAGTGTGGCTGAACAATCTGGATAATGCTAACTTTGCGCTTCGCGCAAAAAATTTTTGCATCTAGCAAAAATTAAAAAGAAAGAAAAGCGATGAGCGTAAGCGAAATCGCAAAAGAGCTTTAGCTCTTTATACAAATAAATAACTATAAATCATTGAGATGACTAAATGCGTTTAACAACACTATCAGATCCTATACTATTACTGGAACAACATCTCCAAAACAGTAGATCAATATTAAAAGAAAGCTGTGAAGGACTCAGTCCGGAACAGTCTAAAATAGTACAAGGTATCTATAATGAATTTTTGCCTTTGATCGAAGCTAGCCTTAGTGCAGATCAGATCAAAGGCATATTCCAACAGATTGAAAAATCTAACATAGAAAGTGGCAGCAGCAGAACCCTAGCAGGCAAAGGTGTTGATGTAGCTAAACAGGCCAACGAAATCATCAACAACGTGGGCAAATGGGTACAGGATACAGCTCCTGTTAAGATGGCTGATCAAAAGTTCGAGCAGCTCAAAGCCAAGGTTGGAGAAAAGTTTCCTGCACTAGATCAGCAGCTAACAGGTCTAGGCACATGGATGAAAGAAAATCCTGGTAAGAGTGCAGCTATCATTGGTGTGTTAACTGCCTTGGCTTCTCTGGCAGGTGGTCCTGTAGGTGGTGCCATAGCTGGTCAGGTTCTGCGTGGTTCTGCAGAATTGATCAAAGGTGAAAAACTAAGCACTGCCGTAGGCAAAGGCATCAAGACAGCGGCATTGGGCTATCTATCAGGCAAGGCCTTTGAAGTATTAGGCAAGTTTGTGGCCGGCATGCGAGCAGATGCCATACCATTTGGTCCTGAAGAGTCGGGACTAGAACAGGTATCTTGGGGTGCAACCAAAACATTGTCCGGTCCTGGCATGGAATGGAAACAGACCACACAGGGATTTAATGTAGTGGTATTTCCTCAAGAGAAAGCAGCCATAGAAGAAGCCATGCGTATGATCAGAGATGGTCAATCTGGTGGCTATGACACATTGGCAAAGATCGCACAGGAAATAAGATCCGCTGACTACAAATCAGCTATCAAAGACATCATGGCAAATGCCAGATCCGATCAACTGGCCAACGACGGACTAATGCAATGGATCAAAGGCATGGCACAGGCTGGACAGGCTCTGAGCCAAGGTGCTGTGGCCGCTGCAGGTGATGCTAAAAATGTTGGCAAAGATCAGAAAGAAAGTTATTATACGCAGACCCGTCCACTCAGCGAAGGTCAGGTCTATATGCTGTTTGATCGTGTGCTCACAGAAGCAGGATTTCTAGACAAGGTCAAAGGTGCTGCGGGCAAAGTTGCTGGTGCAGTTGCTAAGGGTGCTGAATGGGCTGGCAAGCAGGCCACTGAACGAGTAACATCTGCCAAGTTAATGGCTGCATGGAAACTGGAAGGTTCGCCTACAGATTCAGAAGAACTAAAGAAATTTTTACTCAACTATGGCGGTATCGATGCTGGAACCATAGACAAAGTTTACACAGACATGAAACTGCCCACAGGCGCTGCTGATACGGCAGCGATGAGTGACGCAGATTTAGATAAACTGATAGATCAGTTAAATACTAAACAGAAAAAAGAAATCATGAAATATCTGCAGCAACAACTAGGAACAGCATAAAATGAGAATAACAGAAATACTTACCGAATCGCAGTTAGCGCAACTTGATGAAGGTCCTATTGGATCAGCCCTAGGAGCTGTAGGTCGTGGCATAGGCAAAGCCGTAGGAGGCGTTGCCAAAGGTGTCGGAGCTGTAGCAGGCGGAGTAGTCGGTGCTGGTCGAGCATTGAAAAAAGGATTCCAAACTGGTAAAGCTATTGTAGGAGATGACCCAGACCCCAACGCAGGAGCTCCTGGATACACTGCGGCAGCAGCACCAGCAGGCGGAGCAACGGCAGCAGCACCAGCAGCGGCAGCGGCAGCAGCACCAGCAGCGGCAGCAGAGCCTCCACCAACCGCACAAGATATTAATGCACAAGGACCTAAAGGCACAGCGGCCGCTAAACCTCAGACAGGACAAGCCGCAACAGCTCTAGCTAAAACAGACGCTGTCACAGACAAACAAACCGCAACCAAAGCTGGAGAAACTGTATACGCACAGGTCAAAGCCAACATTAATAAACTCGATAAACAAGGTAAGACACGCATACTAAATCTCCTACAGAAAAGCATTCAACAGTCACCAGCGAAACCAGCAGCTAAACCTGCAGCAGGCGCAGCAGCTTTTGGACAGATGGCACAGCAGTTAGCAGGTGGAAAACCTCCAAATACAATGGCCAATGCACCAGTTAGTGCCTCAAATACAGCTAAACCTGGCAATCCGAATCTTGCTGAACCTGCAGCAGCGCCTGCAGCAGACGCGGCACCAACAACTCCGGCGCCCGCAGGACAGGGTGCATTTGCCAATGTGGCCCAACAGTTGGCCAAGCCCGCAGGCAGAGCGCAAGGTGGCGGCAAGGTAGCAGGTCAACTCAGTCAGACACCCGGAGCAGTGAAAAAACGAGCAGCTAGAGCAGCGGCCAAACAACCAGCCGCAGTCACTGCTAGCCTAGTGCATCACGGTAAGAGTCTAAATGAAATATTTGCGCAGAAGCTGGAAGTACACAAGCGCAGGATGTTTGAATCTGCACTTAATAATGGTACTGCCAGCGTGTTTGTAAAATGAAAATTCCTGAAATAGTCATTGAGGCAGAAGGTGATTTTGAAAAATATCGGAATTTGGGTCGTAATCCCTTATCACTGGCGGGACACTTAGCCAAAGAAGTTCCCGATTCTGCTGTATCAGCAGTTGATAAAACTATCAAACTAGGAAAAACTCTTGCGGGTGTTCCATATAAACAGCCTGATAAAAAATCTAAGACTGATCAATCAGCATCACCTGCTCCTAAAAAAACTGCAACCAACAGCATTTTGAATATTGAAAAAACTAAACTAATACTAGATAAGGTTATTAAAGGTGAATCTGCATCACGAGAAGACCTACAGCATATTATGAAACTGCGAAATCAAGTTGATGATTCGCAATTACAAATGACCTTAGATAAAATACAGCGCGGCTCTACACTAGAATTTACAGACCTACGCAGTCTAAAGATATACAGAAACTCACTCTAGAAAAACGGCAATCCTGATTTTTTGGTTGTCTCGAGATTTTCTGCAACAATCTCTCCAATAATTTCTCGTTCTTCCCAACTCATGTGCATGACTTCAGTATAACTGAGTCCTCGCATATACCAACACAATTTCATGCAGTCTTTTTTCAGTGCCTTGCCTTCTTTGTCTAGTAATTCACTTTCTCGTAAAATCTCTGGCAAGGACAGAGTTAAGATTTTACGGCGAAAAAATTTGATTGATCCATAGTAACTGGCAGATTAAACTGTTCGTTACATTCTCCACAGGTTACATTTTGTGCCTTGAATTCAATACGTTCTTTCATCTGTACCACATGATTCTGTATGCGTTGAAAAATATCTTTGGAACAATTAGCGATAAAATCTTTGATCATACCCTTGTCTGATACAGATCCGTCGGGCGTATCTATAGCAGTAATACAATCTGCGATGATATCAACAGTAAGTTCTGTGAGCTTCAAAAAACTAGCACCAAACTTTTCTAGTTTCTGTTCATCGCTGAGAGCATCATCATTGATAACTTGAAAGATACGCTGTTGTTCCATGGACTTTAGCGCAGTTTTAGTAACTTCTTTATAGGTATAAGGTCTAACATGCACAGTTAACGGATCAATAGCAATCTCTTTTTCATAGGTGAAATTGTTAAAAACATCAAACCATGCAGTGAGATCCATGTCGTAGCTGTTTTCAGCATTGCAGTGAGGACAGTTAGTGCCAACTTCCATTTTGTTACCGTACGTAGCTATGCGAATAGCTATCAGTGCAAAGTCTAGATCTAAATTTGGCATTACCCAAGGATTTATAATTGCAGGAATACAACTTTTAATCAATTCAACTGTGCTGGTACCGTTGAGCAAGGCATCGGGAGTTTTGAACAAAAGTTCATCTTTGGCAGTCATGGCATACACTGGATATTGACCATTTTCGCTGACATCTAGACTTCCTGGAGGATAAAATTCTCCTTTGGACGGTAGTTGCACATAGATCTTTGGCTGCCTGTAAAAGCTGGCTAAAGGATTCTTTTTAGGTTGATTTTGGTTCATTTTATCTCCGGTAAATATATAATGCTCACAAGTATTTATATGCGCATTTTACCAGGAAAAAAATAAGTCATGGCAGGTGTATTCATTAACATCCCCGGAGTCGGCAACGTAGAAGCTCAAGGAGCAGCTTCTGAAGCCACGCTGAGAGAACTGCTGGCCGCTATGCGTGGTGGCGGTGGCGGAGGAGCAGGTGGTGGAAGGGGAGCAGGTGGTGGAGGGGGAGCAGGTGGTGGAGGGGGAGCAGGTGGTGGAGGGATGGGCCCGTTAGGACTAGCTGGAGCTGTTGTAGGGAAAGCATTTAACAAACTAGGAATAGTTGCAGGATTTGCCACCGGAGTTGTAGGTAAATTTGCTGGTGGCGCAATGAAAGCCACGGCCGCTACGATTGGAATGGGCGAAGCTGTTACAGGTGCAGTACAGGCTTTATCACAGCTAGATGGCAGTGCTAGTGGTGTAGCTGGTATATTTAAAAACATTCCATTGATTGGTCCGGTGTTTGGTGCTGTGGCAGCAGCGGCTGATGATGTGGTTAAATCATATCAATCTGTATCACAGTCAGGCGCAACATTTGGAGGAAGCATCAGTAAATTTGCAGCTGCCTCTTCTGAAGCTGGAATGACCATGGCAGAGTTCGGATCATTGATTAAATCAAATAGTCAGGCTATGGGAGCATTTGGAACTACCACAGAAGGCGGTGCTGCCAATTTTGCTAGAGTTTCTAAACAGTTAAGAGCTACTGGTAGTGACTTGTACGCTTTGGGATTTTCTACAGCAGAAATAAATCAAGGATTGGCCAGTTATGGTAATTTGATGAAACTGCAAGGTCAGCAAGGCAAAAAATCCAATGCAGAACTAGCACAAGGTGCTAGAAGCTATATGAAAGAACTGGATCTGCTGGCCAAAGCCACAGGCAAAAGTCGTCAGCAGGTAGAAGATCAGATGGCAGCTATGGCCAAAGATGCACAGTTCCAAGCATCTATGTCCGGACTAGGTGAAGGGGTGAGGAAAAGTTTTCTCGCGGTCACAACAGGACTTCCAGATGGTCTACAAGATTTTGCCAAAGACATCATGGCCACTGGCACAGCAACAACAGAAGAAAATCAAAAGCTCATGGCCATGATGCCTCAGAGCGCAGCCATGCTGCAGAGAATGAATCAAAAAATGCAGCGTGGTGAAGCAGTTACTCTAGAAGAACGCAATGCCTTAAACAATCTCATGAAGCAGGAAGGCGGCAAACAACTACAGAGCATAAAAAGTGCAGGCGCTGCTAGTGCAGAACTTTCCGGGACAGTGAATAGACTTGCTGCTACTCAGCAGATTAATGCTAACGCACTTATACAAAGCACTGAAGAACAGAAAAAAGCTGCTGCTGAAACTGATAAAATGAACAAAAAAATGTCAGAGTTTCAGCAGGCTATTGCAGAAGTAAGCAATAACTTTAAGATGTTGTTGGCCAACAGTGGTATCTTAGATGTATTGATACAGGCATTCCAAGGACTGGTAGGACTGGCCAATCAGTATCTAGTTCCTGCATTTAACATTGTCGCATCTGTGGTAATGAAAGTGGCCAATGGTATAGGCATACTGCTGCAACCTGCACTGGATTATCTAGGAGAAAAATTTGGTGCTGATGGTCTAGCAGGCACTGCGCAATTCCTAGACGATGTGTTGAATGCGGTATTTCCGATACTAGCTGCTGGTATGCGAGGAGCTATCATAGCGTTTGACGGACTTTGGAACGGTATACAAGCAGTTATACAACCGTTTAAAGAACTGGTAACAAACATATTTGGAGTATCAGACAGTGCTAGTGGATTTGGAGATATTCTCATCGAAGCAGGAGCATTTGCTGGAGAGGTTTTTCAATATCTAGGTATAGCAGTTGGAGCATTAATTAAAGTTTTTGATTTTATTTTCACACCGGTGATTCATCTATTGGTAGGAGCATTCAAACTAGCTTGGTCAGCTACCAAAAATATCATAGACGGGTTTTCGTCGTTTATGGACATACTACAGGACGTGGGTACATTTTTTGACAGCTTATTTGATGATATTCTATTTGCCATAGGCAAACTTACCAGAGGCCTAGCCGGAATCAAAGAAGAGGAATATAAAGCACGTCAAGAAGAAAGGAAAAAACTACAAGAAGATAGAGATAAAGAAAGAAAAGCTCGAGAAGATAATAAAAAACAAAGTAAAGAAAATGTCGAAAATCAAAAGAAGTTGGCAAAAGAAGATGCTAAGAGATTTCAAGAGAAAAAAGTTTCACACAATCAATTGACTTCGGCAGCCAAACGCGAAGCCGAAGCCAAAGAGGCTGCAGTAAAGGCCCAGGAAAAACTCTTAGACTACTCGGCCGGCCCAGAAGAACTTCTAAAACAGTTCAGCGATAAACAAGGTGGAGCAGTTGAAATAGGCATCAAGAAAGGAGAAATTACCAAAGAGAAAGAAGCAGCAGACAAAGAACTAGCAGCAGCCAAAACTGGTGCAGAAAAGAAAGCTGCTGCTGAAAAAATTGAAGCTGCTGAATCCAAACTAAAAGCTTTGAGTGAAGCTGAAGCATTGGCTAAACAACGCAGCGGCAATGTTCCGCCTGCTGCACCTAGCAGTGCAGACGCTACAAGACGCAGCGGCACTGCTCCGCCTGCTGCATCTAGTAGTGCAGACGCTACAAGAAAAACAATAGAAGCCGATGCAGCAAAGAAAACAGCCGATGAAGCAGCTGCCAAAAAGAAAGCGGAAGATGATGCAGCGGCCAAGAAAAAAGCTGATGAAGATGAAGCCAAAAAGAAAGAAGATGGTGCGAAAAAACCAGAATCTTTAGAATCCCTAATGGCGCAGTTAAATACACATATGGTAAAATTATTAGATTTAACAGCCAAAACTACTACTAACACCTATGCTACCTACGAAGCTGCTAAGAGCCTAAACGGAAATTTATATAAAGCATGAGCTGGAAAAGACACTTTACCCCTGTGAAAATTGACAATTCGGGCGGCTCTATGAGTCCGATCAGCGGCCGCGGCCGCCCTGGTCCGGCTCGTGCCAATTACTCCAGCTTCCTACCAGATGTCTACGCCGGTGCTCCCAATCGAGTAGAACGCTACATGCAGTATGATACCATGGACATGGACTCAGAAGTCAATGCTGCCTTGGACATACTCACTGAATTCTGCACACAAAAAGAAAAAGAAAATCGCACACCGTTTAATACATTTTTCAAAGGTAACCCTACTGCCACTGAAGTCAAGTTGTTGAAAGATAGTCTGCAGAAATGGAGCAAACAACAACAGTTTGAAACTCGTATATTCCGTATTTTCCGCAACGCTCTAAAATATGGTGACTGCTTCTTTGTGAGAGATCCAGAAACCAAAAAGTGGTTGTTTGTTGATGCTGCCAAAGTCACTAAGATCATAGTCAACGAAAGCGAAGGCAAAATACCTGAGCAGTATGTGATCAGAGACATCAACTTCAACTTCAAGGATATGGTGGCTGTGACTCCACATGGTACCACAAACACAGCACCCAGCGGCACTAGTTCGTATACCACAGGTGGTGGCTTTGGCCGAGGCATGGTTGGCGCAGCAGCTCAACCTCCTGGCACGAGATTCAGCAACCAGACCAATGAAGTTACCATAGATGCCAAACATGTGGTACACATTAGTATGAGCGAAGGACTGGACAACAATTATCCTTTCGGCAATTCAATACTAGAATCAGTGTTCAAAGTCTATAAGCAGAAAGAATTGCTGGAAGATGCTATCATTATCTATCGTATACAACGTGCTCCAGAAAGACGTATTTTTTATGTGGACGTGGGCAACATGCCGGCACACATGGCCATGAGCTTTGTTGAGCGTGTGAAAAACGAAATCCAACAGCGCCGTATTCCTTCATCAACAGGCGGTGGCGCCAACGTCATAGACGCTTCATATAATCCATTAAGCGTGAATGAAGATTACTTCTTCCCACAGACTGCAGAAGGTCGTGGATCAAAAGTTGAAACACTACCGGGAGGTACTAATCTAGGCGAAATCACAGACCTGCGTTATTTTACAAACAAGCTATTCCGTGCTCTAAGAATACCTAGCAGTTATTTGCCCACTGCAATTGATGAACAATCAAACACTATATCAGACGGCAAAGTTGGTACTGCTTACATTCAAGAACTTAGATTCAATGAATACTGTAAACGCCTACAATCAATGATCGTAGAAACGTTTGATCTAGAATTTAAACTGTGGCTAAACGCACAAGGCATCAACATAGACAATGGTTTATTTGAATTAAAATTCAATTCACCACAGAACTTTGCTGCTTATCGCCAATCAGAACTTGATACTGCTCGCGCTGCTACATTTAGTCAAGTGATTGCAATCCCACATCTCAGCAAAAGATTTGCCATGAAACGGTTCCTAGGTTTATCAGAAGAAGAAATCAAAGAAAACGAAATGCTATGGAGAGAAGAAAACGGAACGACATTAAAACCAGATCTTGATGCACAGAGTCAGTTGAGAAATGTAGGTGTCACAGCTGGCGGAATGGCCGCAGACGCAGCAGCACAGACCGCAGAAGCACCTGTAGATATGGCAGCTGCTGCAGAAGCAGGCGCAGAAGGTGCAGAAGCAGCACCAGCAGAAGCACCAGTTCAATAATAAATACATTATGCTTCTAAACGAATTTTTTTATTTTAACGAAAAAAACAACGACTTTGCCAATGATCGTAGATACGATGCCGGCAGAGATTCATCAGTTGTGAAGAAAAGTGACACTAGAAAAATACGTTTGACCCTACGGCAGATCAATCAACTGAGACTGCAGGCAGAAGCACACCAAGTAGAATCAGAGTCTGAACTGGGATTTATTAGGCAAATGTATGCAACCCCAGCAGAAGCACCTGCAGAATAATCCGGCATTCGTCATAGGCAACGGCACCAGCAGACTGAAACTAAATCATCTCAGTGTAATGGATCTCGGCATAGTCTATGGCTGCAATGCGCAATACAGAGAGTATGCTCCGCACTATTTGATAGCTGTGGATGTGAAAATGGTGAACGAAATCATAGGTGCAGGCTATCACAAAAAGCATCAGGTTTGGACAAATCCCAACAAAGGTATCAGCACCAAACACAACATCAACTTCTTTTCCCCCCACAAAGGTTGGAGCTCAGGACCCACTGCTCTATGGTTCGCTGCCACGCAGGGTCACAAAGATATCTACATATTTGGCTTTGACTATCAAGGCGACAATGGCAAATTCAACAATGTGTATGCCAACACTCACAACTATAAAAAAAGCTCAGATTCTGCCACTTATTTTGGCAATTGGCTGAGCCAAACTGAAAAAACCATCAAAGAATTTAGGCACGTGAAATTCTTCAGAGTGGCAGATCCCGGTGCTTTCATACCAGATAAACTAGGCCCAACACTGTCAAACCTCAGCCACATCACCTTTGCGGATTTTGACAGAACGTTCCCGGGCACTATATATTCCGATCAAATCAATCAAAAAACTACCATTTAACCCTGGTTTGTAATCTTAGTGTTAAATAACTTACAGCCTTGACCATACAAAGGAGAACATAACATGGCAGACAAAAAACTGTTGCAACAGATGCTTGAGCATCTCGTAAACGACGATCAAGCGAAAGCTGAAGAATTATTTCACGAGTACGTGGTACAGCAATCCCGTGAAATCTACGAATCTTTGATCGACAGCGAAATCGCTGAAGAAGAAGAAAAAGATGAAGATGACGAGGATGTAGAAGAAGCTGCAAAAGATGATGATGCAGAAGACGAAAAAGTCGACGAAGAATTTGAAGACATTGCTATAGAAGCTGATGACGAAGATCCAGATATGGTGGGTGGTGACCCTACAGATGACCTAGAAGGTGATCTAGAAGTGGGTGACGACGACATGGAAGAAAAGTCCGAAGAAGAACTATTCCAGGATCTAGACAGCATCGTTGATGAACTACAGGCCAAATTTGATGAACTCAAAGGTGGCGATGACACGGGTGGCGATGACATGGGCGGCATGGACGACAAGATGAAAGATGATTTTGATCTTGAAACAGTTCGTGAATACGTTGAGAAAGTTACTACACCAAAAGGTGGTGACAACGGCGCTAACACCAAATCCATCGTAGCAGGTAAGAATGACATGGGCGGAACCGCAGCCAATATCCTAGCTGGTGGTGAAAGCAAAAGCGAAGGCACCAAAGGTGGCCTAGCTGCACCGACCCCAAAAGAAGAAAATGCTGGTAACATCAATGTCCCAGGCGGTAAAGCTGGTAGTGCTTTCTCTAAGAAAGAACCCGGACATGGTGCTGAGAAAGCTGGTTCTAAAGAATCCGCTGACAACAAGCAGAGCCTTTTCCGTGGTCGTAGATAATAGGATCAGACGGTGAAGAAACTTACGCTAGCAGAACATTTGAGTTACGATCAGGCTAAGATTGTCTTGGAGAGCGAAGAAGGCAGCGACGGTAAAAAGTCGCTGCATTTAAACGGTATTTGCATTCAAGGAGACATCCGCAATGCAAACCAACGTGTTTATTCTTCTCAAGAAATTGGCAAGGCTGTCAAAACGCTCAACGAGCAGATCGCTGGTGGTTACTCTGTGCTGGGAGAAGTTGATCACCCACAGGATTTGAAAATCAATCTAGATCGTGTTAGTCATATGATTACCAAGATGTGGATGGATGGTCCTAACGGCTACGGAAAACTAAAAATACTTCCAACTCCCATGGGTCAGTTGATTCAGACCATGCTGGAGTCGGGAGTGAAACTAGGCGTCAGTTCCAGAGGTAGTGGAGAAGTTGACGGCGAAGGTAAAGTACAAGGATTTGAGATCATCACAGTAGATGTAGTGGCTCAACCCAGCGCACCTGGCGCTTATCCTACACCAGTGTATGAACACCTAATGAATAACACAGGCGGTTATCAGGCCTATCAAATAGCACAACAAGTCCAAGGCGATCCTAAGGCACAAAAATACCTAGCAGAGAGTCTGAAACGCATAATTTCAGGTCTCAAATAACAAGGAGAATCACATGTTAGATATCGTAAAACAGTTGTTCGAAAACAATGTGATTTCCGAGGAAATCAAATCGGAAATTGAATCCGCTTGGAATAGCAGAATTCAAGAAAACCGTGATGAAGTCACTGCTACACTACGTGAAGAATTTGCACAGAAATACGAACACGACAAAGGCGCTATGGTAGAAGCTGTTGAAGCTATGCTAACAGATCGCCTACAAGCAGAACTAGGCGAGCTTGCAGAAGACCGTCAGGGCCTGATTGAAGCTCGTGCCAAGTATCACAAGAAAATGAAGGACGATGCCAAAGCAATGGAATCATTCGTGCTTCAGAATCTCAAGAAAGAACTTGCAGAACTACACGAAGATCGCAAAGCAGTAGCTGGTAATGTTGAAAAATTAGAATCTTTTATCGTGGATGCACTAGCGAAAGAAATCGCAGAATTCCACACTGACAAGAAAGATTTGGCCGAAACCAAAGTAAAATTGGTTCGTGAAAGCAAGGCCAAGTTTGAACAGATCAAGAAAGATTTCGTAGCACGTTCCGCTAAAATCATCGAAGAAACAGTCGCAAAAGGACTGCGTTCTGAAATGACTCAGCTACGTGAAGACATCGAAGCTGCTCGTAGAAATGACTTTGGTCGCAGGATTTTTGAAAGCTTCGCCAGCGAATACGCTGCCAGTCATCTTAATGAAAAATCTGAGACAGCTAAACTATTAAAAGTAGTTGCGGTCAAAGAAGCAGAATTAGAAGAAGCAGCTAAAGTTGTTGCAGATACACAATCACTAGTAGAAAACAAAGAACGTGAACTACGCATCATCAAAGAAAGCAGCCAACGCAAGGAAGTTATGAGCGAATTGCTAGGCCCGTTGACCGGTGACAAGCGTGAAGTAATGAGCAGTCTACTAGAATCAGTACAGACAGAAAAGCTACGTACAGCTTTCGACAAGTATATCAGTTCAGTGATGAACGGTGCTACCCCGGCGAAGAAAGTACTACATGAAGGCAAAGAAATTACAGGCGACAAAGCACAGGCACAACACAGCAGTGAAGAAAAAACTGCTGAAATATTTGACATCCGCAGGCTTGCGGGACTAAAAGTTTAAGGAGAACTATAATGTCACAATTACTCGAGTCACGCTGGTCGGAAACCAAAGAGGCACTGTTAGAAGGTCTTCAAGGTAACAAGCGTTCAGTAATGGCAACAACTCTAGAAAATACCCGCAAGTATTTGTCAGAGAGTGCTACTGCTGGTGCTACATCCGCCGGTAACGTTGCAACCCTAAATCGTGTGATCCTTCCAGTGATCAGACGTGTGATGCCTACGGTCATCGCTAATGAACTAGTTGGTGTACAGCCACTAACTGGCCCAGTTGGACAGATCCATACTCTAAGAGTTCGCTACTCTGACACCTTCGCAGGTTCTACAGGCGGCGCAACCACAGCTGGTGAAGAAGCACTGAGCCCATTCAAGATCGCTGAAGGTTATTCCGGTGCTACTACCGGTAAACCAGCTAGCACTGCTGCATTAGAAGGTGTTGCTGGTAACAAACTAAGCATCCAGATCTTGAAACAAACAGTCGAAGCTAAGACACGTAAATTGTCAGCTCGCTGGACGTTTGAAGCTGCACAAGATGCACAAGCCCAACAAGGCATTGACATCGAAGCAGAAATCATGGCTGCTCTTGCACAAGAGATCACAGCTGAGATCGATCAAGAAGTTCTACGTAGCTTGGCTACATTGAGCTCTACTGTATTGACCTATGACCAAGCTGCTGTTTCAGGCACAGCTACATTCGTTGGTGACGAGCATGCCGCATTGGCAGTTCAAATCAACCGTGCTGCTAACTTGATCGCTCAGCGTACACGTCGTGGTGCAGGTAACTGGGCAGTTGTATCCCCAACTACATTGACACTGCTACAATCTGCTACTACCAGCGCATTTGCTCGTACAACAGAAGGTACATTCGAAGCACCTACAAACACCAAGTTTGTTGGTACATTGAATTCAGCAATGAAAGTGTATGTGAACACATACGCAGAGAACGACAACGTTCTTGTTGGTTACAAGGGCGGTTCTGAGTCAGACGCAGCAGCATTCTATTGCCCATACATTCCATTGATGAGCAGTGGTGTTGTGTTGGATCCATCAACTTTCGAACCAGTCGTGTCATTCATGACACGTTATGGTTATGTTGAGTTGACAAACACAGCTTCTTCTCTAGGTAACGCAGCTGATTACCTAGCGACTGTTGCTGTAACATCCGCTAACCTACGTTTCGCTTAATACGCAGAACGTTTTGCAAACTTCAAAAAGGCTCTTCGGAGCCTTTTTGTTTGGCTTAAATACCTTGATGCAGGTAACCAGTGATCGAGATTTCCCCCAACTGCGCAGACACATCAATCAATGGCGCATGCGATTCCCTATGTTTGCTCACGATGTTCAACGAATTGAACGTATGGTAGAACAGCACATAGTAGAGTTCAGCAACGCTGGTATACGCTACAGACAAACGCACAGTCGCAGCTATTTGGAAAAAGCACAGCGAGAACTGGATGAGATTAACAGGATCGTTGCCACAGTGGAAAAAATGGAACTGATGAGTCTGCTGAGCCGCGGATAAATAAAGTATCTAAGTAATTATGCGGTACCCACCGCGTAGACCTAGAACGTCAACCTAAAGGAGAAAACAAATGGGACGTCCACTAAGAAAAGATGTAAATGGTGTTGATGTTATCGGTACACCGTCTAGCAACACAGGAATTCAAATTGAAGCATATTTTGGGGGTGCTGCTTATACAGAAGCAACATACAACAATGCAACAAATTATGCCTATATCGTTAAGCAACGGGGAGCAAAAGCTTTCGTTGTAGCTAATCAAGCAGCAGCAACAGCAGTATGCAAATTACAATCGGCAGTACCAGCTGCTAATGGAGAAATGCGTATCCTTGGTTATTTAGACGGCAATGGGCAAACTGAAAGAGCGATTGCAAAAATCACCAAACGTGTGGCCACTGATTTTAACGGTGTTCGTTACAAGTGGTTCCTTGTTAATGATTCTACCAGCGATTATATCCACTTAACCGCAATGTAATAACAGGTAATCTAATGGGACAGTTTCTCAGAGTCAACGGTGACTATAGTATAAAAACAGCAGACGGTGCCAAGATTGTTCTTGACACTGGTCCTGCTGCCGCTGGCGGGTCAGTGAGGGTCACTGGAGATCTCGTAGTTGAAGGTGAAACCTTAACGGTGGCTGCTGAGAATCTTAATGTTTCAGACAACATCATCACATTGAATGACGGTGAAACTGGCGAGGGAGTAACACTGATCTATTCAGGAATTGAAATTGATCGAGGATTCCTAGGTGACTCCAGTGCTGCTCCTGCCGCAAGTTTTTTGTTTGAAGAAACAAACTCTACTTGGTTGCTTGCGAATAACTCTGCACCGGGTCCTTTCAACTATGATGAAAGTAATCTTAGACTGCGCAGGATCTATACCAATCCAACCACAGACGACGGTGACCTCACTCTTATAGGCACAGGCACAGGAGTAGTCAAGGTATTTGGCACAACCACTTATGAAACTCAGGTCACTCACGATGATGATTTGCCTAACAAAAAATACGTAGATGATGCGATTCTAAACAATCCCACATTCCAGATCGTAGCACCACAGAGCCAAGACACCAGAGTCATAATCACAGACAAAGAAATCACTCCTAATCTCGCCGCAACTGCAGGCTCTTTGCAATATTTCAACACAGTAACTGGATATTCAACCAGCGGGGAAAGTGCTGTTTCTGTTATCGTTGATAATGCATTAGTAGGACAGTTCTACAATAATCGTTTAGAAATTTCAGATCTTGAGATCGGCGGAGGCCCAGACAGCAACGAAATTACCACCAAGAACGGCATTACTAACCTCAATATCTACGTAAGAACACAGGGCACAGGTAAATTACAGACCAACTATGCCATACAGCTAGAAAAGACAGGAGCGGTTCCCACCTATGTCTCAGACAACATACTGCTCTACGGTGATACTCCTGGTATAGGCACATCGGGCATATATTTTGTCAATGATTCAGCAGAAGCTGCTAAACAGAACGGAGAATTAATCAGCAAAAACCGCGCATTGGTTTTTAGCATGTTATTTTAAGAGACATCTATGATAAGAAATTATGAAAACCCAGAAAACACAATTTTATTGGTAGATTCTACCAGTGTGACTGTGCCAGTCAAAGTATTCACCAGTTCAACCACAGGTGGTCCTATTGCCGGAGGTGTCACAGGCAGACAAAATGCAGTCACAACCATAGCACTGTGTAACACAGCTGCCCCAAGTACAGCTGATGAAACAACCAATGCAGTCACTGTGAACATCTATGTGGTACGCAGCGGCAAGACCGCAGGCAGCGGCAATTTAATCGTCAGCAATCTCACAGTACCGGCTGGAGAAACTGTGTTTTTCTCAGAAGAAAGACTAGTGTTCGACAGTGGAGATGAGTTGTGGGTTGGCACGTCTGCCGCGGCGAGATTAAGTGTAACCGTGAGTGCATTAGCAGTATGAAGTTCTTAAAGACCAAAGGTATTTCGAAATTCAGTATCAATGATCGCGCATTGATATACTATCCCGATGGAGTAGGACCAGGTAATAGGATCGTGGTAAACGCCAAAGGTGGTATCATGCTGCCCAAAGGAACCACAGCGCAGCGTCCACAGCTGACCAGTGTTCGTCAGCCCACAGACGCTAACGGTACTATAAGATACAACACTTCCACTAACAGCATTGAAGCTTATGTAGGTGGAGCATGGGTAACAGTAGCCAGCGCACTGGCCGCAGCCATCACCAAACAGACTCTGGGTCCCGGAGACGGTGCTTCTACCATCTTCGGTCCTTTGAATACATCATTTGCTGCCAGCTATGCTGCCAGCGCAGACAATGTTATAGTGCTGGTAGAAAATGTCATGCAGATTTCTACCACTAACTTCACCATTAATCAAAATCCTACCAGTTCAGGCACAGGAGCTGAAATCAATGCTACAGCACTGACAGCAGCCAACAACGGAACCAGTTACGTAATAACCGCAGCAGGCAGCACTGACTTCACATTGATTGGCGCGGCTGCCAACACTGTGGGCACGGTGTTTACCAAATCCGGCGGCACAGGTCTAGGCACAGGTAAGGTACGAGAAGCGGGATACTATATCACTTTCACATCAGCTGTGCCAGCATCAGGAGGAGGCGGTAATCCAGTTTACATAACTGTATACTACGGATACGCCAACTAATCATGAGTCAACTGGGGCGCATTGGTGGACAGGTACTCACAGACAACCTGTTACGTGCGGGAGTCAATCTCGCATTTGAAACTGATCTACTTTATCTAGATGTTACCAATAATAGGATAGGTGTTAGGGATTCTACTCCTATCTATGATATAGATGTAAACAGCAACACACGCACCAACGAATTAACTGTGACTACTCAGGCTGCACTGGGTAATCTTCGTATCAATGTTCCCAACACTTTTTCTACCAGCGTAGGCGGCATAGATGTTTATATCAATGGCGGCGGAGAAATATTCCATGACAGAGTTATCACAAATAATCTAGTATTCGATGGTAATCAGATATCTAGCATATCAAATTCAAACATAGTTCTAGACCCCAACGGCTCAGGCACAGTAGAGCTGAGAGCTAACACAGACATCACTGGCAACCTCGCAGTCACAGGCAATATCACAATGTCGGGCGATCTTATCGGACTTGGCACACTGACTCTAGGCGATCAAACCATAGACACAGTAACAGTAAACACAGATTTTACACAGAGCATAATTCCAGGCGATGATGTCACATACGCTCTAGGCGCAGATGCAGGAGATTCAAGTCCACGCCGTTGGGCCGAATTACATTCACCCCAATGGCAATACATAACCACCGGAGCATGGCCAGGAAGCGGACTGGTGACACAAACTGTGACAGTCAGTAATCAAATGACTCTAGACGGAAATATCAATAAAATATCCGCTATCCAATCAAATGAAGATATACTACTGAGTCCGAATACCGGTATCACAGATATCGAAAATATTCAGTGGCAGATCAATGACATCACTAACCTCAGTAACACTGCACTCACTGTGGTAGGCACAGGCATAGGTTACTATCGGTTCGCAGGCACCAACGGTATGGTGATTCCGGCGGGAGACAACTCTCAACGTCGAGCAAGCCCCGAAGTAGGTGAAACTCGCTGGAACACAGATGAGGGATATCTCGAATGTTACGATGGCACCGTATGGGCTGTGAGCACAGGTGGCGGTATCGAGGTTACGGTAGAAATCATGGAAGATCTCGGCCACGTCTATACCCTAATGCTGGGTTAATTTCCAAAACGGCTAAATACTTTTAATTGCTGTAGTTGACCAAACTATCGCAGGATTCGACTGTGGTAAACCGACAAAGAGCGTGAGCTGAAAATCTGGTTAACGGTGAAACACCGGGTTATTTTGGAGAGCTAATGGCTATTGGTCGTATTTCCGGTCAGCTCTTGAAATCCAACTTGCTTCGTGCAGGCGAGAATTTGGCTTTCGAGACAGACTTACTCTATCTGGATGTTGTTAACTCTCGAATCGGGATAAAAACAGCAGCGCCAACTACAGACCTCGATGTCAACGGTCATATTCGCTCAACTAACCTCACAGTAGACACACAATTAAATGTAGGCGATCTACACTTTACTGGTAATACCATAACCAGTGATTCATCAACTATAAACTTTGCAGCGGCCGCAGGTGAAGCCACTGTTTATCACGCAAGACTGCAGATAGATGATCTGCAATTACAGGGCAACACCATATCAACCACTGTGAGCAACAGCTCTATAGAACTGGATCCCAACGGGGCAGGCACAGTAAACATTATTGCCAACACTAACATTACAGGTAATCTAGCTGTTACAGGTGACATCAACGCCACAGGAAATGTGGTCATTGGCGGTAACATACAGATTGGTGATGCACTAACTGATCAGATAGTAATTAATGCCAGTATAAAAAGTGATCTAGTACCTGAAACTGACAATACCTATGATCTAGGTTCTGCCACGTATCGTTGGAGAGCTGTCTACGCCTATAATCTCTACACAGATGCCATCAACGTGCCTGCATTAGACGTGGGCAATTTAATGTTCCGCGATAACGAAATTACCACTAACACAGGACAAGATCTATACATCGACGGCAACGGCACAGGTGGTGTGAGATTAGGAAATTTCCGTATAGTAGACAATGTGATCACCAACATAGTCTCCGGAGCTGTGTCTCAGATAGCACAGACAGGCATTGGTTATTTTAAAATACAGGGCACTAACGGATTTGTGCCTCCGGTAGGTGTAGATGCTAATAGACCAACTGCTTACGCTGTGTTAGGTATGACAAGATTTAATTCAGATTCTGCTGCCTTAGAGATATGGGACGGCGCAGACTGGGCAAGTCCCGCAGGTGCATCGGGAGCCGTTTCTATCGCAGAAGCCAACGACATTGCAGCACAATTAGCATTGACACTAGGATAAACATATGCCAACAGTATTCAAACACGCTCTGGTAACACAAATAGGCACTAGTCCCATAGATGTGGTAGAGATTGGTGCAGGAGTTCGAGCCACAGTTATAGGCTGTAACCTAGCCAATGTCACAGAATACGACACTGTGGTGGTAGACATACAGGTAGTGGGTGTAGATACCACAGCGACCTACTATGTAAAAGGTCTTTCTATTCCTCCAAACACATCAGTGAAAGTGATCACACAAGGTGAAAAATTAATACTGCCTGCAGAAACAGAACTGCGGATGGTCAGTGACACTGCAGACAGTGTTGACGCTACAGTAAGTTACGTTGAGATATCATAAGGATCGATCATGCCAAGCACATATTATTTCGGTACAAGTCCAGATGAAGCACTAGGAGATTCACCTCGATATTGGTATGCTCTGCGTAGGAATCAAGACGGTGAATTATTTTTGCTACGCAGCGATCAGCTCAAGGACAAAGACTCTATCGAACTAAATCTCCCTGGCGATCCTGCAGAAACCTTTGAAGATTTTGAACCCGGAGTTGATTATTTCGAAGGCATAGCAGCGGATCATGAAGTAGAATATGATAATCTAGTATGGACGCAGTATCGTTGGGATAATCGAAACATGCTTTACTACATAGACAGTGAAGGTAGATTAACACAACGTATAAATCAAGGTTATACATATCCCACAGGACATTCAAGTTAAACGGAATAAATTATGGCAGAATTTAAGATAAGCAGGATTAGATACACATGGCACAATGCGTGGTCTACCAACACGGCGTACAATCGTGACGATGTAATTAGATATGGTGGCAGCACATGGATCTGCCAACGACAACACACAGCTTCTTCATTTGCTGCCGATCAAGCATTTTTTGCAAATGAGGGGGATTCTCAACCAACACCAGCGTGGTTAAAGATGACCGATGGCTATGCTTGGAGAAGCGGATGGGCACAGTCTACTTTATATAATCCAGGCGATATCGCCTTGTATGGCGGAGTAATTTATCTATGTGTAACTAGTCACACATCACAACCAACTTTTGATGCAAGCATTTCAAATTGGACTGTGTATCTCAGCGCAGACAATTGGCGTACAGCCTGGTTGCCAAATACCAGATACGGTATAGGTGATGTTGTAAGATACAACGGCACTGTATATCGTTGTATCGTGGGACATACATCATCTAGTACTGCATTGGGTTTAGAAATTGGAAATAACGATACACAAGATGATAGTACCGGAGAATTATGGCAAGAAGTCTATGAAGGAATACAGTATGTCGGTGCCTGGGCCGCAGCTACAAGATACAGAATCAACGATTTAGTCAAATATGGTGGCAGCATACTACGGTGCACCGTGGGACATGTGGCTAGCGGTAACATTGACAACAATAATTTTGTTACAGAATTTCTAGGATTAAACTTCCATCAAGAGTGGAGCAATTCAGTATATTATGCCATCGGTGACGTAGTTCGTCATGGTGGATATCTATATACTGCAAATACAAATAATTATCAACGTAATCCTGCCGCAGATGATACCACACAATGGAATATATTGAGCAAAGCTATAAACTTTGCAGGTACATGGTCAGCTTCTGCTAATTATAAAATTGGAGACCTTGTTCGCCGAGGGGGAAATTTATATATTGCCACTGCAAATACTACCAATGACGGTAGCAGCATCGATTATCTAGATGCAGGCAATTGGGAACTGGTGTCGGTAGCACAAAATTTGCGGGGATCCTGGACGCAAGATTTCACCTACAGTGTAAACGATCTCGTCATTTATCGTGGCAACTTGTATACCTGTAATTTTGAACACCTTGCCACAGATCAGAATTTTCCTGGAGACAACGGCGAAGGATTTTTCTACTGGGATTTAGTTTTGCAGGCAGGTCAAGACGTTGGTATGAGTGCTAGAGGTGACCTATTAACTTATGATCTTAGTCGAACACTGCAAAATGACGGTAGTACATTTGGACCAACTCGTGTACCAGTAGGCGAATCAGACCAATTACTTACTATAAACAGTGAAGGCAGCGTCGATTATGCTTATTGGGGAGATATTGTCAGAGTACGATATGTCAGCTTAGATGGTGTAGACGACGTCACAGACCCAGAACGTGGAACCAGTCAGTTCCTTCCTTGGAGAACAGTTAGATATGCCTGCGAGCAAATGGACGACGGGTTTACAGGAACTACCACTATCAGAGTTGCTGCTGGCGAATATGAAGAAATTATACCTATTATTGTTCCGGCACGAACAGTAGTACTCGGAGCAGAACTAAGAACCACAACTATCAAAGCTAGCGGACCAATACCATCACTGGCACTAGATAGCACATATACTATCGCAGTATTAAACAGAATTTCTAGTATTCTTCCAGCGTTGATTAATGGAACAACATTTACTAAAACGTCAGGAAATCCAGAAGATCCAGTAGCACCGTTTTTATCAACACAGGTAGGAGTTTCATTTCCTACCCCACAATTTGAACAGATATCTCAAAATCCGCCGTTATTTGATATAGACGGTAATGAGCAATTTGTACCCGGAGATGAAATATTTGCTAGTTTCAACACTGTGATTACTCCTCTCACAGTAGATGCTGATACTATAACACGAACACAATTATTAATAACTAACATAGTATCATACATAAATTTCTATATAAACAGTACTGGATCAAATCCAACACTGGTGGGAACAAACACCGCTACAACCACAGCATCTGTTGTTAACGTAGCCACAGCATTAGAGCAAAATAGAGACTTCTTAAAAGAAGAAGCTGTGGCATTCATGCAACTAACATATCCTGCATATGATTTTGACAGCGATTTGTGCAGAAGAGATGTTGATAGATATATAGATGCATGGAAATACGACATAGTATATGTTGGTAATTATAAATCATTATTTGCGGCAAGATATTATAGAAATGCTGTGCTTGGATGTACCGAAGACGAAGACATGTTTTATGTTCGAGACGCCACAGGTATTAGAAATTGCACTCTGAAAGGTCTTGAATCGACTCTGAATCCGCCTGCGGCTTTTGATTTGTATCAAAAACCTGTAGGAGGTGCGTATGTATCTCTAGATCCAGGATGGGGACCAGCTGATAATCGTACATGGATCACCACACGTTCACCGTACATACAAGGTGTGACTACTATAGGCACGGGATGTATAGGACAGAAGATAGACGGTGCTCTGCATAACGGTGGCAACAAATCTATAGTCTCAAACGATTTCACGCAGGTTCTCAGCGATGGTATAGGGGCTTGGGTATTGAACAACGGTCGAGCAGAACTTGTGTCTGTGTTTACCTACTACTGCCATATTGGTTATCTGGCGGAAGATGGCGGAATCATACGTGCTACTAACGGCAACTGCTCTTACGGCACCTATGGTGCTATCTCTGATGGGGTCGATGCGACAGAAACACCAGCTACGGCCGCAGTCTACACCAGGGCACAAGAAGCCAACGTAGTAGCAGCATTTGCTGGAGACTTTGTTGATGAGATACAAATCTTAGAATGGGGCAACTGTGGTAATGACTACAGTTCAGCTACTGCAATATTTGCAGGTGCCGGTATCGATGCCGCAGTGGTATTTGAAGATTTTCGTGACGATGCTGTATTCGAAGCTAGAATATTAGATGCTAATGCTGGTACTGCACAAATAGCACAGGCCATCGGTGGCGGTGGATTTGTGTTAGTGCAGAACAATGCACAATCAGGAACAGCTACCACTATAACCATAGCCAGCAATGACGCTAACTCGATCGCACAATATCTTGGTATGAGAATAGTGATCACTAGCGGTGCTGGCACAGGACAGTATGGCTATATCACTGCCTACGATAATATTACAAAAGTAGTATCTGTGACTAGAGAATCTGACGATCAACCAGGATGGGATCATGTTGTACCTGGAAAATTACCAACAGTGCCTTTGTTGACCAATACCACATACAGAATAGAACCTAGAGTGATTTTTTCTGCACCGGCATATTCTGCTACACAGGTTATTTTACCAGTGAACACCACTTGGTCAGAAATAGTTTATGGCGAAACCACAGAAACATATACTAACGTACCAGTCAACGAAGCAGGTACCGGTACAACTATAGATGTTCCAGCGGCATTAGCTACATTCAATGTTGTAAAACAAGGCAGAGACTACACTCTTACTATCAATAACGGTGGGGCTGGATACGAAGCAGGCCAATTATTAACTATAGACGGCGATCAACTTGGCGGAGCAACACCAATTAACGATCTAATAATATTAGTAACAGATGTCAGCGACGACAGTACCAACTCTATACTTGCAGCAGAACAAAAAACCTACGGCACAGGTGAAGACAACGAAGCAGCCAGTGGTAGATTTGTTGTTGTATCAACCGGTGGTTCTGCTGCGCTGTACAGTGAGGATGGAACTACCTGGACTGATTTTAACATGCCAACTGCAGGCGACTGGAAATGTCTAGCAGCAGGCAGAGTAACATATCCCACAGTGGGAAATCATATATTTGTGGCCATACGCACAGGCAGTTCAGTAGCGGCAAGTTCTTTTGATGGAATCACATGGACCACAAGAGCAATGCCAGCATCAAGATCTTGGAATTCATGCATCTATGGTGGCGGCCTGTTCTTTGCAATAGCTACAGATTCAAATTCGGCGGCCTACAGCTTAAATGGAACTAGCTGGATCACAACTGTATTACCGGGGTTTGGTGATTCCACACTGAACGAATGGGTGGATGTTGCCTACGGAAAAAATACCTACGTGGTTTTGGCAAACAGTGGAAATAGTGTAATGGTAGGCGAATATAATTCTACCTTGAACACATGGACCTGGAGCGGACACATATTAGACGTGATTGCAGATTCTTCTGCCAAAGACTGGGTCAGCATTGCCTACGGTAACGATAGATTCGTAGCGATATCCAGCACAGGTGACGTAGGATACAGCTTTGATGGCATTTCTTGGTTGCCAGCCACAATGCCTTCACAGGATGGATCCACCGCGCATAATTGGAAAAAGATTCGATATGCACAAGGTGTGTTCTTTGCTGTAGGTGATACCGGTGGTAGAGATGTTGGAGGTGATCCAGCAGCTGTACCAACCAACTACGCAGCCACATCATTCGACGGTATTGTATGGACATCGCGCACACTAGCATCTTCTAAAGAATGGGTATCAGTGGCATTTGGAAATCCTTATGTAGATGCCAGAGACTCTACCACAGGTAAAAGAACTCCTATGTGGATAGCCATAGACAACACTGACATATTCAACAAAATACAAACAGGAGCAAGAGCATTAGGTCGTGTAACTTTGAGCAGTGGTATTATCAGAAGCATCAAGATGTGGGATCCGGGTTCTGGTTATACAGAAGGTCCTACCTGCACACTGGTTGATCCTAACAACAGTTCAGATGCTGTGATAGAATCTAGAACAGGTGACGGTGTTATAGCACAGCCTAGTTGGTTGAATAGAGGTCTAGGTTATAGAACAACCAGTACCACAGTTACTATTGACGGTAACGGATATGCAGATGTTACTCCCTCAGGAAAATTCTTTGTTATGAATGATTTAGATGCTTATCCCGGACCGGGAGCTAGTTTAACTATTGGTAGTTTGCCAGATTTTTATACTTTAGTAACCATTGAGCCACTAGGCGCTACTGATAGAGGATTAGCTGCTAGAATACGAGTAAGCCCCGAAATCAAGGTCAGAGATAACTTACAGCATCTTACACCTATCACTATAAGGACGGAGTTCAGCCAATGTCGCATCACTGGGCATGATTTTTTAGACATAGGCACAGGTAACTTTGAAGAAACCAATTATCCAGAATTGTATAGCGGATTCTATACTCCCGCTCCGGAAAACGAAATTGTTGAATTAAATCGTGGTAGAGTGTTTTACACATCCACAGATCAAAGTGGTAACTTCCGTGCAGGTGAATTATTTGCTGTAGAGCAGGCCACAGGTATTGTGACGATTTCAGCAGACTTTTTTGATCTTGGCGGATTGTCAGAACTAAGATTAGGCGGTATTAGAGTAGGCGGCACTGGGGCCGTGGTTCGTGAATTTTCAACTGACCCACTATTCATCGCAGATTCCAATAATATCGTACCAACGCAACGAGCCATAAAAAGCTATTTGGCCAGCAGACTGAGTATCGGTGGATCTGAGATCGCAGTTGGCAGTTTCATAGCTGGTACTATCCTAGTGGGCCCTGATAGATTTAATAACACCGCTGGACTTAGAATCATAGTGCCTATAAGAGCAGAATTTGATAGACCAAATAGCGGTATTAGCGGTAGTATGTTGGCACAGACTATGTTTTATAGATCGTTTTAACAATTAATTTTATATTAATAAATAAAGGATACGGAGTAGAAAATGGCAGAATTTAAACTAGGTAGAATTAGATTTGTATGGAAAAGCGCATGGGCAGCCTCGACTACTTATTATATAGATGATGTAATAAGATATGGTGGCCGCACATATATCTGTGCTGTAGGGCATACCTCTGCAGCAGATTTCAACACAGATCTAGAATACAGTCCTACCAAATGGAACCAGATGAGCGACGGACAGGATTGGAAGGGAGACTGGGCAATTTCTACATTCTATAAGCTCAACGACGTGGTTAAATATGGTGGATTGTTATACATCTGTAATGACAGTCACACATCTGCGGCCACAGTTGCATCAGGACTGGAAGCCGATCAAGCAAAATGGACCTTGTATGCTGAAGGATTTGATTGGAAAAATTCTTGGTCAGTCAGCACAAGATACAAGGTAAATGATCTAGTTAGTTATGGTGGTTACACCTATGTATGTAATACATATCATACATCTGCAGCCACAGCCACATCGGGACTAGAAGCTGATCAAGCCAAATGGGACAGTTTCAATCAGGGAATAGAATACAAAAGCACATGGACCACTGCCACTAGATACAAACTCAATGATGTTGTGAAATATGGTGCAGGCCTTTGGATCTGCGTCACACAGCACACTGCTGATGCTGCGTTCTTGACAGACAGTACCGCAGGGCGTTGGGCACAGTTCGCAGAAGGTGCAGAATTTGAAAGCACATGGAATTCTGCCACACTGTATCAACCCGGAGATATAGTTGGCTACGGTGGTAATCAATACATAGCCAAAACTGTGCATACCGCTGCATCTGCAGCAGCGAATCCCTCAATCACAACAGCAGATTGGGATTTATTCACCGAAGGATTAAAATTTCAATCAGACTGGACGAACGCAACATCATATAAGATTGGTGAAGTTGTTAGACTAGGCGGATATACCTATCTTGCCACAGCTGACTCACCATCCACAGCTGTCACAGTTACAGCAGTTACCGCTAGCACAGACACCTTCACTATAGCTTCTACAACAGGTATCGCAGTAGGTATGACAGTGAGATTCACCGGCACAACATTTGGCAACGTGTTTACCACTGCTAGATATTTTGTTAGGACTGTGGCCGCAGGTAACATAACAATTTCAACTACATCTGGTGGCTCAACATTTAATATTACAGCTGATGCTGCGGGTTCGATGACTGCAACAGTGTCAGCAGAACCACCAAATGGTTCATACTGGACTAGATTAAGTTCTGGTATTAGTTGGCAAGGCGCCTGGACAGATGATGTGGATTATCTACAGGGCGATGCAGTTAGATTTGGAGCAAACGCTTACATCTGTTTGCTGGCACATAGATCAGAAGGTGACGATGGATCTACAGTAGGCGCAGCAGGCGGCGGTCAGGCCAACAGCCGCCCTGATCAAGACTCCACAGGTACCTATTGGAGTCTATTAAACGTTGGTTCAGAAACTGATATTTTATCAGTTAGAGGAGACTTAGTTTACTACAGCGGATCAGGCCCCGCAAGATTACCTATTGGACGTGAAGGCCAGATCCTACGTTCAAACGGCGTAGATCCAGAATGGGCCACACTAGGCGAAGTCGAACACAGTTATTTTGTAGCACCACACGGTACAGATCTTCCTGCACCCGTACATGGTAGAACCTGGGATAAGCCATGGAAGACTATTAGATATGCCTGTGAACAGGTAGAACGCGGTCCAAGAAATCCCGATGCCACATATCTACTTGAACTGAATCGTGTGTTTATACAACGTGAAACCACAGAGTTCATACAGAATCAGATCACCAACAACATCGCACCGTTTACATCGGCATTTGTCTACGACGATTTCAAGTGCGAAAGAGATGTGGGATTTGTAGTTGACGCATTGATCTATGATCTTAGACATGGCGGCAACGTCAAAATCAGAGGAGCGGCGAATTCTCTCATAGGCGGACTCAGCGAAGAAGAAACAGAAGCATATCCTGGTCTAGCTGCAGAATCAGACGAATCCATAGCGGCCTATAACTATATGGTCACTGTGGTCGAGGATGTACTAGCACAGACAGCCCCAGCAGTGAACTATCAGACTCTGAACGGTGATAATTCAACTGCTACAGTAGCGCAGTACTTCAATGCAGAACTTACGGCAGAATCAGGAGCTTATACCACGGCAGCTGAATTAGTTGAAGTGATTACAGATGCTATCGCTGCTCGTGCAGCAGCTACAACTACTGCACAGATAGCAGCAGCAGTAGCCAGTGTGCCTGCTCGTAGAAGTCCTAACAATCTTATCAGTATCGCCACTGGACAGTACAGAGAAACTCTGCCAATTATCGTTCCAGAACAGACCTGCGTGATAGGAGACGAATTAAGATCTACAAATGCCGGACCAGCAGGCAGTATAACCAACCTATCAGATTCATACTATTCTATGGGTGCGCTGTCAAGACTAGAAACGGTGGTCAGTGAAATTATCGCTGGCTCTAACGTCACAGAAAGCTCAGGAAACACTGCTACACAGAGTTTAGCATTTCCGTATGCCAGCACAGATGAACAGGCAGACATAACACAGCTGGTCAGAGTCATACAGCATCAGATCGATTACCGAATCAGCACCACTCACATGGTTGCCAACACAGATCCTACAGGATACAACAGTGCATATCTCACAGGCTACGGTTCCGCAAGAACACTGATAAAAGAAAACAAAGAATTTATCAAAGCTGAAATCATTGCATTTATTACTGTAAACTATCCTTCCGTGAAATATTCTAAAACCATATGCAAAAGAGACACTGGATTCATCGTCGATGCAATGGTCTATGACTTGACCTATGGCGGATTTACCCAGACACTGAATGCAGGATTGGCCTATTTTGACGGCGCTACTGGACTGGAAATCGACGCATCAGAAGTCACCGCTACTGTGGCCGCTTATGGTAGATTAAAAGCTGTGATGCAAGAAATTGCTGCCAACACCACAGTGACCAAATCTACAGGTAATGCTGCCACACAATTCACTGACGCAACTAATCTCACAGGTGGTGCTGCAGCCAGCGCATTCATCGGCGCTAACATTGACAACATCACTAACCTGTTGGCAGGTGACTCTACCGCAGCAACTCCTCCTATAGTCACAGTGACTTCGATAACTGGCACAGACACCTTTGTCACTGCTGGACACACGCTTGAGGCTGGCGATTTAGTGGTTCCTATCGAAACTCAAAATGGTTTAACTGTAGGCACACGCTATTATGTGATCGCTTCAGGTCTAACCGGTACGAATTTCAGAGTGTCGACAAGTTATGCAGGTGCAGCAGCTACAGGATTTACCAACGGCGCTGGATTGACCTTGGTGATGAGCTATGAGGATCGTCCGATTGCCACCAACGCAGTGACTTCTACCACAGCACTGATTACTGCATTTACTACACTGAGTGCGCAGGTCGGTACTATCGTCACAGCAATGACCGCCTATATAGCTGCTAATTTCCCCACATTGGTCTATAACTCTGCTAAATGCGAGCGCGATGCTAAAATTATTCTAGACGCAGTGGGCTATGACTTCATGTTCAACGCCAACGGTCAAACTAGAAACGCTGCATTGGCCTATCTAAGAGCCAGCTCATCGGATGTGTATAGTCTAGGACAGAAAGCAGCCACTCGAGCAGCATTTACTTACGTCAAAGGACTAGCTAAAGCCAACGTAGGCGGTAATGCTACTGCGCAGGCTCGTATTGAAACACTGATGACTCTGTTAGATGATATTCTTTATGGCGCTACCAATGAAGGTAGTCGTTGTGCCTCAGGTAATAGAATGGTCGATTACGCAGTGTTGCAACTAGAAAGAAATAGAGATTATATTGTTGCAGAGATCGATGCCTATATAGACTCAACATATACAACCACAGTGACTAATGTAACAGCAGCCACTGATGTACTTACATGTTCTAGCACTGCTTGGATGCAGCGCAATGCAGCAATTAGATTTTCAGGTACAGTTTTTGGATACAGTATTAATACTACCACCACATATTACATACAGAACGTTGTAAGCGCAACTACTTTTAAGATTGCTACCACTAGAAATTCAAATACAGCAATAGATTTTCCAATTAATGCTTCAGGATCTATGACAGTGAGCTTATTCTATAACAGCGCACTGTGTCTACGAGATGTTGGTACATATATTGACGCACTAAAATATGATTTGAAATATCCAGGCAACTACAAATCAAGATACGCTGCTAGATATTATGCTAACAGCGTGATAGGAAGCCTAGAAGAGGACATGTACTATCTACGTGATGGTACTGGTGTTAGAGATCAAACTCTACAAGGACTTACTGGCGACTTGTTAGCACCAAATGAATTTGGTACTTCAAGAGTTTCAGCCGGGGCATATTGTTCATTGGATCCAGGTTGGGGTCCAGAAGACTATCGCGCATGGATCATTAATCGTTCTCCATATGTACAGGGTGTGACCACACTGGGCACAGCAGCCGTGGGTCAAAAGATCGATGGTTCATTACACAATGGTGGCAATGATTCTATTGTTTCCAACGATTTTACACAGGTTATCTCAGACGGTATAGGTGCTTGGATTACTAATAATGGTCGTGCTGAATTAGTGTCTGTGTTCTCTTACTACGCACACATTGGTTATCTAGCAGAAAACGGCGGTAGAATCCGTGGTACCAATGGTAACTGCTCCTACGGAGATTTTGGTGCGGTTGCAGAAGGCTTTGACTCCAACGAAACACCTGGCACAGCGGTTGTAGATAACAGATTGCAATTCGAAGCAGTGATCGATCGTATTATCACTGACGGATCAGGACTGTTACAATATGAGTTTACCAATGCCGGTATAGATTACACTGAAGTAACATATACGATTACAGGTGGAGGCACTGGAGGATCGGTGCAGCCGGATGAATTCCGTGACGATGCTGTATACGAAGTAAGAATGCTAGACCTAGTCGAAGACAGCACCAACGCCGAAGAAGCTGAAGGCAATTTTGGTGGATTTGGATATATCACTAATTCAAACACCTGCCAAGGTGGTTCATCAACTTCTGTAACTATTGCTGCCACAGACAGTGAGTCCAGCACTGCTTATATTGGTATGAAGATTGTGCTTACTGGTGGTGCAGGCGTCGGACAGTTTGGTATTATTACCACATACAATTCAGGTACAAAAGTCGCTGGTGTGGTCAAAGAATCGGACGGTACAGCAGGCTTTAATCATTTAGTTGCAGGCACTGCTATTATTGCACCTGATGCATCAAGTACATATATTATCGAACCAAGAGTAACATTCTCTGCACCAGGTTACACATCCACAGCAGCGGCACTGCCAACTTCGGGCACCTGGTCAGCAGTAAAATATGGTGAGACCGCAGCAGTATACACATCAGTAACGGGTACCTACAGCGGTGCTGGTGTTGGAGCAAACTTTACCGTGATACGTAACGGATGGAAATACACACCTTCCTTACAGACAGCTGGCACAGGATATGTGAGATTACAGACCATAACCATACTAGGAACCAGCCTCGGTGGATTAAGCACAACCAACAACCTAGTGATAACTATCACAGCGGTCAATGCCGCCACCGGAGCTATCTTAAACTTTGATCATGCAGGCTACGGCATAGGTGGTAGATATGTGGCTCTGCGTAGCGGATCTACAGTGGGAGCAACATCTGAAGATGGCGTTTCATGGACTACAAGACCCAGCTTGATGCCCAGTGCTGCAAACTGGTCAGCTATGACCGCTGGCTTGTTCGATGACGGATCCACAGTGGGCAAAGTCAGTAAATTCGTAGCAGTTGCTGGAACCACAGCTAACACCACAGGAGCGTACAGCGAAGATGGTATAACATGGACAGCAGCCAACATGGTCACATCTGCTACATGGGTGGATGTAGCATTTGGTGGATTTAACGCACAGAAATTCGTAGCTATCAGCAGCGATGTCACCACAGTGAGGATCAGCAATGATGGTGAAAACTGGGATCAAACAGGTACGTTAACTACCACCGGCTTCACAGCTATTGCATACGGTAAAAACAGATTTGTGGCTATTAAGAGCGGCACCGCAGTGACAAATTATGCTACTACATCGGGAGTCACGGGCACATGGACTGCAGGTGCATTGCCTAGCTCATCAAACTGGAACAGCATTGCCTACGGTAACAATAGATTTGTTGCTGTATCAAACACCAGCGGTACGATTGCAGCTTATAGTTTAGACGGTATTACATGGACAGCCAGCACACTACCTGCAACAGCATCGTGGACCAAAGTCACATACGGTCAAGGAGTGTTCCTTGCTGTGAATACAACCACAGCAGCAGCAACTTCTCCAGACGGTGTGACATGGACTGTGAGAGCTACTAGCACAGCAGCTAACGGATTCTCATCTATCACGTTTGGTAACAGAGATCGTTATGGCTTGTTTGTTGGCGTTGGCGGTAGCTCAGGTACTGTAGCGACATACATCAGAACAGGAGCAACTACTAGAGCCCGCGCACTAGTAGCAGCCAATAAGTTATTCCAGGTCAATATTGAAGAACCAGGATCAGGATATGACACAGTTCCTACAGTTACATTCACAGATCCGAACAACACGTTTGAAGCTCCAGTGACTGTAAGAACGGGATCAGGTGTGCTAGCAAATCCGTCGTTTACTAATCGAGGATCACAGTATGTAACTAGTAACGGTGAAGTAGATATCGGCGACGGTTACGCCGACACTTATCAACCAGGATCATTTGTGGCTGTAAGACAGCTATCTGAACAACCTACTCCGGGATCAAATGTGGTGTTTGGACATTTACCAGACAGAACATTCAAATTAGTAAATGTGATTACATTCCTAGGAGTGAACGATGGTGCTTACACAGCATTTTTACAAATCAGTCCTACATTAACCATAGGTGAAGCACCAGATGATGCAGTCACAGTTACCACAAGACTGCGTTACAGTCAATGTCGTTTAACTGGTCATGATTTCTTAGATATCGGTACCGGTAATTTTGTAGAAACAAATTATCCAAATGCCCCATTATCAGATCCTATTCCGGCTAATGAAACCTTTGAAGAAAATGGCGGTCGTGTGTTCTTCACAGCCACAGACCAAGACGGTAACTTTAGAGTTGGTGATCTGTTCAACATCGAACAGTCAACTGGTATAGCAACATTAAATGCTGATGCGTTTAACATTTCAGGGCTGCAAGAACTTAATCTAGGCAACGTAACACTAGGTGGCGGATCAGCAACAATTACTGAATTCTCAACAGATCCATTCTTTACTGCGGATTCGGATAATATCGTACCTACACAGAGAGCTATCAAAGCCTATATTGCTAGCCAAATTGGTGGTGGTGGCGCTAGCTTGAACGTAAACTCAGTGACTGCAGGATCGGTGTTTATCAGCTCAAACATAATCACGACAACCACAGGCGGTGCGATCAAGATGAATGCTACTTTTGATTTTAGAGGCGGGGTTATTGGCCTTCCTTTAGCATTCAATTACTTTTTAACATAAATATAAACATGGAGAATAAATTATGGCAACAGGAAGACTAGGAGCAGCGGATTTATCTGCTGCCACCAATACCACGCTTTACACAGTGCCTGCTAGTACATTTGCAGTAGTCACAGTAAGCATCTGCAATAGAAATGCGGTCAACGTGACAGCAAGATTAGCAGTAGCTACAACAGCTACTCCGGGCAATGCGGAATTCGTAGAATATGATGTTCAGATAGGACCAAGTGGTGTTTTAGAAAGAACCGGACTAGTATTAGATACAGGAAAACTAATAGTGGCACGTTCTAGTGCTGCTAACGTAACTGCTATGGTCTATGGTATCGAAACCACTACTGCGTAAAAGGAAAATATTATGGGACGTCACACAAGAGTCGGAATCCAACCTATAACCGAAGAGTTTATTTTAGTAGGTACCGGTAGCACAGCTCAACGACCAACACTGGCTGGAGACCAAAAAGGTTTTCAATATTTCAACACTGACGTTAATCAACTAGAAATTTGGAACGGCAGTTATTGGTTTGTGGTAGGGGCATTGCCAAATCTAGCAGTAGCTAGTAGCCAAACCATGGGATCAAATCATGCCTACTGGGTCAACACCACGTCAGCAGCAGTAAATTTAACTCTACCGGCTAGTCCAAGACAAGGAGATGTCATTAAAATCTATGACACCCACGGTACATTTCAAACCAATAATTGTTCAGTGGTACCCAACGGTGCCCCTATTATGCGAACCAATGATACTATGACTATCAGCACACAAGGTGCAGCACTGTCTATGACATATTATGATGCTACTAGAGGCTGGTTGTTAGATTCTATATAAAATATTATGCCATTCAACTATCAAACACTAAAACAATATACTTCACAATCAGTTACTGATGGTACTATTACGGCAGGTAAATTACAAAACACCACCGTTGCCGGTGATAGACTAGTATTAGCCAGTGTAACTGAAGCTAAATTAGGCACAGGTGCTGTAAATTTAAGTAGCGCAACAGTAACAGGAACATTACCTGCATCGCGTGGCGGCCTAGGAGTAGCTGGTTTTTCTGGAGCAGGAAGAGCTCTTCAAAGTGACGGAACAAATTTAAGTCAACAACCTCACGGAATAGCCAGTATAAATGTGTATACCGGCAGCTCAACCTGGACTCGCCCAGCCGGAGTAAAATATATAAAAGTTCAGGTAAATGGCGCAGGTGGTGGTGGCAGCGGACACGGAGAGGGCGGAGCAGCAGGTGGCTATGCTGAAAGATTTTTAGATGTTACAGGAATTTCAAGTGTGGGCGTAACCATCGGTGGTGGTGGTGGTGGAACATATTATTCTGGAGCAGCAGGTAACGGAAACTCTTCTAGTTTCGGTCCATACATAAGTGCCGGCGGTGGACATGGTGCCAATAGACAAGCACAACACTGCGGCGGTGTGAGTGGAGCGGGATCGGGTGGTAATCTTAATATTCATACAGGCGGTGGCTACAGTCATCATGCCAGAGATTCATCGTCTGTGGCGGAAAGTTTCTTTGGTGGCGGAACTGCTAGCAATTATCCCAACGGTGGACAATTTGGTCACAATCATAACGGACATTCTGCTCTTGGAGCAGGTGGCGGCGGAGCTCATTTCCACAGTTATAGAGGAACTGACGGGCGACCTGGCATAATTATTGTAACTAACTTTTATTAAGAGAAATCGATGCCTTTTAACTATCAATCTTTAAGGAATTTAAATTCTAGTTCTTTTGTAGCAAACACTCTTACGGGTGCAGATTTTGCTAACGATGCAGTTACCAGTACAAATTTAGCTAACTCTACAATTACAGCTAGCGAACTAGCCAATGCATCAGTAAATTTAACAGGTGCAAAGGTAACAGGCTCAATTCCAGCTGGGTCTGGAGGAACCGGTCTAACAGGCTTTGCAGGTGCAAATCGAATCCTAGGTGTTAATGACGCAAACAATGCCTATACATTCAGAGAATGCGGTATCAGGAGTATGCAGGTTTTTACCGGCAGCTCAACCTGGAGTCGCCCATCAGGAGTAAGATTCATACATGTTATATTAGTAGCAGGTGGTGGAGGTGGCAGCGGACACGGGGAAAGTGGTGCGGCCGGAGGCTACTCAGAAAGAATTATCGATGTCACAGGAACCAGCAGTGTTAGCATAACCGTCGGTGGTGGTGGTGGTGGAACATATTACTCAAGTGCTGGCGGCAACGGGGGGGCTACCAGTTTTGGTCCATTCCTGAGCGCAGGTGGCGGACATGGTGCCAATAGACACAACCAACACAACGGTGGCCTAAGTGGAGGAGGCTCAGGCGGTGATATAAATCTTCACCAAGGATCAGGTGGTGGTCACGAACAGCGATCCACCGGTATGGGAGGATCAACATATTTTGGCGGAGCAGGTCCAGCAGGACACCCAAACGGTGGTAATTTCGCACATAATCATCAAGGACATTCTGCTCCAGGTACAGGTGGTACCAGCGGTTATTTCAGTGGACATAGAGGTGCTGATGGTAGACCGGGTATAGTAGTAGTCTATGAATATTATTAACAAATAGGATAACAAGATGCCGTTTAATTATCAAACTTTGAAAAATTTAACACAGAATTCTATTGTTAACAATGCACTAACAAATAGCAATATTGCTAGTAGAACACTTCCAACTTCAGATATAGCCAATGATGCTGTAACATCTGCAAAGTTGACCACAGGTTCAGTTAATCTAACATCTGCAATTACCACAGGTTCTGTTGGTGTACCTCAAGGCGGCACCGGCCTAACCACAATCGGTGCAGCAAATACTGTACTAATAACCAATTCAGCTAATAATGCCTTAGAATATAGATCAATCGGATTCAGCGGCATGCAGGTTTTTACTGGCAGCTCAACCTGGAATAGACCCAGCGGAGTTAGATTTATCAGAGTTAAATTAGTAGCAGGTGGTGGTGGTGGAGGTGGTCACGGTGAAAGTGGTGGCGCTGGTGGCTATTCAGAAAGAATTATCGATGTCACAGGAACCAGCAGTGTTAGCGTAACCATCGGTGGTGGTGGTGGTGGAACATATTACTCAAGTGCTGGCGGCGACGGGGGGACCACCAGTTTTGGTCCATTCATGAGCGCAGGTGGTGGACATGGTGCCAATAGACAAGCACAACACTGCGGCGGTGTGAGTGGAACGGGATCAGGTGGTAATCTAAATCTTCACCAAGGATCGGGTGGCGATCATCACCATAGTTTTGGTATGGGCGGCGCTACACATTTTGGAGGGGCTGCTCCGTCGGGACACCCAAACGGTGGAAATTTCACACACAATCATCAAGGACACGCAGCTCCGGGAACCGGAGGCACTGGTGGATATTTCAGTGGACATCGAGGATCAGATGGACGTCCAGGAATTGTGGTGGTTGAAGAATTTAGATAAATTTGAGGATAACATATGAAAAAAGTAATAGTGACCTATCAAGGATATGTACAAGATATTGTAGATCCCGGCGAAGATTTTTTAATTTATGAAGGCGCAGGTGCTACTATCGCTTGGGTAGATGCACCAGATAATATTCAAAGAGAATGGACATTGGAATGGAGTCCCAGTCGACAACAAATGATATGGGTGGAAAGAGACGCTCCTTATACCGATAAAAAAGTTGCTAGAAAAGTTGCTTATGGACGGATTGAAGAACAATTAGATTTAATCTATCACGACATTCGACAAAATGGAAGTTTAGACACCAACGGAGAGTGGTTCAATCACATAGCTACGGTTAAAACCATGATTGAACGTCCGCCGGCAGATCCAGACCCGGCTACGTTAACAGAAGAATATTTGCAGGCACAGGCTCTTAGTTCTGAACCTTCAGAGGATAAACCATGCAGACCATCTACGGTTGAAATTCCGTCGTGGACAAGATATCCAGGATGGAAGGGATACATCGCTTAGATTCAACGAATCGAGGTTGTAAGGAAAATGCCCTAAAAATTTAGGGCATTTTTTTATCTAATTAAATACAGGATGATAACTTATTGGTTTCCTATAGGAATCTACCATTCTTTTTATCCGTATCATGATTCTTTAAAAAAAGAATTGTTAAAATTATATCCAAAAAAGGACTACTCGTCGTCCGGCGAGATCGAAGGTTGGCCATTTTGGACCAAATCGATACAGAAGGGATTCCAGAATCCTCTTCTTAAAGATTCCCCAATACTGTGTGATTTTTCTAATTGGGTGGAACTGGAAGTCGATGATTTTTCAAGGAGCTACGGAAGCATCAAAAACTATCAGATACAGCAGTGCTGGATGAATTATTATGAAAAGGGAGATTTCCAAGAACCGCACATACATCCAGGATTTGATTTCAGCGCGATATATTATGTTTCTGTACCTGAAAAAAGCGGTCGACTGGTTTTTGAAAATCCCAATTCAATATTTGAAATGAGACCTATCCGAGTAGACAAGGACACAGATTTAAATTGTACGGCCGCTATCTATCAACCTTTAGAAGGTCAACTTGTTGTATTTAGGAGCAATCTAAGACACGGAGTATATCCCCATAATAACACTGAACCTAGAATTAGCTTGGCATTTAATCTAAATGAAAAATTATAATATAATCTCTTCGAGATGTAGTAAATGGAACGGAAAATATCCCTACGAGCAGTATAGAAATCCAAAAACGATACAGATATACGATATATCAAAATAATATTTCTATGATTTAATATCAATAAATAAATCACCAAAGGAAAAATGTATGCATATAAAAAAAATTACCATAATCGGCGGAGGATCTTCAGGATGGATGACCGCTGCTGCCTTATCAAAACTATGCCCCTTTTTAGAAATTACTCTAATCGAATCTCAAAAGATAGGCACGGTTGGGGTGGGCGAAAGCACACTAGGCCATATCAATAAATTTTTACATATTTTAGATTTGAAAGACGAAGACTGGATGGCAGCGTGTAATGCTACTTATAAAAATTCAATAAGATTTACCAATTTTAGACAGGGACAAGGAGAATCATTTGAATATCCGTTTGCTCCCGGATTTGATCTCACAGACAAGCCCAACGGTATTCAGTCTTGGGTAGAGCTAGCAGCAATGTTTCCTAAAGAATTTGGTCCTGAATCATTTGCAGAATTTTTCTGTACAGGAAATACCATGTTGGCCAAATACAATAAACAGTCAAAAAATGAACAAGGCGTCTTGCGAAATTTTAATTTCAAATATGATACTGCATATCACATGGATGCAGGACTTTTTGGAAATTATCTACGAGATAACATAGCTATCCCGAATGGTGTCAAACATCTACAGGGCGATATTCATAGTTATAAAAAAGACAGATCTGGTAACATCACAGAGATATTTACAGAGACTGGGCAGATTCTTAAATCAGATCTGTGGATTGATTGTACAGGATTTAAATCTATTCTATTAGAAAATTGGATGGGCTCACAATTTGTTTCATTTAAAGACAGCCTTGCTAATGATATGGCATGGGCATGTAGAATTCCATACATCGATAGAGAACGTGAAATGCACAACGTTACAGATTGTCATGCACTAGATAACGGTTGGGTTTGGAATATCCCACTATGGAATAGAATTGGTACTGGGTATGTTTTTTCAACAAGATTTGTTACTCCAGAAGATGCACAAAAAGAATTTCGTACTCACTTAGCTGTAAAGCACAGTCCAGAAATCGCAGAACAAGCAGAAATGTTTCAAGTGAAGATCTCACACGGCAAACGTCGTAGAGCTTGGGTAGAAAATGTCGTAGGTATAGGACTCAGTTATGGTTTTGTCGAACCTTTAGAATCTACTGGACTACTCACCACACACGAAAATATCATAAAGCTGATAGAAATTTTAAACAGAAGAAACGGGTATGTTTCTAGAATCGAAAAAGACGGATTTAATTTAGCAGTTGACAGAGAAGTAACAACCTTCAAAGATTTTGTAGCCATGCATTATGCATTTAGTATGCGAACAGATACCCCATATTGGCGTTGGTGCACTCAGATTAACGAATATGCTCCAGATATGATGAACGATTTTATAGCCACACATGGTGGATTTGCTAACCTTATAGGCAACGTAACAGCTAATCAAGTATACCCTCCCGATATGCAAGGAGCCATGTACATAGCAGCCGGTCAAGGTATTCGACCAGAATCTCTTAAACCTCTTGTGTACTATAAAGATTGGACTGGTTTAAAAACCGAAGAATTAAATGTTACAAGACGTAATCACGAACAATATAAAGATTATGTAATTGATTATGTAAAAAGTTGCCCTTCCCATTATGAATTTCTAAAACAAAATATATATGGCGGAGTCGATGAGCATTCTGTGTAAAAAACTATTTGGTAAAATTTGGAAGAAAAAACCCTGGGTACGATTTTACTCGATGGAGCCAGGAGTCACAACTCTATATCCCATATATCCATCTAAACAGCTGAGTCGAAAATATAGATCTTGGCCAGAAGATCAGAATGTGATGTCAACCAAAAACTGTCCGGGGATTCTTAAACTCACCTCGGCTGGGTGGATAGTACCGGCTCCTGCTGATTTTATAATCAAAGTACACGAATCTGGTATATCTTATGACTGGCGGGAACCCTGGAGATTCAAAATCGGACCAGAATATCCGCTCGATGTGGCACGGTATGTATCGGCGGTACACGGACCGAATCAAACTATGTGCTTGTTAGACGATCCTTCAGAAATATTAAGTTCTATCGTAAAAATAGAAACTCCTTGGAGGGTTGAGGCATCAGATGATATTGTATTTGTAATGATGCCGGTGCATTATAACAACGAAGATAGATTTTTTTCAGCTACTGGAATTTTAGATAGTAGATATGGATACAACTTAAACATTCAATTGTTTTGGAAAAAAAAACACGGAGAAACTTTGGTAAAAGCCGGAACACCTCTATGCCATATTATTCCTATGAAGAGGGAATATCTGTCTGTGGGAAGCTATGACGTTACTATTGATGAAGCCGATTCTGCAGACTGGACTCGCGAAAGAGCTTGGGTTTATGCCTCTAATTGTGCCATTCTGAAGACTGATTCGTTATCTTCAAGATTAAATAGATTAACTAAGATCTTAAAAAATTACACCAAAAGGAAATAAATTATGTCAGTAAAACAAACTCTATTAGATAAAATGGTTGCACTTGAGATAGAAAGGGAAAAAATTCAAAAAGAGTTGCAACAATTAGAATCTGATTTCGCCAACGTTAAATTAAACCCATACGGCATTACGTCTATTGATTTTGCTAAGAGACAAGAATTAAGTAGTGATTCATTAAAAATGGAGGGATGTCTAATGGGTTTGAAACTAGCTGTAGAAATCTGTGATGAATCATCTGCCTAATCAAGATCAATACGGAGAAATACAGTTATTTCGGCCGACTATATGGAAGTATCAATATTCTTTTAATTGGGACTCCCTAAAACCAAAAATAGATGATCTGTTTCTACATAGCAAGACTAATAGTCTATTAGAGAAAAAATCTGCATGGTCAACTGTTAGCTGCGATTCTGATCTACAACCACACCACTGGTCTGAGTTACAACATTTTATTGATTGGATAGATATAATCACACTCGGACTAGCAAAAGATTTAAATTTTCAATCTGCTGATTATAAGATCACTAACTCATGGGTCAATCGCCACGACTTCTCAGGAGAAACTATAGAACATAATCATAACAACACTACCTTTGTGGTATCAGCATATTTAAATTGCCCACCAAATTCAGGAAACATAGTTTTTAAAGATCCTTTAGAATATCATAAATCTTCTTGGCCTATTTTTCCTGAAGAACATCTGTATCAAGAAATTTCAGTTGCCACTAATGATGTTTTAATTTTTCCTGGATATCTCAAACATTATGTACAACCCAATTTGAGTTCAGAATCTAGATATGTAATGACATTTAATATACAATGATGAATTTTAAAAGATGCTATCCTGATGCAAATAATTTTGATAAGATTATAAAATTTAAATCTTTTCAAGATTGGAAATTTGAATTTGTAGAATTAGATTACGGCATAGGATATTGGATCGTTGAAAATCCGTTTTTTGACGACGGGTTTGAATTATTTAAAAATGTGATAAGTTGTTTTCCTATCCAGAAAAGCAATAGTTTATCTAGCTCTATCCAACCAAACCCATTTGATACCATACATGTGCCAGAATGGGTTCACAAAGATATTTGCCTATTGATTAGAGATTTTTATCTTGAGAATGTTAAACTTCCGGTATTCGATCCACAGGTGCACGAATGGGGAAACATATATTATAAATCATCGATAAAACCTATCAGCTGCTGGAGAATACCGCACATGGATTATGATCACGGAATGGTAGCTAATTTATGGTTCACTGATCATGACCTTCAGGATAGCTGTACAAAAATTTATAAGTACCATGGTGAAGTGCACGATTTAATATACGATTTTCAAATAGACACAAAACATAAAATGCACGAAGAATGGCGATCGCTGGCTGAGATACCTAAAAAAAGTTCAGGGTGGTTCAACACCAACGATGACGACTTAGCAAGATGGGGATTCGAATATTTAGGCAGTGTGCCAACAAAAGAAAAAACATTATCGATGTATCAAGCCAACGTGTGTCATACTCCGTATATTTCGGAAAATGTTGATTTTAGGTGGAGCCATACGTTTGCTTTTTCGCATCTAACAAGCAACAATTTAAACTTACGAGATTTCATCAAAATATGAGATATGAATTATATTTCCCCACTCCTATCTGGTGGGAGGATACTGACGATATTGAAATAGAACCTATATTAAAATTATGTTATAGGTTACATGAAAGTGACCCTGTTGGAAGAAATTTTAGTAATCAAGGAGGGTGGCAATCACAAGATTTTGAACCAGAGATTTATCCGGAACTAGCAGGTCTTTATAAAAAAATATTAAATCAAGCAGAAAATTGTGTTCGTGATTATGGATACGACGAAGATGAATGCGTGTTGTGTATTCCAAATATGTGGGTAAACATAAATGGAGAAAATCACACAAATTCAGTTCACATACACGATAATGCGTTTGTGTCTGGAGTATTTTATGTGAAAGCCGAACCTGGACAAGGTCCAGTTAATTTCTACAAGTGCTATTCCCAAGATTATATTGTGGCATCGCAGGCTCGAGTAAAACACTACACACCAATTAGTGCATCGGCAATGTCATTCCAACCAGCCGTGGGAAAATTAATTATGTTTCCCGGGTATCTACCGCACGGAGTTGAACGAAACGGAACCACTAGCGATAGGATTTCTATTTCATTTAATGTAAAACTTATGAGGAAAATAGATGGACTTTATTGGGCAAAAAATTCTAAGTGAAACTGATTTATTAAAGAATGATACTCCTCATTTCTTTAAAAATTTTATGTCAAACGCAAGTTCTCTAGCAACGTGGGCAGACATAGAAAGTTGTTTAAATCGTCCTGAGATTTTTAATTTTGAATTAATCGATAAAGATTCAAATATGAAAATAGATATCCCACAGGCAAATAAGACATGGGTATGGGATAGACAGGTTCAAGATAAAAATTTTTTGTTTGATAAAGTTAATCACGGACACGGATTAGTGATAATGAACTATGCATCTTACAGCGAAACAACTAATAAATTAGTGCAGACTTTTGAAAAAATATTTGATATAAATGCTGCATTACATGTGTATTGCGGGTTAGAAGGCGCCAAATCTTTTCCTATACACGACGACTATCCTGTAAATTTTATTATACAGGTAGAAGGAAAAACACGATGGAAAGTATTTCATAATAGAATATCTAACCTGTATCAGATCGGTACATTAAATAATCAACGGTATGACAAACACATAGATGAAAACGATTTAGAAGTTGCTCTAGATGTTGAATTAGAGCCCAACGATGCATTGTATATTCCCTCGAGATGTTACCATGTAGCCTATCCGACTGCTAAAAGAATAAGTCTTAGCGTGCCTTGTTGGATAAAATATCCTAGCGATCCACCAAGTAAGAGCTCAGATAGAAATTGGTATCAATTGAGAAAAAATTAGATCATGCATACTATACCAGTGATTATATTAGACAATTTTTTAGAAAATCCAGATATGATGCGAAAGTTTGCATTAAGTCAAGAATTTTATCCTGATGATCAAGGAAGATGGCCGGGTATCCGAAGCAAAGGATTACATGAACTAGATCCTGGAATATTTGAAAATTTTACCAAAAAGTTTTTTTCTATATTTTTCGACATTGGGGAAATAGGATGGAAAGTAGAAGCGAAATTCCAAAAAATAAACAGTCGATACGGATCGGGGTGGGCGCATACAGATCCGGGACCTATCATTACAGGTATACTCTATCTAGATAGAGATTTTTGTGAAAAAAGCGGTACCACAATTTTAGAAAAAAAACAATTAGATTCTAATAGTGGAATGGAATATAGGCAGGACGAAAAAATAAAATTTTACCAAGGTAAAATTTCTAAAGAACAAGCCGATGAACTGAGAATAAGAAATAATTCGTGTTTTGCAGACAGCATAAAAATTTCATCTAAATATAATAGATTGATAGCCTTTGATTCGAATCTAATACACACTGCCGAAGACTTTATTGGACAGGACGGAGAAGATCGTCTCACCTTAGTTTTTTTTGTAAAAGATATAAGTACTGGCCGTACACCTGTTTTTAGATCGAAGATTGTTATTTTATAGGAGAAAATCGTGTTTAAGCCATTGGAGTTATTCGATGTCGTCGATAAAACCTATCAAAATGAGATCTATAATCTAGTAACTGATATAAACTTCCCGTGGCATTTTATGGAAGATACAACCTACGAAAAAGCCACTGATAAAACATCATCTACTCCAGCCTTTGGTCATGTGGTATATCATCCAAGTCAATCTCAAAATCCTCACGCTGAATTCTTTACTCCATTAGTTAACGCTATTACAGAACAAGCCAATATGGAATTAAAAATAGTTCACAGAATCCGTCTGGGGTTTTTACTCAACACAAAATACGCATACGCAGGCAGCCCATATCAATATAATACTGTACACAGAGACATGGAAACTCCTCATTGGACTGCTGTTTATTATCTAAACGATTGCGATGGAAGCACAGTAATTTTTAGAGAAACCGAAATCGCTGAAAAGTATTATCCTCTACACAAGTCAGAACCAAAGAAGGGAAAAGTAGTTGTATTTGACGGTATGCATTATCATGCCAGTACCTGCCCAAAAGTTTTTAATAAAAGAATAGTTTGCACTATAAATTTTTCCGCTGATATAAAATGAAACAGTTTTTAGAAAAATTTCTTAGAGAAGAATATAATAGTAGAGTTATGATCAGCAGACTTGATCTAAAGAATAGACATTTACACCCATACTTTCCCACTATCATTATAGATAACTTTTTCGAATCTCCGGATCTAGTAAGACACTGGGCCTTACAACAAGAGTTCTTTAAAGGAGAAAGAGGAACTTGGCCAGGTGTGCGTACCGAGCTATTGCATGAATCAAATATAGAATTATATAATTATTTGATTCGAAAAATTTTTCAGATAATAAAAGATTACGGAGTCCAGGAAATATACGATATGCAAACCGGATTTCAACTGATTGACGAAAGTTGGGGTACTGGATGGGTACACGATGACGATCCTAAACTACATGTGGCTGGATTAATTTACCTTTCCCCAACTGCTCCAATAGAATCAGGCACTACCTTATATGCAGATAATATAGATTTTGATGGAGAAAAATATACTAAAATTTTTATGGAAGATGTGTATTCTACAGAAGAAGAAAGAAGTAAATTTGCAAAATATAGACAAGAACAAAGATCGCACTTTACTCCCACAATACAGATCGGAAATGTATACAACAGATGTATTATTTTTGATACCAGAAATTGGCATAGTGCAGACAATTTTTTTGGCAAAGGTAAAGAAGATACTAGATTAACTAATGTATTCTTTTTCAAGGTAAGATAATGTTAACTAATATTGCACAACATTTTAAAATTGTTGATAATTTTTTAGAATTGCCTGGTTTATGGAGATCGTTTGCACTAAAACAGGAATACACAAAAGATCAATCGGGATATCCTGGTAAAAAAAGCAAACCATTGGACGAAATACACGAGAATATTTTCCATTCGTTAGCAGAAAAAATTGTTAAACATGTCAGTGGAAAAAATAATTTTCAAAGATTGAAAATACAATTTGCATATACAGAGGAGTCTAAATTTTTACAAAATATACATCAAGACGAGTTATTTTATAACGTAGCGGGAATAATTTATCTAAATGAAAATCCTCCTATAGGTACCGGAACTTTATTTTATAATAAGAATCCTAACGGCGAGTTAATAAAAACCCTAACTGTAGAAAATGTCTTTAATAGAATGATTATTTTTAATCCAACTTTGTGGCATTCTCCTGCGAATACGTTCGGCAATGATCTTGAAACAGGCAGACTTACCGTTACGTTTTTTGGAATAGCAACATGAATGATAATATATTTGAAATTGAAAACATAATTCCCATTGATTATCAAAATCACATAGAAAAAATTATGTTAGGATCAAATTTCCCGTGGTATTATAATCCTAATCTAGTTAGCCCGGATCAGCCCTTTTTGAAACGAAATGACAATCATCAAGGATTTAATCATCTTTTTTTAGAAGAAGGTAAGCCATCAGCATACTTCGAACTGGTGTATCCATTAGCTCTTAGTATTACTAGCCAGCCGTGCATATCTGCAAATAATCTCATACGTATGCGAGCCAACTTAACATTAAATGCAGCCGGGTCTTCTCTGCAACATCATCTTCCACATATAGATACATGGCGACCACACTGGGTGGCAATTTATTACGTTAATGACAGCGACGGTGAAACTGTGATTTTTAACGAGACCAACGATACTTATAACAGCGGACAATTAGATATTGATAGAACCCTAGCCGGAAATTTTACAATCAAGAAAAAAATCAAACCAAAAAAGGGTAAAGTGGTAATATTCGAAGGAAAATATTATCACACGTCGTCCTGGCCAATTGAAAATAAATGTAGAAGCGTGATAAACATGAATTTAGAAAATATAGTGATCCCCTGATGATGAAAGATTATACATTATATCAATCTGAATATATTGAAAAAAATATTAAGGATATTATATTGCACACGCAGCTAGCCTATCATTCTTTTAAAAAAATGTATCCCGATGCTGATACCACATGGACATATGATCGATATAACATTTTTAGTTTGGCTGGTCCTTCAAGTGTATTCTATGGAATATTTAAAGAACTACAGCAATTTATAAAATTACAGTTAGGGGCAGACAATGAAATATGGTTGCAGTCTTGGATGAATTATATGTCTTATCAAGAATTAGATCGATTAGATTGGCATAACCATGCATTTGATTATCATGGATACATATCCATTGATCCGAAAAACACGTTTACTGATTTTGAAAATTATGTGATAGATAATAAACCTGGTCAAATTTATTTTGGGCCGGGCTATAGAAAACATAAAGTTGTCGCAGAGCGACCCTACGACGGAATGAGAATTACTCTAGGATTTGACATTTTAGTAACCAACAATACCAAAGTTGTTCAACATACTCAGCTGCCATGGGACAACTTATCTTTCATTCCTCTATGATACAGCCTGATTATAAACTGTTGACAAACGCAGTGCCTACCGAGATATGCAAACTCTGCGCCATACAATATGAAATGCAAGAATCTTGCTGTGCAATAATCTATCCCACTGTGTCTATGGCTGACATGTCACCTAATTCATTTGCTAGATATGCTCCTTTGTGTTTTGAAGCACTATCTGTATATCTTTTGCCTGTAATAGAAAAGACTGTCGGCGAAGAATTATTTCCTGTATACTCTTATGCAAGAATTTATCGCACCGGTAGTAGATTAGATCCTCACTTTGATAGATCCAGTAGTGAAATAAGTGTCAGCGTATGTATTGGAAAAGATGATCAAGATTGGCCGTTGTTTATTAAATCAGATCAAGGTGTTACTCACGAAATCCATCTAAATCAAGGAGACCTTGTAATCTATAACGGAAATGCACAAGAGCACTGGAGAGATGAATTTACAGGTAAAAAACAAATACAATGTTTTTTACAGTATGTACGAGCTAACGGAAATCTTGCATGGTTAAAATGGGATACAAGGCCTAGTCTGGGGTTGCCCTACGATTACACCGGCCCCGAAGTAAAGCAAGAAGTTGCGAAAGTTATGGCTGAACACAAACTTTCTGGAAAAATTTAGTTAGGGTTTTTAACTAAACTTGGTCCTGCAACTGTGCGTCCAACACCAAAAGTTTGTTCAAAATACCTTTGTGCTTCTTTTATACCAACAGCTTGACACGTTTCTCTCACAATTCTTAAGGAAGTAGTAGACTCTCTTAAAAAAATCTCATATGTTTTCAAATTTTCTGCCATTTTAGTTCTCCTTGTTTGTAGTGCAACTGGGAGTAAGCATCCATTCGTCTAAGGTACAAAATGGATCAACCAATTGTTTATAATATTCTCTACTCTTATTTATAATTTCTAATCCCGAAGTTTCATGTATTTTTACGAACGGCCGTTGTTGCAGTATTTTTACATCAAAATAATCAAGCCCTTGTAACACCATTAACCATGCAGCTTCGGAATATCCTAGACTTTGTGGCTCTACTCCGTCTCGATAATAAAAATCTTCCCATCGCTGAAGTTTCTCTTTCAAAGAATCTGGAATAGTTTGAGGATTTTTTAATTTTTTCCAATATTCGCTGTCGTTTCGTTTTCCTCGATAATGCAACGCTAGAAAATCTTTGATATCATTATACAAAGTAAACATTCTATCATTAAATTTTTCAGTTTTATTATGTTGCGCTTTTACTGATTTATCCGGATCCCAGTAGTCTAATAAGGAATACATTGCTTCTATTATTACTGCTACACCATTAGCTTCTAATGGTTCAAGAAATCCCGAACTTAGCCCAACTGCTATCACATTGTTTTTCCAATGTAATTTAGATATACCGGGGGTATACGTGAAATTAGCGACCGGCTCTATTTTTTTATTAAATCTTACAGACGCTTCGTCTATGGCTCGATCTAATGTGATACAATCTGGATCAAAAATATATCCATTACCCGATCGATGTTTTAGATTAATATTCCATGACCAACCATGCGGCATAGCGAATGCGTTAGTGGTCAACGAAGGAGAAGAATCAGACCACCATGCTACAACACTGTTTGCCGGAAAAGTTTCGCTGAGATCGATTTGTTCAACTTTTAAAAGTTTATTAATAAGCAATCTAGAAAATCCAGAGCAATCAAAAAACCAATCTCCTTGGATACGTCGGCCATCTTTTAAAATAATTTGAGTTACATCGCCGTCTATACCGCATTCTGCATCTATGTATTCACCTAATACAACTTCTAAATCACGTTCTAGACCGAGATCCTTGAACCATAATGCCGCAGCTCGACTATCGAAATGCCACATAGGATTACAAGGCAAAGGACTATACCGTCCAACCGGAACTTTGTTTTGTCTTATAAGTTCTCCAGAATGAAACATGTGATGCAATGGAACATCGTTTGCTAATACTGTCTTTAGATATATACTGCGAATTTTTTCAGAAAAAACTCTATTTAATGCGATGTCGAGAGTTGGAGCGTTATCTAAAAATCTATCCCAGTTGTCTAGCCATGGTGAGTGATCTGTCTGCATAACGTGAAGGAATTCTGTACCGACCCCGTTCCAATCTACAAATCTTCCACCGAGCTTGGGAGTTGCATTAGTTGCTTTGATAAAATCATCTTTGTTTACATTTATTCTATTTAAAAAATCAGTGAACAATGTATTCCCACTTTCTCCTGCTATAATTGGTGGACGATTGGGATCCTCGATTACAGTTATAGCGAGATCAGGCCAGTATCTTTTAATATATAGTGCTGTGACCCAGCCGGCCGTTCCGCCGCCTAATATGACTATTTTTTTCATATTTGTTTATTAAAATTTATATTTAATCAAAGGAACTCTGTTTTTAAGTATTTCAAGACACTGACGATGCGGAATAGATTCTGTTAAATCTGCATTAAGAATCAGCATCTTTTCAATTTTTTCATCATAATTTTCTCTTAGGTGATCGTTGTAGACTTTTAAAGAATGTTTTTGATCAATTAGCCTAAGACCATGCATTACCTGCATGAAGTTTAAGGTCTTAAACAATAACAGAGGTTCTCTAAAAAAATTATTATCAACATTATTTTTTTTAAAGTATTCTAAATTTTCTTGATTGAAATCAGTGATCTTAAGTGAATTTTTGCACCAACTCCAAAAATCAGTATCGGATCGTTGAGTAAAATAATGTAATTGTATAAAGTCGACAATATTTTCTGCAACTTTTGTTATAAGTTTATTATATTGTCTAGCGGTGCTTTCTTCGCCCTTTGCAAAGTGTGTCATTGCAGATACAAGATTCGCACATTGTTGTATAGTGGTACCAATACTGCTAGCCTCTAATGGTTCAACAAATATACTACTCAAACCAATGACTGCGCAATTTTTAGTCCAGAATTTATCAACATGACCTGCTGCAAATTTAAATTTTTTTCCTACCGTGATATCGTCGATTGATAACTGTGTTTTGTAATGTGCTTTAATTTCTGACACAGCTTCGTCGTCTTTGATGAAACCGTCACAATAAACATATCCATTACCGAAACGATCCTGTGTAGGTATTCTCCAACTCCAACCGCTACTCAATGCTGTTGCTTCTGTATACGACGGAATATTTTCTTGGTATGCAGTTTGAAATGCTATGGCACTATTCATAGGAAGAAATTCGCTTTTATCAACCCATTTCATTCCTAAGTGATGACCTATGACTCTTTTAAAACCAGAGCAATCGATGTAAAAATCATAAACGTAGCTTTGATTATTTTCGTCGATAATCTCGCTTACATAACCTTGTTGATCTACTTTTACTTCCTTGATTATATTATCAACTATTGTGATATTTCTCTCAATACACTTGCGATGCAGAAAATTATTCAATTTCATAGTATCAAAATGAAACTGATTAATATTATCATGTAACGGCTCATAGTGTCTTGATTTTTGACTGCCATCCCCTAGTGTATGTAAAGGATCCCAGTTTTCTCCTATCATCCTGAACCATGTGTACGGAATGTCATTTTTCGGATCTATACCACCAAAGTCTTGTAAAAGACTGTGAAAATAATGTGTGTCATCGCCGTGCCAATTAGTAAATTTTATTCCAATTTTAAATGTAGCACCTGTGTGTTCAAACAATTCATGAAGAGGAATATCACAATATTCTACAAAAAACCTCCAATGTTCTGTAGTGCCTTCGCCAACACCGATAATTCCAATCTGCGAGGATTCGATCAATGTAATTTTTAATTTAGGATATGCTGCACGAAACATCAAAGCTGCAATTAATCCGCTAGTTCCGCCTCCTAAAATGCCCAATGAGTTAATCATTTATATTGTTCTTTGATAAGTTCTATAGTTTTTTCATGAGAGAGAAATTCCCAATTTTTCTCTGATGGTACTCTACTTAGTTCGTTTTCAGTGACTGCTTGCCAGACTCGAAAATCGGACAAGTATTTTTCTTTAATCTTTGTAATATTAAATAATCCTAACCCGTGCATGACCTGTATCCAGTCTAACTCATCGAACAATTCGTAATTATTTTCATGAAAAAAATTCCAGCTTACAAAGTTATCCTTGAAATAATCAACGGTCTCTCTGTTAAAGTCTGTAAGGATCATGTGGTTTTTGCACCAACGCCAAAATTCTGTGTCTGTTCGTTGCCCAAGATAATGTAGCTGCACAAAGTCTAGGATATTTTGATAAACACGATCAAAAGTTTTATTATATTTTTTTTCTATAAAGTTATCTTGATCAGACCAACAAATAAGTGAACTAGCTAGACATTTTATTTGTTCTATAGTAGCACCTATACTGCTGGCTTCTAGCGGTTCGATAAAACTTCCAGACAGCCCGACTGCTACACAATTTTTTATCCAAAATTTATCTATTTTTCCAGGAGTGAAATCGATCACCTTCGCTATTTTAATTTCATCTTTGTATTCGACTTGAAGCTCAGCAATAACCATGTTAATATCAGCAAAATTTTTATTAAACACATAGCCGTTTCCGTATCTTCCCTGTACCGGTGCCTGCCAACTCCACCCGTGCTGCCTAGCGGTAGCAGTTGTAAATGTGCTTATTTTGTTATCTAGAGGAGAAGGAAATGCTATTGCTGAATTTGTAGGAAGATATTTTTGATAAGATTCCCACTTGCTTCCTAAAGATTTATGAATGACTCTTTCAAATCCTGTTGTGTCAATATAAAATTCAAATTGATGATTCTGATTTTCACCTATCAATGTTTGAACAAACCCTTGCTCAGATAATTTAACTTCAACAACTGTATCTAATACAATTTTTATGTTGCGGTCTATACATAATTTTTCTAAAAAAGAATTTAGCTTAAACGTATCAAAATGAAATTGGCCTACCCCTGCTCCCAACGGCCCGGCGATCTTACCTTGGATAGCAAGATCAAAAACAATTTTTTCTGGGTCTACATTATTTGCTACAAAATTCATTAATGTGAACGGTAAGCCAGTATAAGAATCTTGAGAAACAAAATGTTCAGGAAGGCTATGATAAAATATATCATTACCATTTTTCCAATTCACAAACTTTATACCGTGCTTGAATGTTGCTCCTGCATTCACAATTATATCATTAACTGATATGTTTGTGATTTTTGACAAATCGTCCCAGTGTTCGTTTGACCCTTCGCCCACACCAATTGCACCAATCTTATTAGATTTAATCACAGTAATTGGTAATTCAGTGAAACATGCTCTAAGCATTAACGCTGATATTAGTCCTGCATTTCCTGCTCCCAATATTCCAAGCGATCGTATCATGTTAGTCCTAAAATTATAGCTGCGTCTGAGCCTGCACCGGTATTGATTTTACCTGTAGGCAACACATTAAAACTAATAACATGCCTATCAAAATCGTCCACATGGGGCGGAGAATAATGAAATACATAACTGGGAAAAATAATTAAACTGCCTGGAACTGCCATGGTTTTTTCGACAGGTAAATAATCTTTTCTTAAAACTTCTAGCTGTGTCATACTTCTTGGTATTACAGGATCTTCGAATATGGTAGGAGCCCCTGCAGACATGTAATAGATTCCACTGAAAAAACTGTTGGTGTGTTTATGATATGTTTGATGCATGCCTTGATTTTTCAAACTTTGATTATACCAACTGGAGCTGATAGTAAATCTATCGCAATCGTATTTTTGTGAAACTCTTAGTTGTTCCAAGCATACATGAAACCAATTGAATAGTTCTGAAAGTTTTTCATCTCGATGCAATGAAATTTGAAAACTGAGATTGCTGCTGACCTTTGGAGAAATGTTTAACGACTGAATGTGGTCAACAATTTCTGAATGTTGAAATTGCTGCGTGGTAAACCTAAAAAATTCAACGGGAAATAGTTTAATGACTTCCATTTACCATTCAATCCATCCTGTTAATAGATATTTTTCGCCTGACAGTGGAGGATTTCCCCTATGAACATGAGTGTAGGTGGCCGGCCATATGGCTAATGTACCAATCGTAGCAGGAATCCGTATGCTTTGATACAAGAATTCAGTTTCTCCTCCCTCGTCTACTGCGTTTAGGTACAAAGACCAGGCCGCCACTCGAGAACATCTTTCTAAGCCATCCGATTCGAAATGCCAGATGTGATATCCTTCGCCGGGCAATGTTTTTTGTATTTTCATAGAACGCACATGATGTTTTCCAGTTTCGGCTAATACACTATAATGTCTAAGATATGACTCCCAACAGACCCAAAACTTTTTTAAAAACGGATGTAATACTGTAAGGTCCGGAGTCAAGCGCATGGAATCGTCTGATAGTACAAATACAGCTCTATCTTGTTTAATGTGTCCAGGCGATTCGAATCGAGGAAACGATAATTGCAATGTTTCTAAAGCATGATATCTTGCTATAATGTCATTACAGGTGGCTGCATCTACTAAATTATCCCAAGTTGCAATGTCTTTTTGTATTTTCATAAATTCCACTTACGTTGTTCGATAATACTATATATCATATTACTTGGTGCCTTAAAATGAATCATGACGAACTAATACCACTCTTTTCAAAACCTATATTGACATCTAAAATAACAAGTGTAGACGTCGACTTGTCATATGTAAAGTGGGCAAGAAACTATCAAAACTGGATTAGTGAAAGCCAAAATATTTTGAGCACAGCGCCTTTCAACAATATGCTAGACGAGATAAGAAATAAAATTGCTGATTATTTTTACGGTGTTATGCAAGTATCTACAGACACTGAAATTTACATTACAGAATCATGGCTAAACAAAACTGAAACAGGTCAAAGCCATCATAGGCACTGGCACCCAAATTCAATATTATCAGGAGTAGTAACATTATCCGGTGATGCCAGTTCAGGACATTTAAAGTTAATAACCAGCCAGTATGATACTTTAGAATTTCAGGTAATTGATGCATCAATATATAATGCAAAAAGTTGGACTTTTCAATCAACTGCTGGCAACATTATAATTTTTCCTTCTAATATAGAACATTTAGTAGAACCCTATTACGGAAGTGAACCTAGAATTACTCTAAGCTTCAATACTTTCGTTAAAGGAAAAATTAACAGTCTGCCATTGACACAATTACACATATGAGTCTTAAATCAATATCTTCCTTTCCGCCAGTAATTTTTCGAGATCATTTTGATTTTACAGACAGGCATCTTGCAGCCGCTTACGAAATTCTGCAGACTGCCAACAACTCTGTCACTAACTTAGAGATAGGTGATGCTCAAAGCACAGTATCAAATCAAAATAACGCTCCACATAAACATAAGGATTTTTTAGATTTTTTTTTATGGTTAGAAGAAAAAAGCAAACTTATAATTTGCGAATGGAAACACGACACTAACAATCAGTTTTATGTTGGCAATAGTTGGATTAATCGTCACGGTAAAACTGGAGAAACAATACCACATAATCACGGATTCAGTGTGTTAAGTTGTGTAGCTTATATTTCACTGCCGCATGCATCAGGCTTTACACAATTTCAAGACCCCCACTATAATTTTAAAAATTTACATGAAGTTTCTAATCTCCAAGAATACTATTCAGTTCCGGCACAACAAGGAGATGTTTTGTTTTTTCCGGGATGGTTGATGCATAAATCCGAAAAAAGTACCAGTACTGAAGATAGAATAATTTTATCTGCAAATTTTGTGAACTTTACACATACTCAGCACTTTACCTTTGGAAGTATTCAAAAATAATCTACACCACGGTTAAAACTTACTAAATTTATGCAAATAATATTTGGATAAATAACGTTTAACAAACTTGGAATCACAATGGCTAAAATACCTGTTCTCGATAACATTAGAATAATTCCTAAAGAATCCGAATTTCTTAATAGAAAGGTTGGAGCTAGAGGAGAAATATTCTATGATAAAGATACTAATACTCTCCGCTTATACAATGGACAATCCCAAGGTGGCATTTCGCTGGCAAAAGGCGATCTCACCAATGTTTCTAACGCTGCATTTCTTGCCAAAGCTAATTCAGCAGGATTCAGCGGCGGAGTTCAAACAGGAGTGGCTGGCAAAATAGCCTACTATCCTTCAAATGGTTCGCAGGTCAACGACTTAACTGCTTTGACATGGCTAGATGACAGCACAAATACTTTGGTGTTATCGGGTGTGATAGATATCACAGGCCAAAAAAATCGTATAAGATTCCACTGGGATACGCTAGCAGATCTCAACGACGAAGTTTCGCCTGTAGATTATCACGGCATGGTAGCACATGTACACGATACGGGAAAATTGTATTATGCTCATGCAGGTGCTTGGGTACCTGTGGCCAGCGAATCTAGTTTGCCTAATTCATTTAGCACTGTGGTTGTTGCAGGACAGAGCTCTGTGATAGCTGATTCAACTACAGATACACTAACACTAGCCGCCGGCTCTAATATTACTATTACCACCAATGCTGGCACAGATACCATAACTATTAATTCAACAACCAGCACAGGTAGCATCACGTTTGTAGGAACCACAATAGATTCCGCAGACAGTTCCACTATTACATTTACACCTACAGTGGCTTTTGATTCAGATGTTGTGGTAGGTAATGAAATTGTGTTCGCAGACGGTACAAGGCAATCGACCACAGCCGTAGGAGTTCCCGGACCACAAGGACCTCAGGGTCCTGCAGGCGCCACAGGAGCAGGTACCGGAGATGTAGTTAGTTCGGGCGGCGGATACGTTGATAACGCTATCGTACGCTACGATGGCACTACAGGCACCATCATTCAAAATAGTTCTGCCACTATATCAGACGCTGGATTATTGACAGCTACTAATTTTAGCGGTGGAGGTGCAGCACTCACTGCCTTAAATGCCACCCAATTAACTTCAGGCACCATACCTGATGCACGTTTCCCAGCCACACTACCTGCAGTAAGCGGAGCGAATCTCACAGCATTACCTGCAACGCTGCCAGCCGCCAGCGGTGCGAATCTCACTGCATTGAACGCCACTGAACTTACCAGCGGCACAGTACCTGTGCTTAGACTAGGGGCGTCTGGCACTAGAGATGCTACCACATTCTTAAGAGGCGACAATACCTGGGCGGTGGTCGCAGGAGGCGGTGGAGCCTCTGATAGTTTTAGTACTATTGCTGTAGCCGGCCAATCAAGCGTGGTGGCAGATTCCAGCACAGATACATTGACCTTGGTAGCAGGCACAGGTATTACCATCACCACCAATGCGGGCACGGATACGATAACTATCACCAACAGCGGCAGTGCGTCTGATAGTTTCACTACCATAGCCGTGACCGGTCAGAGCAACGTCGTAGCAGATTCCGCTACGGACACCCTGACACTGGCAGCAGGTTCGGGTATTTCTATAACTACGGATGCCGGTACAGACACGGTTACAATTACCAATACGGTCGCTGCAGGTGCTACCGCGTTCACGGGGCTCAGTGATGCCGCTGGTTTAACCGTAGATCAATTTTATCTGCCCGCTATCACGATGTTGAACGTGACAAATAACGGAGCCTCGGCCTATAGATTCGATCAGTATGGTACCACAGACGATCCTACCATATATGCTCTTAACGGTGCTACCATCGCTTTCAATCTCAATGTCGGAGGTCATCCTTTCTTGATCCAGGACAACACGGGAAATAATTATAACACGGGTCTAGTGCATGTGACCACTGGCGGAACAGTGACCACGGGAGCTTCTGCACAGGGCAAGACCTCAGGCACATTGTATTGGAAGATTCCTGATTCTATATCAGGTAATTACAGATATCAATGTTCTGCACATGTTGCTATGGTGGGAACGATAACTATCAAAAACTTTGGCAGCATCTAATCAGAGAACTACTCTATGCTTTTCAGCTTGCTGTCTAGTTTTTTTCTAAGAGTCAAGATGTCCTGCTTCATGTCCGCGCCCATCGACGGCATCTGTTTGGTGTAGATCATTTCCATGTGCATGGTATCTAGTTTTCTAACCTCAGCGACCAATTTGTTCAGCAGCTCTTTGACTTCTCGTTTGAACTCACCTTCTGGAATCTGTTCGATCTTGGCCAGATACCGTTCGTGATCTTGTTGAAATCTACTAGATTTCTGTAGTAGGCTTGACATTTTCTAACTCCATAATAGTTTCAATTTTGATTCTTATAACTTGATTGTTCAGCGTGGTTTTCAAACCCAGGTGTAGTTGTTTAGGAAGATCATCTAGATCGGCCCAGCACACAGTTCGCGCAGCAGAGTTCAAAAACTCTTGATCCACCACACACACATAGGTGCCGTATTCAAATCCTCGATCCTCTGACAGGTACAGTTCAATAGGCAGTATCCTACCTGAGGCATAATCTTTGAGCAGAGGAGCACTGTCTTCCAACAATGGTCCCGACCTCACGAAAGTGGGCACGGTCCATCGTTGATCCTCAAGGATCAACAGTATTCTACCTGTGGTTTTGGCTAAAAATAGCAGTCCGGCACGCTGTTGCATGTGATACTTAGCGTCAGACCATCCTGAAGTTCCAACGTCCTGGCGCATACTCGCCTTCAAAGGCCTTGAGCCATTGCGAGCCGTCCCATTTGTATTTGATACCTGTGCGGATGTTTTGGATATAGGTCGCTGTGAAATCTTGGCCGGCAACAGCAGCATCTTGTAAAGTATTATCATCGGGATCCCATATTGTAGACCAGGTAGCTCCAGTCCATTCAATAATCGAATTTGCTTTTATAATAGGATCTGTGCCGTCCTGGTTATCCCATGACGAATCGTCGTTGCTAGGGTCTCTCCAAGCCTGCGGTCCGCGATAAGGCACATTGGTACTATCTGCAGGATTACTAGGGTATTCGATGAATCCCCCACGATTCGCACTGTTGTTAACATCATCTAACATTAGAAATCTCAAACCTACAGGAATACCAGCATGATTACCATAAACTTCTAGAGGATTGTACTTGTAGGGATCGATGATAGCATCTACTGTGCCTCTAGTTTCTATAGCACTTGCTATGTCTGTGTTAGCAGGATATGTATCCGGATCTAGAGTCACAGCCAACACAGTTCTGTCTAGAGGATTGATCACAAACGTGCCAACGATTTCACTGTCATCCTCTTTGAGGAAAAACACATCGCTACCCGGAACGTATCCGCCCTGCACTTCTAGGATTCGATCCCATTCTAAGGGCTCGCCATTTTTATATTCCTGTTGATCAAGTCCCAATGACAGCACCGCCGAGTCAGGATTTACTAGAGTTAGGTCATATTGATTATCTGTGAGATTACCTGTGTTGGATTTGAACAGCAGCACACGGTATCTATTAGTGGTTGTAGTAAATGCACCTCTGGCACGATTGTATACCAAACTCTCTAGATCTACTATGTCACCGCTTTCCATAAACACATTTGAAATTACACTTTGAACAATACCTAATTTTTTAACTTTTGCAGGAGCAGTGATGTATATTGGAATTTCAAAGTCTAAGGTACAGATATCTATTTCACTTTCTGCGCCAGCTGGAATAGTTCTTGAGGTAAAATTAGTGCTGGTAAGATACAGTGAACTGAGACTGGTCCAATCTAGATAATTGTCCGTGGTCTGCAGTTCCAAACTGGGGTTAAACAGCACCAAGATCTGTTCCAGCAGTTGCAGTTTTTGATCGGTATTTGAAGTCCATATGTCCGCTTTCATGGTCATCTTGAAAGGTGTTGGCGCAAGTCTTTCTACTGTGTAATTGCCGCCCTGCACATTCTGATACTCTCTGGTTCCGCCGGCATCTGTGAATCTGCGTTCTCTCACATGCACCTTAGAAACAAACGTAGGATCACTGAGCCTAGAAGTATCCATTTCCAAGGCACTGATATAACAGCTGATCTTGGGCACAGACGGCATTTTATTTTCTGAATTTTCTTTTATGATAGCAGCTACCTGGCGAGTCATGTCACCATAGCTCACAGGCACACTGATCTCATCACCATTGCCTGCTTTGTATTTGAAACCTATGAACACACGCATGAACTGCGTGACATAGCGCCTTATTTGCCCATCATAGAAAAAATCCATTATTCGTCCGCCTGTGGTCTAAGTGCCTTGGTAAGGCTTTGTTTTTCTTCAGTCACATGACCATCTATGGTAGTTACTGTGGTGTTGTTTACGAATGTGGCCTTTTGTGTCTGGCGAATATCTTTGCCAGCATAAGTGTCACCTGCACCCACATCACTAGCACCGAGATTGTTCATAGTCATACGTACATTGTCCTCAAATTTGCGCCATCTAGATCCGTCGAATCTGAATAGTCTATTAGGCAAGTAATCTGTTCTGAGTGCAAACTGTCCCACAGTGGGGTTAATAGGAAATGCAATGCCTGCGGTAAACGGAGCACCGTTGGGAGGCACACCATCACGAGTGAGGTATCCATTATATCCGTCGCCGTCTGCGGGCATCAATACAGAACTAGCAGTTTGTCCTACGTAAACAGGATTGCCGTCTGCATCAAACAACGGTGTGCCATCTATGTCAGTGGCCTGTGTCTCAGCATCTACGGTCACAGCAGAGGCATCTGTTGATGCTATTTCGGCAGTACCGTCGTCTGTTCTCTGTAAGGTATAGAACTTGCTGGTATCATAACCACTCTTAGGAGCGTCTGCTTCTGCTTGATTTAACACAGCCGAAGTGATCTGCATTTCTTTGTTGTAGGTCGAGATGATATCTTTCAGCGTGTCTGCTATTGCATAGTAGGTTACATTAGGTGGTGCAGTTCCGGTGACTTCTTGAACGACTTCATACTTCTTACCATCGGCACCAGTAACAATATCACCGGGATAGTATGTGATATTTGCATTATAGGTTCCCTTGTCTGCATCTGTGTTGGCGATACCATCTAAGATCTGTTTGTATTCTTGGCTGTCTACCAATGGTTTGCATTTGGCTCGATACAGATGTGGATACCAGGTGACAGAAAATCCTTCGGCAGCTCTAGAAACTTCTTCAATGACATAGAATCTTTTCAATGCATACTGCAGATCATTCAGAGCATACTCGTCAGTGAGATGCGGCAGTTCTATCACATCCCCTGCTATGATTTTACGACCAATTTTTTCCACAGTGTCTGTGATATGGAAGGTGATGAAAATAGTGTCATTCTGTAGAAACAGTCCAAATTGGCTGAGATTAAAATCTATGTCTGAAAGATTATATACACCCCTGAGCAGGTAAATGTCTGGATCATATTTGCGATCACGATTTTCTAAGAACAATAGATCCTGTATGTTGAAAGGGTCGTCTGTGTTGTATGTGGGCGTCGAGGGAGTATTGCCCTGCACAGCGGTATCGGGCCCAAGATATTTGTGCACCAGCACATCCGTGCCGCCAACCTGGAACATTTCCCAGATGGTTTTATCTATAAATCGGTAATCATTGCCCTTTTGGGGCCTGTATAAACTTAGTCTTGGCATGGTCATATATTTACCGCTACCGATAAATACTATCATGAGCACAACTGATCAAGCAAAACAACAGGTTTTTGACTACTGCAAGGCCATGCTGGGCGACGGCATGATCGACATAGAACTAGATCCTATACATTACGAAACTGCACTGAATCGCAGCCTCGCTGTGTTTAGGCAGCGCAGTGATAACGCTGTAGAGGAAAGTTATTGTTTTCTCACACTAACTGAAAGCAACAACGAATACATCCTACCCAAAGAAATACAACAGGTCAGACAGATATTCCGTCGTTCAGTGGGATCTAGAACGGGCAATGGCACAGGTGGAACGGTGTTTGAACCATTCAATTTAGCCTATTCCAATACCTATCTGTTAAGCTCGACTAACATGGGCGGTTTATTGACCTATGAACTTTTTGCGCAGTATCAAGAACTAGTGGGTAAAATGTTTGGTAGTTTTATTAATTTCACTTATCATCCTCAATCTCATAAGTTAGTCATTCATCAACGTCCTAGAGGTGAAGAGTCGGTGATGTTACAGGTATACAATACCAAACCCGATTTCGCGATCGTCGATGATGTTTATTCTGGGCAGTGGATTAAAGATTACAGTCTAGCTAATTGTAAAATGATGCTAGGACAAGCTCGTGAAAAATTCGCGCAGATCGCAGGACCCCAGGGCGGATCCAGTCTTAACGGTGCTGCTATGAAAACTGAAGCTCAGGCCGAAATGGAAAAACTCACAGACGATTTGATGAAATTGGTTCCGGGCGGTTCTGGCTATACCTGGATCACCGGTTGACCTTATAAAATCTCTTATGCTATAATATCCTTAATCGGAGGATATTATGATTATAGGTATTTGCGGATTCATTGGCAGCGGCAAAGACACAGTCGCTGACTATCTAGTTAACTTCCACGAATTTAGACGCGAGTCTTTCGCCAGCACTCTAAAAGATGCTGTCAGCGCAGTGTTTGGATGGGACCGGACACTGTTAGAAGGTCGCACAGCACAGGCACGTGAATGGCGCGAACAGGTAGATCCATGGTGGGCAGAAAGACTAGACATGCCTACACTGACTCCGCGGTGGGTGCTGCAATACTGGGGTACAGAAGTCTGTCGCAAAGCATTTCATGACGACATATGGATCGCCAGCTTGGAAAACAAACTGCGCAATTCACAGGATCATGTGGTAATCAGTGACTGTCGTTTCCCTAATGAAATTGCCAGCATACGCAATGCAGGTGGCAGAATCATCTGGGTAAAACGTGGTAAGTTACCTGAGTGGTATGATACCGCTGTGGCAGCTAATCAAGGCTACAATTGGGCACATCAGGATCTCAAAATGCGTAAGATACATGCTTCGGAAACTGCTTGGGTAGGCACAGAATTTGATCATGTTTTGATTAACGATCACAGCATAGACGAGCTCTACGACACGGTGAGATCAATAATCAGCAACGAGATCTCCCTGTCTCCAAGCAATTCCCTCTTTGCTCAGAACGCCAGCACAGTTTAGGCATATGGTTTTGAGATTCGCAGGACGGCAGTTGTCTAGATTACTGTCTATGTGAAATACTCTGAATACTTCTACGTGCGGTGACCTAAAGCCGCATTTCTCACACTGCGATTTCATCTTGTAGCCGCTGCGTAACCATCTAGGTACTCCTGTGTATACACCGTGTGCCATGCATATTTCACAAAGACTTCTGTAGTAGGTCTTGGAATTTTTCTTGTAGTTCACAGCACATGGCCTTACACCACACTTACACATTGGTCTCATAAAGATATTTAACGTATCTATACCTTTTCCACCCCTTTTATCCTGATATTAACCATCCATTTTTACACTTGGCGGCTAAATATTATGAGCAACTATTACCAGGAGAAAATGGGATGGCACTACAATCACCAGGCGTAGAAGTTACGGTAATCGACGAGAGTTTTTATACACCAGCAGAACCTGGTACCACACCTCTTATCGTAGTAGCAACAGCGCAAGATAAAACCAATGGTGCAGGCACAGGCACTGCATTAGGTACCACAGCGGCCAATGCTGGCAAGGCCTTTAAGATAACCAGCCAGCGAGAACTAACAGAAACATTTGGTGTTCCATTCTTTGAGAAAACAGCCAGTGCTACTCCTGTACATGGTTCAGAGCGCAACGAATACGGACTGCTTACAGCCTACAGTTTATTAGGTGTAAGCAACGCTGCTTTTATTGTAAGAGCAGATATTGATCTAGATGAACTAGAAGCACAGACTGACGCCCCGGGAGCGAATCCCACGAACGGCCAGTGGTGGATTGATACACAGGCCACAACCTGGGGTATTCAAGAATGGAACGGTGCTGCTGCTACAGTAGCAGGCGGACAAAAATTCACATACAAAGTTCCACTAGTATTAACAGACGCAGATTTTCCATCGAAGATCGATGGCAATGCGCCGAAAGCAGCGGTAGGTCAGATAGGTGACTATGCTGTGGTTTTCCGCACAGTAGAAGGTGACACTTCATTTGGTGCAGAAGAAGAATATGCAAGGATCTATTATAAATCAGCAGGTAACGGTGGAATTGGTGGCGGCGGAACTGGTGTCGATGCAGGCGAATGGGTACTAGTAGGTTCTAACGAATGGTCGGCCAGCTGGCCAGTGGTTAACGGTACAGCAGTCAGTGGGTCAGTCACTTACAATTTTTATGTCAACAACAGTCTAATCAGCGGTTCAGGAACTACTGCAGCTATAGCCACAGCTATTAATGCAGCGAATATCCAAGGTGTAAATGCACAGGCTATTAGTGGCAGATTGTATATCTATTCCGATGGTCGTTCAGCAGCTGATGGCACCCCTGGTGATTCATCAGGCCCAGACGGTCGTGTTCTACTTGAGGACGGAACCACGGCTCTCAGCGCACTAGGTATCACAGCAGGCGTATATCTAAGCCCACGGCTAGCACAGCAGCCTCATACATCTATACCTAGCTACAAACGTAGTGAAAACACAGATACAGTTGGCGGCGCAGCAACAGGCAGTGTATGGATCAAAACCACAGAACCTAACAATGGTGCTCGTTGGAGAGCCAAGCGTTGGAGTTCAGCTACACTATCGTGGGTCAGCTACGAAGCACCAATATATGACGACACCGCAGCAGCCTTATTTTATCTAGATCGCAGCGGCGGTGGCGCAGGCATTGCAGAAAATTCATTGTTCACACAGGCCAATGCCAAAGAAACATCAGGATTTGATACGACTCCTACCACAGTGACATTTAGACTGTGGCGTAGAAACATTGGTGTTGGTGCAGCTACCAGCATCACTAGTAACATTATCAAAGCCGGCACGATTTCAGCAGGTGCTAAAACATTTACTATCAGCGAATCATTAAAGACCACGTTGGCACTAGACACAGCTAAAAACATTTCATTTACCGCTGTAGGTACCAGCGCAGATGCAGATCTTATAGCGGCAGCTATCAACGCAGCAGGATTCACAAACATTGTGGCTTCAGTAACAGAAGTTAGTGCCACGTCAAATAGAGTTGTTATCAGTCATACACTGGGTGGTGATTTTAGGCTAGCAGATAGTTCTGGCACAGCAGTTGCTAGTATGTTCACTGCCTACAACATAGATACCTTGGCAGGTACAGAAAACTTCTACGAAGCACAATCTGCAGTAGGCGGATACTTAGCATCTGGTTGGAAACCACTGGCAGCCACAGATCCGAGATTCGCTGCTTCTGGTGATGAACCATTAAACGAACCACAAGACGGACAGTTATGGTACAATCCTAATTTCTCAGAAGTAGATCTAATGGTACACAACGGCAACACCTGGGTAGGATATCGTCATTCCACAGCACCTTACTATGAGGCAGCTACAGCAACACTAAGAGCAGGATACCTGCCTATAGTCGCAGCTTCAAATCCGTACAAGAGCGGCGTCACAGCCAATGGTGATATATGGATCAGCACAGCAGACCTTGAAAATTATCCAACCATTTACAGATACAACACTAATCTAAGTGACATAGCTGATCTTTCACAGCGTTGGGAACTGGTAGACAAAGCAGATCAGACCACAGAAGAAGGTGTGTTGTTTGCAGATGCACGTTGGAATACCGCAGGTACTTCAACAGAGGCCAGCACCATAGAAGATCTAATTACCAACAACTTCTTAGATCCAGATGCTCCGGATCCTGCACTATATCCCAAAGGCATATTGTTATGGAATCTACGACGCAGTGGAGGCAATGTCAAACAGTATCAAAACAACTACATTGATACCACTGCTGACAATCCAAGAACCAGCGCAGCTACGCTGTCGGGTTCAGCATTCGTCAGCGGCAGCGGACAAAGCATGGAAACTTATGCTACAGACCGTTGGACCACAGCTTCAGGTAACAATGAAGATGGTTCAGGCTCGTTTGGTCGCAAAGCACAGCGCAAGGTAGTAACACAGGCCTTGAAGAGTGTGGTTGACACCAGCCAAGAGATACGTGACGAAGAACGTCGTAACTTCAATATTATAGCTGCTCCTGGTTATCCAGAACTGTTGAGCAATCTAGTGAACCTAAATATAGATCGCGGTGTTACTGCGTTTGTGGTAGGCGACACTCCGTTGCGTTTGGCTTCAGATGCTACATCATTGACCACATGGGGTACCAATGCTAATCTAGTCACAGACAACGGTGATGACGGTATTGTTACCTATGATGAGTATTTGGCAGTTTATTATCCAAACGGATTTACCACTGACCTCGCTGGGGCACCTGCAGTAGTTCCAGCCAGCCATATGATGTTGAAGACTATCACACTCAGCGACAATGTCAGCTTCCCATGGTTTGCTCCGGCAGGAACACGTCGAGGTGGAATCACTAATGCCACAGCAGTTGGTTATATTGACGCTGCCACAGGCGAGTTTCAAACAGTTGCGCTAAATGAAGGACAGCGTGATACACTGTACGATCTAAAAGTTAATCCTATTCCATTCTTCAACGGAATAGGACTGGTAGCACATGGTCAAAAGACTCGCGCAAGAAATGCTTCAGCGTTGGATCGCATCAACGTAGCACGTCTAGTGGTATACCTACGTAGTCAATTGAACAAGTTGGCTCGTCCGTATATCTTTGAACCCAATGACAAAATCACACGTGATGAAATCAAACAAGCTGTAGAAAGTCTGTTGTTAGAACTAGTAGGACTAAGAGCACTCTACGACTTTGCGGTTGTCTGTGACGAAAGTAACAACACACCGTCAAGGATAGATCGCAACGAACTGTATGTTGATATCGCAATTGAACCTGTGAAGGCTATAGAGTTCATTTACATTCCGTTACGTGTCAAGAACACAGGAGAAATTTAAAAATGGCAATTACATCACTGAATAATTTAGGTATCCCAACCACAAACGCAGCTGGCAGCACCCAGGTGTTGTTGATGCCTAAATTAAAATATCGCTTTAGAGTAACACTGTTGGGTTTTGGAGTTGCCGCTGCCACAGAACTTACCAAGCAGGTACAGGACGTGACCAGACCCAAAGTGTCATTTGAAGAAATGACGCTGGATGTCTATAACTCCAAGGTCAAGTTGGCTGGCAGATACACACTAGAAAACATCACATTGACCTTGCGTGATGACGCCAGTGGTCAAGTACAAAAACTTGTGGGACAACAGATCCAGAAACAATACGATTTCATGGAACAGGCGTCCGCTCGTTCAGGTATCGACTACAAATTTACCACACGCATAGAAGTCTTAGACGGTGGTAACGGCACACTAGTTCCAGAAACTCTAGAAACATTTGAACTCTATGGATGTTTTGTGCAGAACGCAGACTACGGCGAAGCCAACTATTCAACCAATGAACACATGACAGTGGCACTGATTATCGCCTACGACAATCTATCACAGTTTGCAGCAGGTGCAGCAGCTACAAGTGCAATTGGTGGTATCGGTGCAGCAGTAGGACGTACTTTAGGTGCAGCCGTAACAGGCGCTTCAACCGCACAGGGATAATTAACCCTGTATCAAAAAAAGCTCGATTATTTCGAGCTTTTTTTGTGACATAAATATTTGTATGGCAAACTATTTCACACGATTTCTCACTGGTGTCGGCGAAGGCTTATTGACTCCCAAAGGACAGAGCGCAAACTGGCGTCACGCTACCAAGCTGTTCATAGATGGCAACATGCGGCTGGCTCCTCGCACCAAGTTCAACTACTATGTGAGATTTGAGATTGATAAAAGTGTGATGCGAGTTCCAGCATTTTCTAATAAACATCACGATGAAGTTGGATTACTTGTAAAAACTGCAGAACTGCCCAAATATAATTTTGATAGTGTGGTAAAAAACCAGTACAATAGAAAAAAAATAATCTATAAAAATTTCAATTACGAACCAGTAAACATCACCATGCATGATGATGCTACCGGAGTTATCAGTGCCATGTGGGCTGTGTACTATGGATATTATATTGCCGATAGACAACTTCCAGAATCAGCTTACTCTGAAACCAAATATCGTGCAGCTGATACACCAAAAGATAATTTTCGATATGGTATGGACAACAACGTTACCGCTGGTTTTTTTAAATCTGTTAGTATCTATACTATGGCTCGTAGAAGATTTCTGGGCTATACATTGATTAATCCAAAAATTAAAACTTGGAGCCATGGCAACATGGATTACTCTGCTAGCGAATTCGCAGAAAGCACAATGACTTTAGAGTATGAATCAGTGAAATATTCAGCAGGTCAGGTAGCCTATAATAGTCCTAAAGGATTTGCAACACTGCACTATGATTCAGTACCAAGTCCTATATCAGTAGCAGGCGGCGGCGTTGCTACACTTACCGGAGAAGGTGGGGTATTAGATGGCCTTGAACAGATATTTGGTAATCTAGGATCAGGTGCAGCCTTCAACAGTCCGGGCGGATTTCTCAGCACAGCAATAGCGTCAATCAACACCTATAAAAATATCAAGTCATTGTCATCGGCACAATTAAAATCTGAAGCTATTAATATACTCAGCAATCCGGGTAATATTTCCTCAGCTATCAGCACCGTAGGTGGAGTAGTAGGCGCTGTGTTTCCTAAAAGTGCTAATCGTTCACCTTCTACCTCAGCAACCCAAAGACCCTTGGTAGGAGACTTCCCTTCAGGTCCAGGAAATCAAGCATAACATGGCCACTAATTTACCCGCATTTGAAATCCAAGACAGTGCCGCAGGCACCAAGCTGTATTTTGATACCTACGGTGAAGCTGCACTGGAGTTCGCAGCCAACGACGTTACTGCTGCTGTGAGTTTTTTTACCGGTGCAGGCTTTGATTCGGACGCAGCAGGTACCGTGGCTATGACTCTGTTACGACAGGCCAAAATCGATGCTACTCCTATCTCACAGATCTTAGACACACTTACAGGAATGAACAAAAACAACCTCAGCCAATTAGTTGGAGAGATACTAAACAACAATCGAGTACCTACCAGCCTTTTAGGTTTTAGAACGTCAGATATTAAACCTAATCAGACTAGAAACATAGCTGCATAATGGGCAAATTTGCACAGGGTAGATTTGAAATGAAAAATCCTGCCAAGTACGTGGGGTTAAAAACTCCATTGGCTCGCAGCTCGTGGGAGTTTGTGTTCATGCGGATGTTGGATGAACATCCAGGTGTACAGAATTGGGCATCAGAAAGCATCAAGATACCCTATAGAGATCCCCTAACTGGTCGCAGCACCATATATGTGCCAGATTTTTTTATCGTATATCAAGATAAAAAAGGAGCAAAGCATGCAGAAGTCGTGGAGGTAAAACCTTCTAATCACGCCTTTAGAGAAGCTGTGGGTAAGAGTCAATACAATCAACAGCAGTATGTGAAAAACATGGCCAAATGGGAAGCTGCTAATGCTTGGTGCAAGCAACAGAACATCAAGTTCCGTGTGATTAACGAAACAGACATTTTCCATCAGGGCACAAAACGAAGATAAGTACGATATGACCAAAAGACTTGAAGAATTATTGAATCTCGAAACCACCGAATCTCTAGCAGAAGCGCCAGTAGAACCGCCCACACACGAACAGGTGCAGAGCCTAGATGATAGTTATCGTAGAGTAGCAGAAATCACTAGAGGACTGCCACAGATCAAAGAATTAGATGAGTTAGATGATCGAGAACTGGACGAGTTGGCCAAAAAAGCAGAAGCTGCCTATGATGATCTCATGGATCTGGGCATGAACGTAGAAGTTCGTTATGCTGGTCGTATCTTCGAAGTAGCTGCAAGCATGATGGGCAATGCGATTACTGCTAAAACCAACAAAATAGATAAAAAACTCAAAAGCGTAGATCTACAACTGAAGAAGCTGAAAATAGACAATGACGCAGGCAATGAACAGGACGGAGTGATCAACGGTGCAGCATATGTGATCACAGACCGCAATGAGCTGCTGAAAAAATTAAGCGGAAAAGCATAAATACTCATATGAAAACTTTTAAAGAATATCTCACTGAAAACAAAAAAGCCTACAGCTTCAAGGTAAAAGTTGCTGGTGAGGTTCCTGAAAATTTCCAGGAAAGTCTCAAAACCAAGCTAGAACGCTGCAAGGTCATAACCTTTGAAAAGATGAGCACAACGCCTATACAAAAACTTCCGTTGGATTTCCCAAACAAAAGCAACATGGAAGTTACAGTGTTTGAAGTGGTCACCGAATATCCCATAACACCTCCAGAAATCGCAGAGATGATCAAGAATTCCGGCATCACCGAAGACTGTTTCCGTGTGCGTGGCAGCAGCGAGCCAACAGAAATGGATCAGCTGCTAATGGACAATGAGCCTACAGGAGATGCACTGTTAGATGAACAGGACATGGAAAAGGGCACAGGAAAAATCAAACACAAAGACTATTTTGGTGATGATTTCAACAAGAGTTTCTTAAAAGATTTGAACAAAGCTGCCAAAGATCGCAAGAAGGATGGTATCAACGTAGAATACAAACTGCCCAAGGGCAAACAAGACAAAGCAGGTGCTCGAAGCGCCTTAGGGAGTTAATACATGGATTTCAATCAATTAATGGCACGCATGCGTGAACTAGATCAACCTACAAATGAAGGAGGTTGCGGCATGGATGCGCCAATGGCACCGCCAATGTCTTCGCCGATGAGCATGCCCAAACCAGACACACCACCACCTTCAATGAGCATCAATCTAAATGCCCAGGGCATGGACAACATCGAATCATTGATGAAGCTGGTAACTAAGGTTAATCCTGACATGGACAAACCTAATCTTCCACCATTGCCCAGCATGGGCGCCGAACCCAGCATCATGAGCATCAAGCCTAGCATGCCCACATTAAAAATGTTATCAGATCTCGACAGCGAAGAAGGTCCAGAGATCAAAGGTCTTGATCAAGATAAAGATGGTGATCATGACATGGATGATCATGACATGGAAAAGAAAGATAAAGAAGAAGGCAATGCATACGGCATGGCTGTACAAAATACTCCTCCTGGCGAAGAAATTAAAATCAACGGCAAAGGTACCGGAGATATCAAAAAAGGCGATAAAGAAGAAGCATTTGGTAACAGCGTGGCAGATTCTGAGCCGACCTATAAAACCATCGATGACATCATGAACAAGGGCGACGATCTAAACAGACCAAAGAAAAGCTTCAGCGGCAAACCATATCGCGGCGACAATCCTATGGCAGCCGGAGCATATGAAAGCAAAGAACAACTACGAGCCGGTATACGTGCAGAACTCATGCAACGTTTGGCAGAAGCTAAAGGAGCGAAATAATGTCAGGATTTAAAATTTCAACTGAGTCATTACGTCCAGAGTTTTATCAGGTTGTATTGACATTAAGTGGGGGCACAGGAACGTATCCTACAGCCGACGGCAACACCAACGGTGCAGTTTATCCACAAGATCATAGTGCATTTGCAACCAAACCAACTACGCTAGCAATTGGTCGTCGTGTGGCTAGAGGACAACAAAGATTTTTAGCCATCATCGAAAATTTACAAAAATATGCAGATGCACAGATACAAGATGTGCAGTTCACTAGTGCGGGTGCTACTGTGGCGGATAATCAACCGCAAACCGTGACATTCACAGTGAGATATGATCGAGCAGGTGCCGCAGCAGCTTCAACCACAGAAGGTGTGTTAGGTGGCACACGATCAGAGATTGGATCTCCATATCAATTCACTCCTACCACAGGTGGTGCTGTAACTGTAGATACCACTGCCAAAGCACTACGCTATCAAATTGGTCAGGCGATTGGCAGAACCAACCACGTTAAGAGCATGCGGGTGTTTGATGGTACACAGGGTGCTGAGATCCAAGAATCATTAACTGTAACTTTACCAGACTCCATTGCAGATATTTATGATGATGTAGCTGTAACACTAGTTGATGCAGCAGAAACCATAGACAGTTAATAAATTCAACACAATCAAATAGGCTCTTAGGAGCCTATTTTTTTCAGTAAATAAACATATGGGAAAATCACTCGACGGCGTACTGATTAAAAAGGCTCACGCTCAGACCAAATACACAATGGATGAGGTCAAGCATCTTGAAGCCTGCTTGGATCCTGTTACAGGACCTTTGTATTTCTGCACCAATTTTTTAAAGATACAGCATCCAACTCGTGGCGCTATTAATTTCGAACCCTACGAATATCAAGAAAGATTGATAAAAAGCATACACACCAATAGACAGTGTGTAGCCATGCTGCCTCGCCAGATGGGCAAGACCACCTGTGCCACTGGTTATCTATTATGGTACACAATGTTCATACCAGACTGTCAGGTATTGATAGCTGCACACAAATATGAAGGTGCCAAAGACATCATGGATAGATATCGATTTGGCTACGAAAATCTACCAGACTTCGTACGTGCAGGCGTTTATTCCTACAATAGAAACACCATCGAGTATGACAACGGTGCAAGGATACAGGCCACTACGACTACTGAAAACACAGGTCGTGGGAAATCTCTTTCTCTAATATACTGTGATGAGTTTGCATTTGTGCAGCCACCTGAAAAGGCCAAAGAGTTCTGGACTGCGTTGAGTCCCACATTGGCCACTGGCGGTAAGTGTATAATCACATCAACTCCAAACTCAGACGAAGATCAGTTTGCGATTATATGGGCCGAGGCCAACAAACGTTTTGATGAGTTTGGTAACGAAGCTGATGTGGGACAAAACGGATTTGCTTCATATACAGCTCATTGGTCGGAGCATCCAGATCGAGATGATGCCTGGGCCAACCAAGAAAGATCTAAAATTGGTGAAGAACGTTTCCGCCGTGAGTTTGAATACGAATTCTTGATCTTTGATGAAACCCTAATCAACTCTGTGAAACTGGTTGAGCTCGCCGGCTCAGATCCTGTGATGACCATGGGACAGACACGCTGGTACAAGGACGTAGACTACAAGGCCACTTATCTAGTGGCTCTAGATCCCAGCCTAGGCACTGGTGGAGATTATGCTGCTATACAGGTCTATGAAATGCCTACAATGACCCAAGTAGCAGAATGGCATCACAATCAAACCCCAGTCCAACAGCAGGTCAAACACATGCGAGAAATACTGAGATACATACACGACCGTGGAGAGGAACAGGGCGGTATACCACAGATCTATTATTCAGTGGAAAACAACAGCCTCGGTGAAGCTGCGTTGATAGTGATCAACGACATAGGCGAAGAAAACTTCCACGGACTGTTTCTCAGTGAACCCATACGCAAAGGACACATACGCAAGTTCCGTAAAGGATTCAACACCACGCACCGTTCAAAGATCACTGCCTGCAGTCAATTAAAAAATCTCATCGAAACTAATAAAATGAGTTTGAAATCAAAGCCCTTGATTTCAGAACTCAAGAACTTTGTGGCCACAGGGTTGGGTTTTAAGGCCAAAAGCGGTGAACACGACGATCTCGTATCCAGCACACTGTTAATCATACGCATGGCCGATGTGTTAGCTGATTGGGATCCACAGATCTACGATAAAATGACTGAAAAAGTCTCCGAAGAAAGCATGCCTATGCCAATCTTTGTTAGCATGGGCCTTTGATAAATATATTTATGGACGCAAGCAACAACATAGCAACAGATTTATTCTACAAGGTACGCAGCCGCTTTTCTGGCCTTAAACTAGGCGCGGAAACCGGGGAAATTACCATTAATCCTGAAGAAGCTCGATTTTTTGATTTTGACTACATGGAAGGAAAGACCCCCATAGGACATGTCAGTATCAGTCTTGCAGAGCCCAACTCGATGAAGGTGTATTTCAGCCACGGTATTTCTGAAGGCATGGATGAAAAACAAAAGGTCAATTGGTACGGCTTTCTCAAAGAGCTGCGCCAGTTCGCTAAACGTAGACTGCTGAGTTTCGATACCAGAGACATCGCCAAAGATAATCTGGATCGCAGGGACTACGAATTCCTGGTGCAGAACTCACAGCCCAAGCAGACCAAGCAGGACACTATACAAAAACCAGTCGGAGAAAGTATGATGGCAGAAAGCAACATGTATGGCAGCAGAACCATGAGCTACCAAAAACTAATGGACACTAGATTGATTATCAAACACAACCAAGCGGTCATGGATGAGAATCAGCCAGGTGCAAGAACACGCCACATAGGTGCTTTGTTCGTGGAAAACCAAGACGGTGAAAGATTCAAATATCCTTTCATCCATCTAGCAGGTGCTAGAGCCATGCAGAGACATGTGGCCAACGGTGGCGTTCCCTATGATGATCTAGGCAAAAGCATCATAGGCATGAGCGAAGAAATCGCACAGTTAAAGAGTTTCGGCAACTATGTGGTACGCAACGATCTAATGAACTCGGACACTAATTCAGTCGTTGAAAGATCAACCACATATCTAAACCAACTGCGTGAGCAGATCAAGGCACTGAGCAAGCAGAGTCATTATGAAGCATATAAAGAAAACTTCCAGGCCTATAGCAAAGAAGAAATTCCACAGGACGTGGTAGAAGACTTCAAAGAAAAATTCACTGTAAAATCATTCAAAGAAGATATCGCATCAGTGTTTCCTGTGTTGTACAGACTGATGAAAGAAGGAAACACCATAGGCTACGACGACATAGTCGCATTGACACAAGAAGAAATAGCCAACGAAGATCTAGAAGTCAGTGAAGACACCTATGATCCATTTGATCAATTTGAATCATGGGTGATGGCACTGGGTGAAGAATCCGCTATCACCTCAGAAGATCCAGAAGCACAGGCCACTGCCGTCCAGAGCCTACAAGAACTAGTAGGACAGCATTTCCCCGCAGGCGTAGATGGCACGAATGCCATAGAAAGCCTCAAAGGCATCATAGAAGATCCAGAACTATACAAACGCATCAAAGCACAGGCCGCCGAAGACGCAGACTCATGCGTAAGACCATTGGTCAAAGCATGGTTAGAATTAAATGCTCCTGAAACTCTAGAGCAATTAGATTTTGGTGATATGGTCGATGAGCCGGAAGCAGCCCAAGGAGGTGACCAAACTGCCCCGGAAGAAGAACCAGTGGCAGTTGATCCAGCCGCAGCCGAAGTTCCTGTTCAACAACCAGTTCCGCAGGAAGCTATCGATCCTGACAATCCCAGAGATTACGAGAGACCTGCGATTGATAGAAAGAAATCCGGTCAAACACCATTGACAATGAGAGACGTCAAAGACAAAGATGAAAAATCAGAACGTGATCGTAAAGAACGTGCAGGCATCAAAGTAGAAGAACTGGCAGAATTTATTCAATCATTCTATGACAGAGATTCAAATACATTCCCCAAAGGCCCAGAAGGCGTAGTGATTATGGTAGGCAAGAAGTTTGGAGAACAGGCTGAACAGGTTGCTCGAAAGTTTGTAGAGCGCATGGCTCCTCAACAGACCACTGAGCAAAGCACAGAACTAGACAGAATCAAAGAACTGGTTAGATACTAATCTTACCAAAATCAACGGAAAAAGGCACTTTATTGCCTTTTTTCTTGCCCACGATGTCAACTAATCGATCTTACAAGCGTTATATATATACGCACAGCAATATCGCTGTCGTTAATCAAAAAGGAGATTTCATATGAAATCAGTAATCGCTCTAGTAGCATCACTATTTGCAGTATCCGCTTTTGCACAAGCACCAGCAGCACCAGCCAAGAAGGAAGAAGCCAAGCCAGCAGCAGCCAAGCCTGCTGACAAAAAGGCTGAGCCTGCCAAAAGCGACAAAAAAGCAGAACCTGCTAAGAAGTAATACAACTCGCTCAGTTGTTCTAATTGTTGATGATTGTGAAATCGAGTATGTGTTTGAAGATGCAGTACATAGAGGTTACAGTAGACCAAGATTAGAACTATTAAATGACGGAGACGATCTTCCAGAACACATCAAATGGAGATTGTTTTTATCAAGGCAGTTGGCATTAATGGCAGCAAGAGAAAAGTGGGGTTAGCCCACTTTTCTTTTGGCAAAACAAAATCAAAAAACTATCAGATAATTATTGACCTTGATAAATAAAAAGCGCATAATAAAACATGTGCATAAGGCATATAAACATTTTAGGCATAACACAAGGAGGCATTTAAAATGGCAACACTAGCAGAAATCCGTGCGAAACTTCAAGAAGCACAATCCAAGTCCACAGGACAATCCACCGGCGGTGGAGACAACGCGATTTACCCCCACTGGAACATGCAAGAAGGCAAAGAAGCGGTTATCCGTTTACTTCCTGATGGCAACGCAAATAACACATTCTTTTGGGTAGAACGTGCGATGATCAAACTACCGTTTGCTGGTATCAAAGGCGAAACTGATTCGCGTCCAGTGCAGGTACAGGTTCCCTGTGTGGAAATGTACAATGATGGCACAGCTTGCCCGATCCTCGCAGAAGTACGGGGATGGTTCAAAGACAAGAACCTTGAAGAAATGGGTCGCAAGTATTGGAAGAAGCGTTCATATATTTTCCAAGGCTTCGTAGTTGAAGACCCTATCAAGGAAGATAAGATTCCAGAAAATCCTATCCGTAGATTTATCATTGGTCCTCAGATCTATAACATCATCCGTTCGGCATTGATGGATCCAGAACTAGATGAACTGCCAACAGACTTCTTGAAAGGTCTAGACTTCCGTATCGCTAAAACAAGCAAAGGCGGATTCGCTGACTACTCTACATCTAAGTGGAGCAGACGAGAACGTGCTTTGAGCGATGTTGAAAAAGCAGCCATTGACACCCACGGATTGTTTGATCTCAGTGGCTTCCTTCCTAAGAAGCCCACAGATGTTGAACTTAAAGTGATGAAAGAAATGTTTGAAGCGTCAGTGGATGGCGAAGCATATGACATGGATCGCTGGGGACAGTATTTCAAACCAGCAGGTATGGGCCAGGCCACCGGTGATCCTAACAAGGTCGCTGCTCGTGCAGCCCCAGTTGATGAGGATGCAGATGACGCTCCTGTGGCCGTGGCAGCTCCGGTGAGTGCTCCAGCGGCACAGGCCCCGGCAGCAGCCGCTGAGGGTGCTAGTCGTGCGCAAGATATCCTTGCAATGATTCGCAATCGTCAAAAGCAGTAATTAACACGGCTCGGGCCTCTAAGACGTAGTTCTTACGCCCGAGTTCTTCTCATCACAGGATAATAATATGGCAAAAGCATTTGATATTTCTAAATTTAGAAAGTCAATTACTAAGAGCATCGAAGGTCTTAGCATTGGCTTCAATGATCCAGTAGATTGGATCTCAACCAACAATTTTGCACTGAACTATTTGATCAGTGGAGATTTTTACAAAGGTATTCCCCTAGGCAAGGTCACTGTGTTTGCTGGTGAGTCTGGTGCAGGCAAGAGTTTTATCTGTGCCGGTAACTTGGTCAAGAACGCACAGGCATCGGGCATATTTCCTATATTGATTGACACAGAAAACGCCTTGGATAAAGATTGGTTGGAAGCCCTGGGCGTAGACACTTCAGAAGATAAATTAATGAAGTTGAACATGGCCATGATCGATGATGTGGCCAAGACCATCGTGGAGTTTGTAGCAGAATACAAATCCATGGACGAAGCCACACGTCCTAAGATCTTGTTCGTGATAGATAGTCTTGGAATGTTACTGACTCCCACGGACGTCAACCAGTTCGAAGCCGGGGATCTCAAAGGCGACATGGGCCGTAAGCCCAAAGCACTTACAGCATTGGTTCGCAACTGTGTGAACATGTTTGGTAGTCTTAATATTGGGTTGGTGTGTACCAATCACACCTACGCCAGCCAAGACATGTTTGATCCAGATGACAAGATCAGCGGTGGTCAGGGTTTTATCTACGCCAGTTCAATCGTAGTGGCCATGCGTAAGCTGAAACTCAAAGAAGACGAAGACGGTAACAAGATTTCAGAGGTCAAAGGTATCCGTGCTGCCTGCAAGGTTATGAAAACACGATATGCCAAACCTTTTGAATCAGTGCAGGTGAAGATTCCTTATGAAACAGGTATGAATCCATATAGTGGACTGGTCGACCTGTTCGAAGCCAAAGGCATGCTCAAGAAAGAAGGAAACAGCCTAGTCTACGTCACTGCCGATGGCGAGATCATTAAACAATTCCGCAAGGCTTGGGAACGCAATGACAATCTCGGTCTTGACAAGGCCATGGCAGATGTATCAAAACACGGTGAAAAATCCATTTCTGAGATAACTACTACAGTTGAACCAGACTTGGAGGAAGCCGAATGAAAGAAGATTTAATCGCCGATATATGGAATGTAGTGATTGGTCATATTCCAGAAAAACAACGAGCTGATGTTGCCGCTGATTTTGTTAACACACTATTAGACCACGGTATCAAAGACTCTGTGTTAGAGTCACTGCAAGGAGTAGATCCCTATCTAGACGATGCCATCGAGTATGCTATCGATGGTGAGGAAATCGAAGAAGAATACGAAGACGACGAGGAATAAATGAATTGGTATGATCGAGTTTCCAAAGATATATCAAATATCCCCGATGCTGTGGCCTATTATGAAGCTGAATTAATTTCGGCAAAACAAGATGTCCGTGTAACGGGAAACATCGAGAAAGCCTCTGCGCAGATGCCTGGCATCGTAGAAACTCGGTTCAATCAACTCCAAGAGATTGAAGGTATCCTAGAATATCTCAATATCGAACTTCGAAGACTGCGTAGTCAACACTTTCGTAAATATCTCGAAAACTATCAACGTCAGCTCAGTTCCAGAGACTGTGAAAAGTTTGTGGAAGGTGAAGCTGATGTTGTAGATTTTGAAAAGATCATCAATGACTTTGCTCTGCTACGCAACAAATGGCTAGGCATTATCAAAGCCTTAGATATCAAGCAATGGCAGTTGAGTAATATCGTCAAACTTAGAACTGCAGGACTAGAAGACGCCACTCTTTAAATCTGAGATAATATGTGCAGATAAATATCTGCATGAAAAACTTAGTACTTGTCACAGGAGGATTCGATCCTCTACACTCTGGGCACATCGCCTACTTTCGTGCAGCAAAGCAATTAGGAGACACTCTGGTTGTTGGTGTTAATTCTGATGCGTGGTTGGTTCGTAAAAAAGGCCGAGCATTTATGCCCTGGGATGAACGCATGAATATCGTCAAAAATATCAAAGATGTAGATTTTGTTTTAGAATTTAATGACGATGATGGCAGCGCCAAACAGGCTATAAAGTTAGCCAGGCAGACATGGCCGGATTATAAAATTATATTTGCCAACGGCGGCGATCGCACAGATGCTAATATACCAGAGATGGAATTTGAAGATAACCATCTTGAATTTGCATTTGGTGTTGGCGGATTTAACAAGGCCAATTCTAGTTCGTGGATATTAGAAGAATGGAAGGCTCCTAAGACCGGCAGAGGTTGGGGCTACTATCGAGTATTGCATGAACAAGATCAAGAAGTTAAGGTCAAAGAACTTACAGTACTACCTAAGACCTGTCTCAGTATGCAACGCCATCAAGATCGAGCAGAACATTGGTTTGTATCTGAAGGCACGGCTACTGTCTATACCGTCGACAAATCTACAGATATGGACCTGCTAGGCGAGTTTACTCGATTCCAACACATACATATTAACCAACATCAATGGCATAAGTTATGCAATGAAACCGACCAGCCTCTGAAAGTTATAGAAATACAATACGGTGATAGATGCATCGAAGAGGATATAGAAAGAAAATGATACCAATTTTTATCGGATACGATCCTCGGGAAGCCATAGCATACCATGTATGCACGAATAGTATCATTAGACATTCAAGTCAGCCTGTATCGATATCACCATTAGCTCTAAACATATTAAAAGATTATAAAGAACAGCACACAGATGGCAGCAATCATTTTATCTATAGTCGTTTCCTTGTTCCTCATCTCATGGAATACAAGGGCTGGGCAATATTTATGGATGGAGACATGCTGTTGCGTGATGACATTGAAAAACTATGGGCACTACGAGACGAGTCAAAAGCAGTTATGGTTGTCAAACATGATTATAAAACTAAAATGACTGAAAAATATCTCGGTTCTAAAAATGAAAATTATCCTTGTAAAAATTGGAGTAGTGTGATACTTTGGAATTGCGGACATCCTGCTAACCGATCTGTAACTACCGATTTTATACAGTCTGCTACCGGTGCTATCTTGCACAGATTCACGTGGTTGGATGCTAATCTAGTGGGGCAATTACCCATCGAATGGAATTGGCTACCCGACGAGTACGGTGCCAACCCTGGAGCAAAATTACTACATTACACTCTAGGAACTCCTAGCTTCCATGATTTTGCTACTACTCCGATGGGCGACGAATGGCACCGAGAACGCATCTACACTGACTACTGTTTACAGCACGGACTATGATTACAAATAAATTTAATTTTTCAGAAAATTTTCTAGATAAGTTTGAAATTGCGGTACATCCTCTGGGAGCGGAACGACAAAATCACCTATATCAAGTTTTAGATCTGCCAATGATAAATGGATCAATTTTAGAATTTGGTGTATGGAAAGGAAGAAGCCTTAGAATAATATCGAATCATTTTCCTTCTGAAGTTGTGTGGGGATTTGATAGCTTCGAGGGATTACCTGAAGATTGGTTTACGATTTCTAAAACAGAACCATCCCATCCAAAAGGCCATTTCCGTATTGACGAGCTGCCTAAATTTGCTAAGAATGTTAAATTAGTAAAAGGATTTTTTAAAGATACATTGCCTCAATGGATACAGAATAATCAATCTGAAATAAAATTCATTCATATCGACAGCGATCTTTATTCAAGTGCTAGAGATATTTTAACTCTGTTAAATCCGATTATCGTACCAGGCACAATTATACTTTTCGACGAATTATATCCTTGGGGCGGCCACGAACTGTATCTAGAATGGCAACTCGGTGAATTTAAAGCATTAAAAGAATGGGTAATTGAATACGATCGAGAATTCGTACCCTTGCTGCGAAGTAGACACATGCAATGTTCAATTAGAATTAAAAAATGATCTTCCTCAGCAAAGACGGTCAAGACCCATATATCAACATGCTGGCACAGGGCTGTGGCAAAAAAGTCACTGATACCAACGACTTTGACTATGACGCTAGTTCCGAACCTATTGTGCTTAGAGGCATTCTCAAGAAAAAAATCATACATCGTTGTTTAGCCGATGGTAGAACATTTTACTACGTAGACACAGGATACTTTGGCAATGAGATAACTGCTAGTAATCCCAATGGTTGGAAGTATTGGCATAGGATTGTAAAGAATGATCTACAACACAAATATGTCGTGCCAAGATCTGATGATAGATTTAAAATTTTCAAAAAAAAGATTTCTCTTTGGAAAAAGACAGGATCTAAAATATTAATCGCAAAGCCAGACGACAAACCGATGAGATTCTATGATTATGACATGGATCTATGGCTGCAGAATACCGTTGATGCCATCCGCAAGCACACCGATAGGCCTATAGAGATAAGAGATCGTGCTGCTAAACGCATAGATAGAATACAGCACAATACACTGCAAGAAGCATTAGATGACGATGTGTTCGCACTCGTGACTTTTAACAGTGTGGCCGCTGTGGAATCTGTGTTCCACGGCATTCCTGTGTTTACACTAGCACCGACTAATGCAGCTGAACCAATGGGACTGCAGGACCTTTCACTGATAGAAACTCCTCGTTATCCGGACAGTGATGAAATTTATCAATGGGCCTGCCATTTGGCCTACGGTCAATTCCACAACAGCGAATTGCGCAACGGCAAAGCAATGGAGAAGTTGTTAAATGGAAATTGATGATGCATCATGGGAAGGAATCTTTAGAAAATCTATAACAGGATTATCACCTGCTATATTTCGAGGAATAATAAAAAGAAAACACATACATAATTGTCTAAATCGAGGTGAAGATTTTTATTATATGGATACCGGATATTTTGGAAATTTTACCAGTTCAGGTAATCCCAGCGGAAAAAAAATATATCATAGAATAGTCAAAAATGAATTACAAAAATCTGTAATAGAAAACAAACCTGCAGATAGATGGAAGGCGTTAGTAAACGGTGACAGAAGATTGCAGTGGCCGGGATGGAAAAAAGACGGCGATAAAATTTTATTGATTGTATCTAATCCCAAGTCCTGTCATTATTTTGGATATGAGATGCCTCTATGGCTAGATGAAACTGTCGCTACTATAAAAAAATACACAGATATGCAGATCATAATAAGACACAAAGGATCGAGATCTAACAGAAACAGTGACAGTATCTATGACGCTTTAGATAAGAAAATTTTTGCTACAGTTGCATTCAACAGTATTGCCGCAATGGAATCTATTGCTTATGGTGTACCGGCATTTGTTACAGTACCTTGTGCGGCATCACCACTAGCTCTTACAGACCTTTCAAAAATTGCAACTCCTTGGTATCCAGATCCTAAATTAGTTGCACAACATTGCCACTCATTGGCCTATGGTCAATTCACTCACGAAGAAATCGCCAATGGCACAGCATGGAAAATATTAAATGAAACTTCTGCTTAATGATAAAGAGATTGCTAGATTTTTGATTGAATTGGTCAACGTCTCGGATGCCTGCAAACATATTGAATTAGACGAGCGACACACTGCCGGAGCAATAGAATATGTAATTGAAACTAAAAATAAACCTAAGTTTGATATAAACAAACACAGAGAAAAATTAAAACAGAAGATCACGCAGGGAGTTCGCAAAGACCTCAAAGCATGGATGGATTTGGTAAATCAACAGATCAGCAATCACAAAGAACACTATTACAAAAACATACATCGCCACATCGATGTTCTCATAGATAGACTAGAAGAAGAACAGATACTAGAACTCTATAGATCTCATCCCAAACAAAACTTTATTAAAACTGTAGGGCTTCAAATTGACCCAGACGCAGAAATGATGAGACGTAGACATTTTGATGCTGTGGAAGAGGATTGTCTTTTACGTAACACCGTAGGCAACGAACAGATACTGGTTGATAAAATAGATCGCAATCTGCCTTTTTGGTTCATTGACAGTGGATACACGAATTTTATAGAACCTAACAAAAAATGGCACAGACTAGTTAGGAATCATTTACATTTCAATCGAAATTTCGTAGCACCGGTTGATCGATTAGGTATTTTTTCTAGTTTTCCTGGACCGTGGCGACGTGACGGAACTAAAATTTTAATTATTGAACCTGGAGAATTTGCTGCCGGTATAATGCATGTGGAGGCCAAGTCTTGGAGTAGGCAAGTTGCTGATGAATTAAAAAAATACACAGATCGTCCTATTGAATTTAGATCGAAAACAAATAAAAAAACCAGAACCAGCCTGTATCAACAACTATTGAACGGCGATTACTATTGTACTATCAGTATCAATTCCAACAGTGCCATAGAATCTATCTGGGCAGGCGTGCCTGCTATTACTTTGAATAAGCATGTTAGTAACCCTGTGACAAAGGGCAATCTAAGTGAGATCAATGATCTATATTATGGACCGCTGGGAGATTGGTTGGCCTGGCTCAGCTATTGTCAATTTACCTTTGATGAATTAATGGATGGTACTGCCCTAGATATTGTAAGGCGTTATCACGGTGTCTAATCTCACTGCTGTAGCCTACTATGCCGGAATTCCGCCCAATAACCGGAACCCAGAGAAGCCTCAGATTTTAGATAATTTCTGTCAAGGAGTTCGTGCGGTCGGTGATATTGCCATACAGCATCAAGGAATGAATGCTATATCTTGTGATGTTGCATTGATACAGGGATTTGTGCATGAACATGGCAAATCTGCACCTCACCTACAATTGAGACAAGATGCTGTAAATTTACAAAAGAAAAACAATCGGCGAAGCCTTATTGTAGACAGCAATCTTTTTCTATATGCAGATCCAAATAATACCAAAACTTATCTAAGATACAGTTTCGACGGAATTTTTCCAACTACAGGATTTTATTTTGACCGTGATATTGATCCTACTCGCTGGCGGAAAATAAGCCAGGATCTCAATATCAATTTGAAACCTTGGAGAACAGAAGGCGATCATATATTGATCTGTCTGCAAAGACACGGAGGGTGGAGCATGGGGGGACTCGGTGTGCAGACATGGTTAGATCAGACCATAGCGCAAATTAGGCAACACAGTAGAAAACGACAGATTGTTGTTCGTACACATCCTGGGGATAAAAAAATCAAATCAATTTTAAAAATTTACGGCAAGGGTGTGCATCTCAGCACTAATGAAAGATTAGTTGATGATTTAAGAAATGCATGGGCCACTGTTGTATATAACAGCAGTCCTAGTGTAGCTAGTATCATAGAAGGAGTTCCGGCATTTGTTACAGATCCTGTACCGCAACACAGTCAGTCGTTTGGTATCGCAAACACAGATCTAAGTCGATTAGAAAATCTCGAAGTGCCGGATAGACAAGCATGGATTGAGAAAATATCTATGTGCCATTGGAATTTTCAAGAGTTGCGTTCGGGTGAGGCCTGGAATTTTTTTAAGAGGTATATATGAGATTAATGCATAATGGTTGGTACGTGCCAGATGATGACAAAAAAATAAGTTTCGTTTTAGAGAACGATGTTGACAAGAGTAATCCGTCATACGAAGGAAAATTTCGAAATCAAATTTTAGAGCATCTTCCTAATAAAAGAACATTCATCGATGTTGGAGCAAATGTTGGTATTTGGAGTTTTCCTTTAATTGGAAAATTTAAAAAAATTGTTGGATACGAACCATCTAAACAAAATATAGAATGTCTTCAGGCAAATGTCGGCACAGCGATTGAAATAAGGACTAACGCGGTAGCCGACTTCGAAGGTACTGCTGATTTTCATCAAGCGGGAAAAAATTGTGGCGACGGAAAATTGTGTCGGGAGGGAGTCGGGGCATCATATACTGTTCCGGTTGTTAAGTTAGATAATGAAAATTTACTAGACGTTGATCTTATCAAAATAGATGTGCAAGGTTGGGAGTTAGAAGTTCTAAAAGGTGCAGAACATCTTATTCGTTCACAGCGGCCTTGGGTGATTTTTGAAGTTAATCAAGATATTGATACCTGTTGCAAATTTATGGAATCATTAAAATATGAAACCATTTATACTAAAAGTAAGAGAGTTTTCCTTTGGGCACCAACAGTTGGACACAATGCTCCGGCTGATAACTCTCAATTTGGTCGATACTTAGGTTCCGGCCCGTATGCTGCTAGGTTCGGTGGTTAAAAATTCCCAAGCGATTCCGTTCTCTAATTCGCTATGAGAAAATTGTCTATAAGAAAGATGCTTTAACCAAGAGTATCTTTTTCCTTGATCTATATTGGGAATATTTTCTAAATCTGAAATTTCGTAATTCATTAAACTTGTTGTGGCAGAATGGCCCAATGCAATAACTGGAATTCCGGATAAAACTGCTTCAACTAGTGCGTTCGATGAGTAGCCAACAACCACATGTGTGTCATTTCTAATAAAATCGGTAAAAGTATCAGACAATAATCTGGTATTTCTCGAGTCTGGTCTGTTTCTTATCTTGATAGGACGATCGGAATATTTTTTTATTTCTTCTTGAGTCTTTTCAACCCAATTATCTGGTAATTTAAAACTTTTTAAAATTTTTTCATCGGGTGGTACTATTACTATCGTTGCTCCCCTAACGAAATCTTGAATTTCGAGAGATAATGATTTCAGTCTATCGTCGGGTCTATCAATTATCGGACTCTGGTCTTGAAAATTGTTTATAGATATCCTAATTATTTCTTTTCTTTTGATATTATCAAAATATCCGGTATCTAAATTATAAAATTTTCTATTATTCTCTATACAGTGCTGATATAATACTTCTTTGTGCGATCCTGCCCAGCAGAGCAGTAACGATAAATCAGATAATGCTTCATCAACCGTAACAATTTTTCCATTACTGCCGTTTGAGAATAGTTCACACCCGTATTTTGCACCACCAACACAAAAAAAATTATGCATGAAATTATCGCCAATACGTCTCTGTCCTTTGGATCTTTAAATCTTCTAGTTTACTGCGACCAAGATTCTTTCTTGAACCTTTTAGATGATCCAACCATGCACCCCACTCACTGTTAATCAGCGGATGTCCTTCCCCGGAGCTCATACCAGGAGCTGGTCGCAGATCGTGTAGGTGTTTTGCCCAGTCTAACTGTCGCATCTGCGGGAATTTTACACGTACAGCATCAAATACAAAACTGTCATGCCATTCTTCTAGAAGAAAAATTCCACGTTCTGCATCATCGTACATGCGTTGGAATTCTTTTAGAAAATTTTGTATGTTCGGCGATCTAAGATTCATGGCATATAACCCACATTCTGAATATTTGCCTTTTCTACCTAGATAACACAGTTCAGAGTCTGCGGGAATCATCCTGTGCAGGTCCTGCGTGGTGATAGGACTATGACATATGGTATCGGCATCCATCCATATCAATATATCTGCATCAGTTTCTCGAGCACAGTGGAATATCGCATAGACCTTGTGTGCAAATCTCACAGCATGCCATTTAAATCCCTTGCCTGAGTCTTTTCTTCGAGATCTTACAGGGTCTGCCGAAACATCACCGTTGGCCTTGGGAACATTCCGCCAACGTTCTTTGAATGCCATTAGTTCTGAAATTTCTTCTAATCTTTTCAGCGTAACGTGATCGTGATCACTGATAGCAGGATTGCACGATTCGGGATAGATGTGTAATTTGACCTCGGCAGGCCAGTTTTGGCAGAATGTGTTGATCATTCTTTGACCATATTTTTTAAGACCCTCCTCGTGGAAGGTTGTTACCACTGCTATTTTCATTTTATCTTTTCCCATACGTGATAAATTCCCTGTAAACTGGTGCACTGCCATCCTGTTTTAAACAATGGCTTAGATAGATGTCTAAGTATGCAATCGTTGCCTTCGACAAATATAGTTGACTTGTGCCTTTGCCAAAAATCTTCCAGGATATCTAATTTATCAATCTTATCTAGGTCGATAAATATAGCACCGACCTGTGTCAACACATTTAGATCATCGAAATTTTCTTTGTAGATGAGGTTTCTTGCCTTAGCTGACGGTAGATCGGCATCCACAACAAAAACATTGGTGTAGATCTCCAACAATTGGTCAAGATAACCAAATGCCTTGCCTACAACCAAGGCGTTTTCTGTGTAACCAGATAATTTTCTTAATCTTTTTGCGAACTTGGCCATAATATCATTAAATACACAGTTATTTATTACTCAACATGCGCTTCAAATTATATCGGCAATACGGTGCACTAAACAGCCAACCAATCTTTGATGCGTTTGCACAGGGAGCACAGTCTCTTGGCCACAGCATAGTCGATGATCATGAAGATGTTGCAGTGATTTGGTCAGTGCTATGGTCTGGCAGGATGAGTCGTAATCGTGAAGTCTACTATCAGTGTAGAAATATCAACAAACCAGTGATCATCATCGAAGTAGGAAATCTACGTAGAAATCACACGTGGCGAATTTCGCTGAATCATATCAATAATCTTGGAGAATTTGCCAACGACAGAGATCTCGACTCAGCTCGACCAAAAAAATTAGGTGCGGATCTGAGAGATAGGAGATCCGACCAACGACCAGACATACTTATAGCGTGTCAACACAGTCACAGTCTTCAATGGGAAGGTATGCCGTCGATGAAAACCTGGGTTGAAAACACTGTGAAACAGATACGAGCTAAATCTCAACGAAAAATCATAGTGAGACCACATCCTAGATCATTGTTTGGTCTAGATATACCAGATGTGACCCTAGAACGTCCTCGATTGATATCAGGCAGCTATGACGATTTTGATATTTTCTACAATTATCACTGTGTTATCAATCACAACAGCGGTCCTGCTGTGCAAGCCGTCATACAAGGAGTACCTGTGTTGTGTGATTCCACCAGTTTGGCCTCGGATCTGTCTATCACTTGGGATCAAATAGAAACTCCCATGATGCCAGACAGACAGGAATGGTTCTTGCGACTGTGTCACACCGAATGGACCGTGGAGGAAATCAGCCAAGGCATTCCATTAGCAAGATTAATGCCAAAAATCAGTTGACTTTCAGATCTTAAACACTTATAATGTATTAATGCTATCATCACATTTTGCCGAAGACATATTTCTTGAATTCCATGACCTAGTTGAATCTGATAAAATCAAGGTACAACACACGGACCTAAGTCCCATTTCAAGTTTTTACTTGCGAATCATCAACGGAGATGCGTTGACCAAAAGTCAGGCTGATTTTGTGGTGAAAATTCTTGAAAAATACCGACACCTAGCTCTGATGGCAGGATTCGACTATGTAGATCCGTTGAGAAATCTCGCATGGAAGCAGCCGTTCCGCGTATTAGACCTTACTAAACGGATCTATGTGGAACGCACAGGTCAGGGGAATTTAGAGGTATGTGTGAAATTTCCTTATCAGCTGAAAAAAGAGTTCGATGACCAGATAAATTCGTATCAACTCTCAAGCACCAGATTCAATAACTGGGACGCAAATCAAAAACTGCGAAGGCTAAACCTTTATGATTTCAATCTCATTGCACTGTACGAATTCGCCAATCGAAATAATTTTGAAATAGACGATAGTTTTACAAATGTGTTGGCAGATGTGGAAGAAATCTGGCAAAATCAGGAAGAAATTTCACCTGTGTCGGATATCGTCGATGATAGAGTTCACCTGTTCAATGCCACTGCCGACGCTGAACAATGGTTCGATCTCCACTTTGTGGGCGAAACTGATAAAGATCTGCTTACTGCCAAGCACATGGGATACTCATACCGCGGACAACCTAAAAATAACAATGAAAAAATAGCTGCTCACACAGAAAACAGCTTTTGGATCAAATCCAACGAGACGTTTTTTGACCTATATAAAAATATCACCGGTAAAGCCGCGGTGATGTTAGATCGCACCGGAGACACACTGTCTTGGCTGCAGAAGTTTGTGGCAGATGCTGATGCACAGGGTGTCAATAGGAATGAAATCAAGGTGTGTTTTAGAGACAGCAGGGATCAAGACACAGGTATCAATGAGTGGATTAGGTTGGCGGGCGTTGGCGGTAAAGTAGAGTCCGGCAGATTATTGATATTTGAATCGAGGCCGGCTAAATGGTTGTTTAAAGATACAAGTGATGTTACACTGTTAGTAACGAACAATGTATTTCCTCCTACGAATGTCATAACTAGAGATTGGTTCAACAGCCATCCTTGTGTGATATATCTTGGAGATATCAAACCATCAGAGACCAAAGGACAAAAAATTGTCGAGCTGTAAACTGATCATCCGAGACGAAGTCAACGTAAAATTTGAAGGCCTCAGCGTGGAGACTCGTCGCAAGATAGTGAATAAATTAAAATACGATCTGCCCTATGCAAGACATATGCCTGCATATAAGCTAGGCCGCTGGGATGGAACCAAGACCTATTTTGGCATTGGCGGCACAGGATATCTCGCACATCTAGATGTGATCTTGCCTATCATCGAAGATTCAGGCTACGAGTTAGATATCGAAGATCTAAGATCGCCACATAAATTTTCATTCCTACCTGTATCAGAAACCTATTGGGCAGATCAGGGCAAGACTTGGCCCCAAGGACACATCGAAGCAGGCACACCTATTGTGCTGCGTGATTATCAATATGATGTGATCAATAAGTTTTTGGAAAATCCGCAGGCCTTACAGGAAGTGGCCACAGGAGCAGGCAAGACTATAACCACAGCCACACTGAGTCATTTATGTGAACCCTATGGTCGTACTATGATCATCGTGCCCAACAAGAGCCTAGTAGTGCAGACTGAGGAAGATTATCGAAATCTCGGATTAGACGTTGGAGTTTATTTTGGTGATAGAAAAGAACTAGGACGTACCCACACTATCTGTACCTGGCAGAGTCTCAATATCTTAGACAAAAAGAGCCACGATGAAGCCACACTAACACTGGCGGAATTCTGCGAAGATGTAGTAGCAGTGATCGTAGACGAAGTGCATCAGGCCAAGGCAGAAGTGCTGACCAAACTGCTGACACAGAATTTTAAAAACTGTGCCATACGTTGGGGACTTACTGGCACCGTTCCTAAGGAAGCCTGGGAGTATCAGGGCATACTGGCCAGTATCGGTCCAGTAATCAACCAAGTGAGTGCGCATGACTTACAGAACAAAGGAGTGCTGGCGCAATTGAACATTAATGTGTTACAGACCACAGATGTCGAAGTGTTTACATCCTTTCAAGATGAATACACGTTCTTGGTCACAGATGATAGAAGGTTAGAGTGGATCGCTGATAAGATTATCAGCATATCTGATGCCGGCAACACTCTAGTGTTGATCAATAGAATTGACACGGGAAATAAATTAATCGCCTTGATTCCGGACGCTGTGTTTGTCAGTGGCGGTATGAAACTTGATGACCGCAAGGAAGAGTATGATGAAATTAAAACAAGTGACAACAAGATTATTGTGGCGACTTACGGTGTGGCCGCTGTGGGTATTAATATTCCAAGGATTTTTAATCTGGTTCTTATTGAGCCCGGAAAGAGCTTTGTCCGCGTTATACAAAGCATTGGGCGAGGCATTAGAAAAGCAGAAGACAAAGATCACGTAGAAATTTGGGACATAACCAGTACCTGCAAGTATGCTAAAAGGCATCTTACAGAACGAAAGAAATATTATAAGGATGCCCGATATCCTTTTACGATAACCAAGGTAATCATATGAGAATTTTAACACTTAACAACACGGCATTTGATCTTAACGAACTACCCGACGAAGTAGATGAGGATACTAGATTTTCAGTTCTTGATAACAGCAATCCTCAAGAGCCAGATTTCTTTTTCATGCCGTTAATTTTTCTCGAATCGTTTAACAGTCCTGCGATATTGCTGAAAGTCGGCGGGCACGAGATACAGATGCCATTAGATTGGTGTATGGTGGTAGGCGACAAAGAATGCGGGCTAGATCCCGAAGTTCTTCCTTTAACCAGCATCAATGAACGAGGATTCGATGCGCTGGTGTTTAATCCTATCAAAGGCTTCAAAGCCGAATTTATGCCTATAGAAATCGTCAATATCTTCCAGGATGTCAGATGGTATTTTCCCAAGATGAAAAATGGACAATTACTAACTGTGCCGTTGCATGACGACCCAAATCCCCCCTGTGTGTTTTTTGTCAAGGAAGTCAGCAGGCAAAGTGAAGTTGTGCAGCTACACAAATTAGTTTGAAATAAATACTCAGTTAATTAATTAAAAAGGTGCAATATGAAAGCAGGTAAAGTATGGGGTCAAACAGAACTCCTCGAAGCCAACGGTGTATTAGAGTTTCACCGTATTGAAGCCACAGCAGGTGGTGTGTGTTCCAAGCACAAGCATCAATTTAAGTGGAACGGCTTTTTCGTCGAATCGGGTAAACTTGTTATCCGTGTATGGAAAAACAATTATGACCTAGTAGACGAAACTGTGTTAACAGCAGGTCAATATACAAAGGTCGCTCCTGGAGAATATCATCAATTCGAAGCTGTAGAAGATACCGTAGCGTTTGAACTTTACTGGGCAGAGTTTGATCACGACGATATAGAACGAGAGAGTGTAGGGTTTTCAAAATGAAACAAATGATTATCTTCTCCGATGGGGGATTAGGTAATAGGTTGAATAGTTTAATTGGCGGATTGGTAGCAGCAGAAGTTACACAATCAATTCCAATAATATGTTGGCCTATTAATAATTGGTGTAGGTGTACTTTTCAAGATCTATATGAAAGTCAAATATTAACGATGGATGATGATATACACTCTGTATTTTTAGAAGATGATCGACATTACATCATCCATCAAAATCAAACAAATAAAACTTTAAAAAAAGTAAGCGAACATTCTTTAAAAAAATTGCTGTCAATGGCAGATGTAGATGAAGATATAGTTTATTATAATAACAAATTACCAAGTTATTTTACATCAAAACAGATAATTTCTAATCTTAAAAAATTTAAAATTCAAAAAAACATTTTATCTGTAGTTCAAAACTTTTGTAAATCAAAAGGTATAGATAAGAATATCAAAGGTGTTCATTTAAGGAAAACAGATCACGGTAAACAATTAGACAGCAACGTAATTTTTTATCAAATTGAAAACGATCTAAAATCAAAATATTTTGTTTGTTCAGATGACGAAGCAACAGAAAAAGAATTTAGTAGATTAAAAAACGTCATTGTATTTCCTAAGACAAACTATGTTGAAAAATTAACTGACGGAGATTGGACTACTAAAATTTCCGATACTGAGGGTAGAATATTTCCCTATAATGTTAATCGATCAGCGCAATCGGTAATACAAGCACTGGCTGACCTTTTGATTTTATCAAGAACAAATATTGTGGTTAGAAATAAAAGCTCTTTCTTAGGATGGGCTAAGATCTATGGGCAGATAGCCGATCTCAACGAATTTTCATAATAAATATATACTTAATAAAGGATTTATTATGAAAAAAATACTTGTCTGCGGTGCCGGTGGCTTTATAGGAACGCATTTAGTTACAAGTCTAAAAGAAAAAGGTTTTTATGTAATCGGAGCAGACCTAAAGTACCCGGAATATAGTATGACCGATGCAGACGAATTCCATATTTGTGATTTGAGATCTCAGGCGAATATTGAAAAACTCATAACAAACGATCTTTATGAGATTTATCAGCTGGCCGCCGATATGGGCGGCGCTGGCTATATCTTTACCGGTGAGAATGATGCTGACATCATGCACAATTCAGCCATGATCAATCTCAACATTGCTCATGAAATGGTTAAAAAAGATTTAAAGAGAATTTTTTACAGTTCAAGCGCCTGCATGTATCCGGCTTACAATCAAAAAGATCCTAGCAACCCGTTGCTGAGTGAAGAAAGCGCATATCCTGCGGCACCGGACAGTGAATATGGTTGGGAAAAATTATTCAGTGAACGTGTGTTTATCGCATTCGCTAAAAACTATGATATTAGAACAAGAATCGCTCGTTTCCATAATATTTTTGGGCCGTTGGGTGCATGGAATAACGGAAAGGAAAAATCTCCTGCCGCTCTATGTCGAAAAGTAGCAATGAGTACCGGTGAAGTTGAAGTATGGGGGCCTGGGACGCAGACAAGAAGCTTTCTTTTCATTAAAGAATGTATTGAAGGTATCCATAAAATAATGGAAAGTGATTGTAATTTTCCGATTAATCTCGGCAGTGAAAGAATGATAGCAATTAACGATCTGGCTTTGTTAATTGCCGATAGAGCAGGCAAAAAAATTACCATTAAAAATATTCCAGGTCCTCTTGGAGTAATGGGGCGGAACAGCCACAATAAACTAATCATGGACAGTATCGGGTGGCGACCCGGTGAAGATCTAGAATACGGAATCGATCAGACTTATGCTTGGATCAAACATCAAATAGATAACGGAATAGAAGACACTAAATGAAAGTAGGAATAGTTGGTTACGGCTGGATTGGAAAAGCAACTCATAAGTTATTTCCTCAAGCACAAATATATGACAAATATCAAACAAATTTTTCTAAACCATTAGATGATTGTGATATCGCGTTTCTAGCAGTACCAACGCCCTGGACAGGAGGTCCGGAATTAGATTGTTCTGCCGTTGAGGATGCTATAGAAAATTGTGGGTGTAATTTTATAGTGATTAGATCAGCAACACAGCCAGGATTTGCAGATCGCATGACAAAAAGGTTTCCAAATAAAAGAATAGTGGTACAACCTGAATATCTAGGAGAAACTCCTAACCATCCATTCTTGCAGATGGAATCTAGAAAATTTATAGTGATCGGAGGCGATCCAGAAGATCGCAGAAAGGTCATTGAATGTTATCAGCAGGCCTACAATGCCAATGTGTCAATAAGACAAGTATCTAGACTAGAAGCAGAAGTAATTAAGTTCAGCGAAAATCGAGCGATCTTTTATAAAGTTATGCAATGTCAAGAATTATATGATGCTTGTGAAGCGGCTGGGATAGATTATTATACTATTAGAGATGCGGTCTATGGAGACGATCCAAGAATGAATCTGTGGTGGACATTTGTTTATCCTAAAAGTAGAGGAGCCAACAGCAAGTGTATTCCTAAAGATGTATATGCCTGGTGTGCCTGGGCTGAGAGTGTTGGAATTGATCCAGAAGCAACTAGGTCGCTCTTAAAATACAACGAGAAATTAATAAAGAAAAATGCTTAATCAGTTTGAAAAAAAAATAGTTTCTCAAAATGGCGAAGACGGTATTATTGAGGAACTTATTAAAAGACTAAATTTGCAAAATCTATGGTGCTGCGAGTTTGGAGCATGGGATGGGATGTATCTTAGCAATACATTTCATTTAATACGCACAACAAAAGCAAAGGTTGTAATGATAGAAGGAGATTCATCTAAATTTCCTAAATTGTTATGGACTCAATCAAAATATCCTGATCAAATCATAGCTTTAAATTTTTATGTAGATCATACACCTAATGCTAAAAATTCTTTAGATAAAATTTTATCAAACACATCTATACCTAAAGATTTTGATATTTTAAGCATTGATATAGATTCACACGATTTAGATGTTTGGGAATCATTACAAGAATATCAGCCTAAAATCGTAGTGATAGAAATTAACAATGAAATTCCCCCTGGAATAAAACAGCGACACTCTACAGAAAATTGGTTAAACAGTTTTACAAGTACTGTGGAAGTAGGAATAATCAAAGGTTATACGTTGGTTTGTCATAGTTTTAATTTATTTTTTGTTAGAAATGATTTAGTTCATAAATTAAATTTAGATCAAACTATTTTGAACGATCCTGATAAATTGTTCAATTGGAGATGGGTTGAACGTGCTAAAAAAGCTGTTTACAAACAACAACGTAGACAATGGAAACAAGAAAAACAATCTCTAGGCTGATATGGGAATAATTAACTTACACATTGTTAAAATTAATCAGTTACTAGATTCTCATTTCCAGCGAGACAAAGAAAAAAATGTGGCAGTGATTGGTTTTCCAGATCTGTATCAAAATATGCCTTTGCTTGAGGAATTGTTTGGTCGCACAATTATTAAACGATCAAAATTAAATGATGTAATACAACTAATTGAATTATTAAAAATTAAATTTAACTGTCAATCTACTATTTTTGATGTAACCCAGCATAGAGGATTAGAAGTTTATTTAGATTTAAATAAACCGTTGCCGGCAGAATATAAAAACAAATTTGATTTTGTAATAGATAGCAGTTGTCTTGAACATTGTTTTAACATTGCACAGGCATTTAATAACTTATGTGATCTAGTGAAAGTAGGAGGAATAGTTACAACGGTAGCCCCTGTTTATGATTTTAATCATGGATATTTTAATGTCAACCCTTTGTTTCACGAAGATGGTTTTAAATACAACGGTTTTGATATTTTATCACAAAATATTATAAATGAATGGGGAGATATTATACCGGAGTTTGGTCCCAAAAGCCGACCACATAAGTCTTACATATTATCCGCTGCCATTAAAAAAATAGATCAGGACTTTGTCTATCCTATTCAAAGAAGTAAACCAAAAAGTAAAAGATACGACGAGAAATAATTTATGAACCCGTGGGAAAAAACAGAAAATTTTGAAGGTAAGGTGAAAGTTTATTATGAAAATTTACTAAAACATTTTTCACGTTTTAAGAATAATATTTTCATAGAATCGGGCACTTTTTTAGGCAACGGTTTAAATTGTGCCTTGCAAGCAGGCTTTCAAGAATGTTACAGTGTTGAAATACATGAACATTTATATCTTAAGGCCAAAGATAGATTTGGTAAAGAAATTAAACGACAACGAGTAAAATTGTATCACGGTGATTCAGGAATTATTTTACGTCCAATAATTGAATCGTTAACAGCCCCGGCTACGTTTTGGTTAGATGCCCATATAAGTTCTAACTATGGAGAAAAACTTGCAAAAAATTGTCCTGTGATAGAGGAATTAGAATTTATAAAAAACAGTCGTATAAAAAATCATACAATATTGATAGATGATTTAAATTGTTTTGGCAAGGAAGCGCATGACTATATAACTATAGATCAAGTTAAAGAATATATAAAGTCTATAAATTTAGAATACAAGTTTGAATTTTTAGATGCAGCAGTATCAAAAAATATTTTAGCAGCTTATATATAAGGAAATAAAATGGGAAAACACGTCGAAGCTCACGATCCAAATAATCCACATCTAGGTGGAAACTATATAGATATGAACGAGCACACTCACAGCCCTAGAGCGTGGAGCTATGTTATCAGCAAATATGGAATAAAGTCTGTTTTAGATATCGGGTCAGGTCGAGGACACGCTGCTAAATGGTTTAATGATCAAGGTTTAATATCTTTGGCCATTGAAGGTATGCAAGAAAACTGCAGGCTCGCTGTGCATCCTACAGAATGTGTAGATTTAACGGAAAAAACTTTCACTGCAGACGTAGATATGGTTAATTGTGTAGAAGTAGTAGAACATGTAGAAGAAAAATATTTAGATAATCTACTCACAGCTTTATGTTGCGGAAAATACATTTTTATGACGCATGGTAGACCAAAACAGCGAGGCCACCACCACGTAAACAATCAACCCACCAGTTATTGGATAAATCATTTACAGGCTAGAGGTTTTAAATTATTAGAGGACGACTCTATGGAGATAAAACGGTTGGCTAACGAAGATGGTGCCACCCATATTAACGACACCGGCATGCTTTTCGTAAAGGTATAAAATGTGTGGATTCGCTGTATCAAATGTAGGAAACCTTCTGGGTTCAAATCAATTTTGTTCTAAAAGAGGTCCAGATTCTACGGATAGACAAGAAATCAATGGTGTTGAATTTCTGCACAATCATCTGCATATAACAGGATCAATATTAAAGCAACCGTTTGTTAAAGATGACATCGTTTGTGTATTCAACGGTGAAATTTATAACTACAAAGAATTTGGTACTTATCGAAGCGACGGCGAATGTATCATCGATGTTTATAAAAATTACGGTGATAAATTTGCTGAAAAACTCGACGGTGAATTCGCAATTTGTATTGTAGATTTTGTTCAACAAAAATTAATAACTGTAACTGATGCATTTTCTTGCAAACCTCTTTGGTATGAAATTAAAGATAGAAAATTTTGTGTAGCATCGTATAACAGTCAATTGTATGGGCTAGGTTTCATAGATGGAATAAAACAAAAATCCAACACCACAAGAGTTTATAATTTACGAAAAATATCTCTTAATTTGTTAGCCGAGCATGAAAATGTTATTTTTGATCTTCGGCAACATAAAACTACTTTCGACGATTGGATTCATGCGTTCCAACAGAGTATTTCAAAAAGGATCGCCAACACAGAATACGGAATGTTCTGCGGAATGAGTTCCGGATACGACAGCGGTGCGATTGCCTGCGAACTTGAAAAACAACGAGCGAAATTCAAAGCATACACTATCCGTAACAATGAGAATATCGATGTTCTGAATGCTAGACTTAAGAAAATTTCAAATACAGAAGCTTTTGAATTAAGCGGGGAAGAATTTCAAATTTGGAAGACCGAACTGAGAACCAACTGCGAAAATTTTAGCTACAACGATCACTTAATGAGCTATGATATTAAGAAGGATCAGGCATCGATGGGATTGGCTGCAATTTGTAGTAGAGCAAGAAAAGAAAAAAGAAGAATATATTTCAGTGGTCAAGGTGCCGACGAAATAATTAGCGACTATGGATTTGGTGGAACTAAAATTTACAAACATAGTTCTTTTGGTGGCAAGTTTCCTCAAGACTTAACAGGATTCTTTCCCTGGCACAGCTTTTGGGATGGTACTCAAATACAATATCTTAATAAAGAAGAATATATAGCAGGACATTTTGGAATCGAAACAAGATATCCGTTTCTAGATAAAAATCTTGTTCAAGAATTTCTTTGGTTAACTGCAGACTTGAAAAATAGTAAGTACAAGAGTTGTTTAGACGAATATTTAAAAATTAATAACTTCCCCTATCAGCCTGCTGAAAAACGAGGATTTCATGTTATAGATAAAGGTAACAAGGTGAGAACTGTATGAGTAATATTGTTGTAATATTAGCCGGTGACAAAAATTTTAAATCATATGTTGAACAGGGAAAACGCAAGACTGAATCGTTAGGTTATCCTGTTGATGCATATGATTTGGGAGGGTTAGGATTTGGAACCCCCTTCGTTGGGAAGGTCAGTGATGAACCAAATGCTAAGATACCCTGTAAACCTAGAATCATTCTCGAGGCATTGAAAAAAGTAAACGACGGGGACTATGTAGTTTGGCTTGATGCCGATGCTCTCATCCAACAACGAATAGATGAAATCAAGGAAGATTATGATATCGCAGTGACGGTTAGGGCGCCAAAAGCAGTGGAACATTCTTTACCTATCAATGCAGGAATAGTTTTCGTTAGAAAGACAAAATCTGCGATTAAATTTGTAAATGATTGGATGACTCTATCAGAACAAGGCGTAAGTGATCAGCCTCCTTTAAACAAGCTGTGTGCTGTCAGCAGCAAAGATAGAGACACCACGGTTAACCGAAACGGTACCAAGATTAAAGTTTACAGATGTGAAGTTTATAATAATTTTTATAAACAAGGTAAAATAATCAACGGGGTCAATCCGGCGAACGTAAAGATTGTTCATTATAAAACGAAGCTAAGACATCTGTATCCTTTGGAGAAATCATGAAAATCTTAATCACAGGTAATTCAGGTTACATAGGATCTCATCTTTCTGCCATGCTTGGCAAAATAGGCAAATATGATGTACACGGGTTAGACAAGAAAAAACCTCAAGTGCCTCTAAGTAAACATTACTATCAAGATATCAGGGATCAAGAATGGCAGATGTCTGATTCGTATGATTGTGTTATACATCTGGCTGCCGAAGTCGCTGTAGGTAGGAGTGTTAAAAATCCAATACTATATTATACCACTAACACACAAGGCACACTAAATGTTTTAAGAAACATATCTACCAAACGATTTGTCCATGGGAGTACAGGTTCTGCCGGTCCTATGAATAATCCGTATGGTATCAGCAAAAGAGGTGCCGAAGATGTAGTAAGACAATTTTGCACTGTTAATAATATCCCATATACAACATTTAGATTTTACAATGTTACGGGCACGGGCGGGTATGAGCCTACGAATCCAGATGGTCTGATGTGGAATCTAATCAACGCAGAAAAGACTGGGGGGTTTAATTTGTTCGGTGACGACTACGATACTGAGGATGGGTCTGCGGTAAGGGACTATACACATGTCAACGAAATATGCACTGCTCTGGTTTCAGCCTTAGAAGAAAGTACCAATCAAATAGAAAACCTCGGACATGGGATTGGAACCACAGTGAAACAGATGATATCTCTTTATAAAGCCGTTAATAATTGCGATTTCGAAGTTAGGATCTGTCCTCGCAGAGACGGTGATCTAGAAAGAAGTGTGTTAGACAATCCGTCGAAATTCATGCAGAAACTATATTCTATGGAAGATTTACTAAAGGTAAAATGATGGGTACTCTCAAACCCGATGCCAAAATAATCTACGAAAGTCCCGACAACGGCGACACGGTTTATGCCCGATATGCCGGAGAATCTGAAAGATGGATGGTTGGACAGAGCACCAAAGCTAAAGATCGAATTGATTTAATCAAAGAAAATAAACTTTGGGGAGAAATTCGTCGAGCAGCTCGATCAAATCAGGTCTTGCAAGATGCTCTAGATCGTGTTAAAATACTATACGAACTGAGCAGAGGCGATGGGAAAAAATAAACACGTAGATCTATTCAAAGATATGATTCCTGCAGTAGACATGGGGATCAAAGAACTTTGGGACGCTGCCACCGAAGAAGGTCGCCAAGAAATCAAAGGTGATTTTTGGAATCTCAATCGCTATATCAGTTCAGTTAAATCCTCCAATTCAGAACTGCAGGAACACTATGTACTCACCGTCAATGAATACTACAACAAGCATTGGGCTGATATACAACAGCATCCGCAATTGGTATGGCAGACTCTATGCCTCTGCAGCCACGAATCGAAAAAAACACACTTCCACGAATGGATTCCTCTGAAAACACGCAAGAACAAAAAAGAAGAATTCATCGCAGAACAGTTTCCTAACATGAAGCGAGCAGACATTGAAACACTGGCAGAACTCACCACAGATCAAGAAATCAAACAGTACTGTGAGAACCTTGGTTGGGACAAAAAGCAGATCCATGGACTTAAACTTTAAGTGCGAATACTGCGGTAAAGCATTTGCTAAGGAAAAGACTCTGTTTGTGCATGTCTGTGAACAAAAACGTCGTTATCTCAGTCGAGATGAACGACATGTACAGATGGGACTGATCACCTTCCAACGATTTTACGATCTCACACAAAAATCCAAATCAGTTAAAACCTTTGACGAATTTGATGCCAGTCCGTACTATACTGCATTTGTGAAGTTTGGCAGTTTCATGATCAATACTGCCCCTATCTATCCTGAACGATTCATTGACTTTGTGATCAAGAGCGGAGTCAAGTTAGATCACTGGTGTCGCGATGAGTTATATGATTCATACATCAGTGAATTGATCAAGTTAGAACCCGCAGACGGAGCCATACAAAGAACCATACAGAACATGATGGCCTGGAGTGAAAAGAATCACAGTGCTTGGGAACACTATTTTGCCTATGTGAATCTCAATCGTGCCACACATGATATCAAAGAAGGATTGATCTCTCCTTGGATCCTGTTAAATACTCGAGAAGGCAAGGCCATGCTGCAGAAGATGAATGATGAACAGCTGGCCATAGTTGGTCCAGTGATCGATCCGCAGTTTTGGCTGCGTAGATTTAAAGAATTGCCTGAAGATCTAGAACTGGTACGAGATGTCATCAAGGAAGCTAAGATACTGTGATGCCGAAAAAACCCAAGGTGGAAGAAGTGGTAGAAGAGTTGGCAGAAAATGAAACTTTTATTTCAGACGAAGACATCGAGATAGAAGTGATGTATACTAGTGATGAAGAGCCTGCTGTTTACGTGAAGTTTACTAACTTTGCAGATGTAGAAGATGCAGAAGCTTACGCAGAATTTCTTGCAGAAACATTGCCATTACTGTTGTTTGAAACCACAAGGATACATTGATGACTAGAACTTTAAAAAACGGAGAATCTGTCGAAGAGCTGGAAATTCCAGTGATACTCACCATTAAAACCAAGTGCCCACAAAAATACATGCTGATTGATCAAGAGACCGGCGAGGTATATACACCGCACACAACTCCAGGTTCTAGTCAATGGCGTAAGATCGCACAGGGTGATCTAGAATTTATTTGGAACTAAAATGCCTGACATCGACATAGACTTCGTTGATAGAGATTCTGCACTTGATCTGTTTAAGCACATCAAGGCCAGTCGTGTAGATAGCGGTCAATTGGTCAAACACAATACCGGTGTTTATTTTCACGCAGTTCCAGTAAATGCTGAGGCCAATGTCTGTGCTGTGCCCTATGATCAAGCAGAAACGCAAGGATATTTCAAGATAGATTTTTTAAATGTTGGTATCTACAAAGGTGTTCGCGATGAAGCGCATCAAGTGGAATTAATGAATCAGGAGCCTCTATGGGATCTACTTCAACAACAAGAGTTCGTCGATCTGTTATTTCATTTGAATGGCCATGGTGCAATTCTGAAACAGTGTTGCCCTACTTCCGTGGAACAATTAGCTGCGGTCCTTGCCATGATACGGCCAGCCAAGAGGCATTTGATTGGGAAGTCTTGGACGGAGATAATGAAAGAAGTTTGGATCAAACCAGAGACTGACGAATACTACTTTAAGAAAAGCCACGCTACGGCCTATGCTGTGGCTATCGTGGTGCAGATGAACTTAATATGTGAAAGTATCAGCTACGGATTCACGTAGATATTTTTCTAACCAGTGTGATCGATTTGCGTTTCACACGTTTGACTATGATATCATTGAGACTGGTACAGGGGCCAAATAGTACCTTGACATCTTTGGTAGAAAAGGTCTTGACCACATACCGGAAAATAGCCAGTTCTTTTGCTAGAAAGATATTGATAGGAATCTGTCTATTTGATTCCCACCACCATGTTTCGCCTAGTTCTATAAACTGTTGTTTTTCGAGATCTGTACGAATACTGCTGTAATCGTAGATACTGGTAACCTGAGCATCTTGGTTGATAATTATACCAACATATTCGTGATTTACGTGGTTGATAACGCTGATGAACGGAAAATTTTCTTGTAGGTTAGTTGATATTCTCATTCGATAAATAATGCTAAAGGTCCGTTAATGTATGCAATTTAATCCAGTTTATTTATACTCAAATAAGTTAGATGTTTTCACCAGTTCTATGGACACTTGGTCAACAGAGAGGTATCGTAAAGTGTATAATCGCAATCTAAAAATATTTCGTGGTGTTGATAATCGCATAGACATCCAGGTTCGCAACGCAGATCAAAAGGCCAGTAACATCGTTGGTAGTACTTTGGTATTTAACCTCGTTAGCCGAGACACCAAAGATTTAGTTTTGCAGAAAGATTTCACAGCCATGGATCTTGCCACAGGCAAGGTCACAGTGACATTAAATGAAACCGAACTCATGGACCTCGACAATGGGTTCTATAACTACAGCATTATCAAAGAAATCCGTGCTACTGTAGATTCCACAGACTACAAGGTCACATCCAAGACTCCTATGTACGTAGATGCACAGTATGATACAGTAGGTACACTAGAGATCAGTGGTGATGTGTATGGTGATGTAGAACCCAGTGTGCTGGTAGATACGTTTAATTATACCAACCCATTCACCCAGGGAGATGACACACCCAAGTTTTTTGTCAGCCAAATCATAGATGCAAGGCCTACGCTGAACACTGCTAATTCCACACACACATTCCAATTTTACACCACAACCTACCAAGGTACAGTGACCATCGAAGGCAGTCTAGACACACAAGGTGCTACCCCAAGAGAATCTAAATGGGCCACTGTAGCCACTGTAGATTTAACCACTGCCAAATACAAAAATGTCGTGGGCAAGTACAATTGGTTTAGGATTAAGCACGTTCCAACCACCGCAAACACAGGAACCGTTGACAAGATACTTTACAGATAGTATACTGTATGTATGACTCTCGTTGTGGACAAGTTCCGTGCTCTATTACCGCCTCGTGCCAAACACAGTCCTTCCGGTTGGACATCGTTTAATGCACCCTGCTGCCACCATCGAGGACACAAATCGGACACACGCAAACGAGGCGGTATTCGTTTTGACAGCAACGGTATAGTCTATAACTGTTTCAACTGTAAATTCACAACTGGTTGGCAACCAGGATCCCCGTTTGGCGAAAAGATGAAAACACTGAGTCGCTGGATGGGTGCTAGTGAAGATACTGTGAAAGAATTAATATTTGAAGCGATAAAAACAGAAGGTGATGAATACCGGCCGGCCCCATCTGCAATTCAGGTCGCATTTACAGATAAAGAACTGCCGGAGGGTGCAATGCCCTTGTTAGACTGGGTAAACAGCGAATATTTCAAAGACGTGTCTATTTTACTCGAACCAGTGATTTCTTATGTTGTAAACCGCGGCTACGACCCCTACAATGGCGATTTTTACTGGAGTCCTAGCCCGGGATATGAAAATCGTGTTATTTTGCCTTTTAGGTGGCAGGGACGTATAGTTGGCAATACCGCTCGTAAAATCGTTAACGGAAAACCAAAGTATCTATCAGATCAACATCCGCATTTTGTATTCAACTTTGATCGTCAGCTGGAAGAACAGAAGTATATACTTGTCTGCGAAGGTCCGTTTGACGCTCTAGCGGTTGGGGGTGTTGCTCTACTAACTAATGAAATTGCTGAACAGCAGGCAAGGATAATTGATAGTCTAGAAGCAGAAGTTATTGTGATACCGGATCAAGACACAGCTGGACTTATGTTGTTTGATCGTGCAGCTGAACTAGATTGGAGCATAGCAATGCCTAATTGGGGTCCGGACGTCAAAGATGTAGCAGATGCTGTACAGCGTTACGGTCAATTATTTGTGATAGTAGATGCTATTAAAACTGCACAGCGAGGCCAGATAAAAATTAAAATGGCTAAACAACAACAAGAACATAAATTACAGAGGTTAGAATATGATAAAGAAAATAGTTGAAACACTGCTGTGGCCTTGGACCAAGTTTCAAGAAAACAGGCGATTTAAGAAAAGACTTGCTGAGCTGAGAAAACGTGATCCGTTTATCTACAAATGATTACTTGGGGAATTAACGCTCTTAATCATGGCAGTAGTCTGGCTGTTTTTTCTGATGGCAGATTATCGATGCTTGAACATTCAGTTAGTGATCAATTAGATACAAAGATCATTCATAGTGCATTTAACTACGGAGGACCTAGCACAATATTTTGGTATGAACGTCCTTGGTTAAAAAAACTAAGACAATTGTCTGCAGGACAATGGGACAGAGTTTTTGATTTTAGTGACATACCGTCAACTTATATCAAAGAAATCAAAACGCAGTACGCCGATCTAAGATATACTCCGCATCATGCTAGTCATGCAGCCGCAGGGTATTATACCAGTCCGTTTGATCATTGTGCAATCGTGGTGCTAGATGCCATAGGAGAATTTGAATGCGCAAGCATCTGGGAAGGCCGGCACGGAGAATTAAAAAAAATCTGGGGACGAGATTATCCTCATAGTCTTGGATTGTTTTATTCTGCATTTACAAAATTAATTGGTTACCAACCTATACTAGAAGAATATAAACTGCAACAGGCTAGTGTGCTAGGTGATTCCAACAGATACTATAATAAAATTAGATCTTATTTCGATGGTGTGTTAGTAGTGACCTATAACTTTCATCGAGGGGTAACAAATTGGAGTGAACCAATTTCTAGCGACCAAGACCGATGGGATATCGCTGCTGCGGTGCAGCGTGTATTCGAAGAACAGATCTCATTGATAATGACTATGGCTAGATCTGCTGTGGGCACAGATACACTGGTATATATGGGCGGGTGTGCCATGAATAGTTTAGCTAATAAAAAAATAGTTGAACCTATGTTCAAGTATCGATGGACATTATCTAACCCTGGAGATCCCAGCAGCAGTGTAGGTGCAGTATTGTATCATACAAAACAGCGTGTATGGGATTATAATTTTGGTGTTGTAACACACCTAGAGATCAGTGTATAATAAACTATGATAAAAGACTACGGATACGAAGTACAAAAATTATATCTTGAATTAATGCTGTCAGACGCAGAAGTGTTCGTGCGCTGTCAAGGTATATTTGACCATACCCTATTTGATCGCAAACTGCAGGATGCTGCAGAGTTCATCAATGAATATGCTAAACAGTACACAGTGCTGCCAGAATATGACATGGTGAATGCATCGTGTAGACTAGATCTCAAACGACCAGACATAGTCAAAGATGGTCATCTAGAATGGCTCATGGATGAGTTTGAATCATTCACACGTCACAAAGCCATCGAACGTGCTATCATTGCGTCAGCGGATCTATTAGAAAAACACAACTACGGTGAGGTGGAAACACTGATCAAAGCCGCGGTACAGATAGGACTGGCTAGAGACATGGGCACAGACTATTTTGAAGATCCTCGAGGTAGGCTAATGGGGCTCAAAGACAAGAACGGGCAGATCTCTACGGGTTGGCCCTGCATGGATCGTAAACTATTTGGTGGTATGAATCGCGGAGAGCTTAACATATTCGCGGGCGGGTCAGGTGCGGGTAAAAGTCTGTTCTTGGCTAATCTCGGAGTAAATTGGGCTCTGCAGGGACTTAATGTGGTTTATCTAACACTGGAGCTTTCAGAAGCACTGGTAAGTATGCGGATCGATTCCATGATCACTGGAGTGCCTACCAGAGAAATCTTCCGTGATCTTGATGATGTGGAAATGAAAGTCAAGATGATCGGTAAGAAAGCGGGACAGTTACAGATCAAATACATGCCTTCGGGCAAAACAGTCAACGACATACGAGCCTATGTCAAAGAATACGAAATCAAATGTGGCAAGCCCATCGACGTGCTGTTGATAGACTATATGGACTTGTTGATGCCCATTGGTAAGAAGATCTCCGCGGAGAATCTCTTCGTCAAAGACAAATATGTATCTGAAGAAATACGCAACTTGGCCATGGAAAAACAGGTGCTGTGTGTGACCGCAGCACAGTTGAATCGAGGTGCCGTAGAAGAAGTAGAGTTTGATCACAGCCATATCTCGGGAGGATTGAGCAAGATCCAGACCGCAGACAACGTGTTTGGTATCTTTACATCCAGAGCCATGCGTGAGCGTGGCCGCTATCAGCTGCAATTGATGAAGACCAGATCCAGTTCGGGTGTGGGCCAAAAGATTGATCTAGAGTTCAATCTCGACAGCCTAAGGATATCAGATCTACCAGAAGATGAGCAAGACACACAGAACAACGCCAGTCGAGGCAGTACCAGTATCATCCAACAGATCAAACGCAAGACTGATCTTCAGAGAACAGATCCCGTCACAGGAGAAATCGATCCAGCTCAGGGAGCTCCTGTGGCCAAAGTGCGAGCCAATGTCGAAGGTACCAAACTGCGTGAGATCTTAAACAGCATGAACACAGATGAAGACATCTAAGATTGAGCTGTTAAAGTGGCTGCCCGCTGAGGGCGAAAACATTGAAATTGATTGGCCCAAGGTGCATAAAACCATAGGTGTAGATCATACCAATTGGCTCTTGCAACAAGACCGCTCACAGTGTCAACTGATCTTAGAACGCACGGACATGTATTGCCAGTTAGTAGCAGAATTCTATGACACCAAGTTGATGGCTGCTTACCACTTGATGTGGGCTAAATAATGGATGCGTCTAAGAGAACTTGAAGAATCATCATCACAGCTGGTCACTGTAAATCGCCGTCTAAACCCTAAACTGTGGCACGACGGTAAGCTGGATCTAGAAGTCAGTGCAAAACTACAAGACATAGCAGAAGCCTTTGAAAAATTCATAGGCATAGATCTGCCGGTCACGGACTATACCATAACTGGATCGAATGCCAATTATACCTGGACTGAGCACTCAGATCTAGATCTTCATCTAATCGTCAAAGGCACGGTCACTGACGCAGAGCGTGAACTCTACAACGCCAAAAAGGCACTGTGGGCAGAACAGCACACCATCACAGTCAAGGGATTACCTGTAGAATGTTATGTACAGGGAGAGGAAGAAGAACACCACAGCACTGGTGTGTTTAGCATAGCTAAAGATCGATGGCTGGTTGAACCTAAGAAAATCAAACCAGAAGTAGATGACAGTGCTGTAGAACGGAAAAAGGATAGTATGATCCACGACATAGAAACTGCTCTGCTCAGCCGAGATCTTGAACGCATGCGTCGAGTCAAAGAACGTATCACAGAAATGCGCAAGGCCGGACTGGCTCGTGCCGGGGAGTGGTCAGTGGAAAATCTAGTGTTCAAAATCCTGCGCAATCTAGGGTTAATTGACCAAATCACAGAAAAAATAAGAGAGCTGGAAGACGCCGAGCTCTCTCTAGAACAGCAGACTAATGTTTTAGATTAGTCGTTTCTATTTCCAAACAACTGTAGCAAGCTGAGGAAAATGTTGATGAAGTTTAGATACAGACTCAGTGCGCCCATGACTTCCATCTTACCATCATTTTCATAGGTAACCAGTTCACGGATACGTTGGGTATCGTAGGCAGTAAGCCCTAAGAACACCAGTATAGCGATCGCTGACACTGTCATGGCCAGTGCAGAGCTACCAATAAAGATATTAACGATACTGGCCAATATCACTGCGATTAGACCCACCAGCAAGAACCCACCCCATGAGCTCAGATCCTTTTTAGTGAAATAACCATAAAAGCTCAATGTTCCGAACAGTATGGCAGCACCCATGAACGCTGACCCGATAGACCCTAGACTGTATACCACGAATATAGTGGCAAAACTCAGACCCATTAACACCGCAAACCCGTACAGCAATAGCTGTAAGGTAGTTTTGGTCATGCGTTCGTAGGCCAAGCTCATGCCTAAAATAGCGACCAAAGGTGCGAAGATTATGACCCATTTCAGCGCAGTTCCGAACAACACTGCCATCAGTGCTCCGCTAGAGGCCACGGCCATTGAAGCGACCATGCTGATCAACACCGCTAGCATCATGTGACCATAGACCCGTCCCATTGCTGAATTGATTTCTGCGGCAGAACGAATAGTATCTGTTGCAAACATATATTTGGACTCCTTCTTAGTTGACGATGTATATATTATACAGTATAATATTTACTCAGTCAATGGTCGTAGATGTCAAAATCACGGTTTTTTTGGCTGATCGATAAATACGCACTTAATACCATTGGGCACGAATCATGTTACACATCATACGAGATCTACAAGACAACCTATTAACACTGATCAAAGACGATCCAGTGCGTCCGGAACTGCCCTTGGAATTTCGGGTAAATGAAAACAGTCAGATCTACGTGCTCAAAGACGATCTAGATCAGCCCCTGGCTGTGACCTGCGTGAAATTCCTCAGCGACATACCCCAGACCGTGGACGATCTAGCCGAAGCGGCTGTGAACACCAATACCGCGGTATTCTACACCATATGGTCATATGCTGAAGGTGCGGGCCGACGTTTGATTAAAGAAGCACAGGCCCGAATACGACAGGATCAGCCTGACGTCACTACCTACGTGACACTGAGCCCGAAAACGGAAATGGCTCGCAGATTCCACCTTAAGAACGGTGCAGAAGTTTTCCAAGAAAACCCTGACACAGTGAACTATCTGTACAGATAATTAGGTGCGTTCGCGGGGAGTGTATTCTCGCACAAAGCCCTGCCAAGTGTCACCTGTGCGAGCTGTCATTTTGGCTGCGCATTGATCGGCTGCGGACTCTGCCAACACACGTTGTTGCAGCGTGTATCTCAGACCGCTGAGATCCTGTGTCTTCACTGTTTGCCCTGTGCGTAGATTACGGGCCATGGGTAGAATATACTGTTGCATGATATTATTTACCCAAATGCTGCGATAATACCATGCAGCTGATCCAAACCCAGATAGTGTTAAATCCCACCAGTGTGGGCAAGAGTTTTTTGTTTGATGCCCAGATAAGTGCAAGACTGGTTCCTAGAGTTAGGAAAAACAACCACCATAGCTGTATGCCAAAGATCAAGCCAGGCACGATGATCACTGCTTTAGCAGCCCAACTTAGAAATTCCACAGTATTATAGTCTGTCCAATACGCACGAGTAAACCACATACCATAGCAGTCACGGATTTTCCGCCAACTTGAGTGTGTGTAGACTATGCCGATCAATATGACAAAGGCTATGTTGGCCCATATGATCTGTTCTATATTCATTCTGCGTCTCCAAATTTTAACCAGCATTCATAGTAGGCATCATAGCGCCAGCCTGGAGGTGGTGCCAGTGGGTCAAACAGCTGGGGATGGGTGGCTGGAGTTTGAGGTTGTGATTCTGGATCCCAACGCTGCTGATAGGCCCGTGCGATCTCTGTGCGCACACGGTCGTCAGTGTATTGATCAGCATAGACACCTTCAATCAAATGGCTGAAGTCACTGCGGGGAGGAGGAAATATGAAATCTATGATCTTTTTAAGCATGAGATATTTATGATCCCATGTTTGAAGATCGAGAGATCTTGAAATACTAGCAGCGGAGCGCGAAATTTTTTTAGCGAAGCGTAAGCGCAAAAATTACGAAGTAAGCTGCGCAGCAGCGCAGAGCGCAAAAACGGTAGCGATTTTCTGTGGCCCCGGAAGTTTTCAACTACGGTGCTGAATAGTAGAGGAAGAAATGTCTTCGTCAAACAGTGTTCTTATGATACGCGATTGTTCAGGATACTTCAAGAGCCATATATCTGCGTACCAGTGATTGGAAAACAGCAGCCACCAATCTGTGGGGATGCCTGCATTGTGGCGATCAGTGTAGGCATATGATCTGGGCCAATAACGCACAGAGCCCCGCCAAGTGATCAATAACTCCGCCTGCGGTGTGTGGAATAGTTCTAGATACACTATCAGCACATAAGTATTTACATGCTGACCGTGTTGACCACCACCGGAGAATACAACACCACAGTGACCATACAGGGTCCTCGTGGTGTGATCAAGATCTGCGATCTAGTGTGGTTGCCCACGGACAGACAGGATCTAGTGGAATGCTACTACTGGGAATCATGGGCAGTGCTGCAGGGCGTATATCACTGCTGTTTTTCAATTCCGGGTAAAGTTTCGCTGTTGCAGCCACATGACCCAACTGACCGAGTGCGCTAGAAACATGGTGAACCACATCACGGGCATTTCCCAACTGTGCGAGCCGCACATGGGCGTGTGTGTGATGTTGAGTAGGCTGTAAACGAACCCTAGTAGGAATATGGGCGCAGGTGCTAGAGTCAGTGTCTGATATAACAGTCGCATAGATCACAGAGCGATAAGGGCCAAGAGTGCTGCCATGATGATCATGATCTCGGACCACTGCGCCTGCTCTGCTTGTGAAGGCTCAGTTTCCCTACGATCACGCAATCTAGCCCACTCTGTGAGTTCCTCATCCGTGAGCAGACCTGGAAAATTCTGTCCCAGATCGAATAACCGTTGTTCTCGTTCATTCATAAGTGTATCCTAAAGATAAAACCCAAATACAATCAAGATCGCACTTGGGTTTTATCATCTACGATTTAACTTCTACTAATTGAAACAGACGTATAGGTGCTGTGTGGCTGTGTGATCTTTCGAACTTGCTGGTTTTCAGCTTTTTCTGGGCGAAATACTGCTGTGCGGCGCGGAGATCGCAGTTTTGGATGAAACCGTCCAAACTGGCTTCCTCTTGACCCGCTTCATTTGTGCGAACTGCGCAGACTAGGTAGTGCTGTGCATCCATGATAGGATCCTTTCTTAAAAAAATATATAGCTGAAAAGGGTCTACAGATCAAAAAAATTGGCCGCGCAAAAAATTTAAAAATGGGATTTTACTCTCGCCAGGTGCCTAGATCTTCAGCTTGAGGGAAGCGTAGTAAGAACTCTGTGTGTATAGTAGATTGACTGGGAACTAGTACACGAGCACGATTTAGGTGCATTTCGCAGCGTAGATTATATTGTCGAATAAACTGGCTAATAAACTCTAAGAACTGGGGATCTTGAGTGTATACTGCATACTGTCTAAGCATAGTGTATATACTAGAAAAAGGTTTTAGAGGGGTAAAATTTGGCCGCGCAAAAAAAATCCTAGGAGTACTTAGTCATCGACCGGTGGACAAATTCCACTCCAGCGCAGAGCAAACTCTGTGTATATGGGCCCAGGTGGAACCCAAAAGCGTGTGCGATTTAGGTGGATTTCATGTGGTAAACTGTGCTGTTGTATGAAGTCTATGACGGCAGGTAAGTGGGGATCTAGATTTAGAATGTAGTATTGTAACACATATGTAATTATGCCAAAGGGGTCCTAGCAGATAAAAATCGCTGCGCAAAAAAATTGGGTGGAGTACTTATGTTTCTTGGGTGGTGATTTTAGACCATACCAACTGTAAACTACAGTACGCACATACAGTGCTATACCGGTCGGCCCCTGCCCCCCACCATGGCCTCAACACCTCGGAGTCTGTCCTGGAGCACAGCTTCGAAGATGTCCGCAGCAGCGACGGTGGGCTGAGATCTCATTGGGGATCTGATCGAATAGGTTGACACCAGGTTTGGGATCCCAAGGCGCATCTCTGGGATCACGGGTAGCGCAGCCCTGTGTGCTAACCGCTGCGAACACGATCAATAACATCAGCACAGTCTTGGCTGTAGTCATCTAGAGCTCCTTCGTCTTCCAGTGTTTCCTGTATGATAACCTGCATCAGAGTCTCTGCCTGCTGCTGATCTTCCCTAGTGGGTAGGGCACGGATCAGAGCCCTGACCTGTTCAAGATCCCTGCATGACCACATCAACTCACAGAGCTGCTGCTGCCTCGGGGTGAGTCCCGCGATGGTGATCATCCTATTACCTTTCGTCCCAGTACGGGGAATTCTGTAGGCCCAGTGTTGAGCAGAACATCAGACCAAGTCCTGTTAGGGCCACGGCCAGTTGCTCCACGAAATAGTCCATCTTGGTGGGATCTTCCATGCCGCCCACCGCGCCAAACACCATGAGCAATCCCAGGAAGCCCATCACCGCTGCTGAGGAAGTCTTCATCCCAGTCTCCTTAGTAAAAAGTAAACACGTTCTTAGCACAGTACTCTCGCACAGACTCCAGGGAGTCGTGCTCAGAGTCTATGAACTCACCCAACACATCTATGAGCAGGAACCGGCCGTCCACTGCCCAGACCCGGTAGCCTTCTTGCTCTAGTTGCTGCTCAAATTCTTGGTCCATTTTAGTTCGCTCCTTTGTTAACTTAGTCTTAGTATACTACCAAACGCATAGATTGTCAACAGCACGGCGTTGACTGTGATCAACGATAGTTCCCGCATGCGAACTGCGGCCCAAAGCCAAAACGCCGCTCCCAGGTTGAATGCGATCACGTTCAGGGGATCCCAATGGCCCAGGCTGGTTAAGAGTGCGCCCACGATGGTAAACGCAGTGCCCAGCCATTTCAACGAGTTTGTTTCTATCATCATAACAACAGTATAGCACCGATGAACCAAATTGTCAACCAAAATGGTGTTGCGTTTATGCCACGACGAGCCAGTAGAATGCTGCCCAGAATCCCAGGGTGCAGATCAGTGCTAACCAGCGACCTAGCAGGATCATTTGATCAGTTTAGCGCCGTTATCCTCTGAGATGATCAGGCGCACATTGGTTAGGTTTTCTTTGAGCCGCTCTATCAGTTGCTCGCGATCTTCACCCTGGCCTAGGAAGTAATGATCCTTGAGCCTGTAAGCGTAGAGACAACCGTTGTGTTCTTCGATGCGGATCTCCATGGGTGTTAGGGTGACTTCGCCCGTGATCGAGTCCCGGGGGTTTTCCACAGGCACTCCAATACCATTCTTTTGGGCGAGGCCTCTCAGTTGCTGCTCAGTGACGCCTAGGTCTCTGAGTATCTCGCGGAATGATAGGCTCATCCAGGCTCGGCTCACTGCGGAACCGACCCAACAGCCCAGGGCGAATGCTACGAGGAATTCTATGATCATGATAGTATTTACTCTGAGTATTCGTAGAACTTAACTGAGGGATCGATGCTGATCAGTTCACGGGCCGCACGGTTCAACTCACGGTAGCGGCGGTTCGCTTCTGTTCTGCTCAGTTCCCCGTCACAGCTGAGGTTCTCGGGTGACAGCCTCTGGTCGATGTGTTCAGCGATCTTCTGGCGATCCCGGGGGTTGAGCAGGCTCAAGGGCCTAGAGCCAAATACTGCTCCCCAACGATTCAAATCTTCTACCAGTGCTTCCAGGGTTGAGATGTTCATGTCACGCTCCTTGTTTTGCAGTGTATGTGTGTATTATAGCACAGCCTAGCCAAAATGTCAACCTGCTGTGCTAAAGACCCTTACGCTAAGTCAGCTATTACACGCACATATATACCACGTGCGTTCACCCTGTTAGCATAGCCCGCAGCAGCAAAAGCAGCCTTAATGCGTTTAGCCGCACGTTCGCTGTCCCCCACCATCCAGCACACACTGCGCCTCTGCGTGTTCTGCTTGCTAGTCTTCTCAGTCCAATTTGCGCTAAATCCCATAACAGCATTACCCACAGCA